TTATTTAAATGTAAAAACTGTTTTTCCGAAAATCTTATAATAAGGTTTTTCAGATTGTTTATGATCAAAGATTGCCCATTCTACCCAGTCTAAAAATGGAATAAAAATCGCAGACAAAAACATCCATATAAAACAAAACGGCAGACATACTTGTCCACTAATGTTAAATGGCATGTTTCTGTAATCCCATATAGTATAATTCTGATTAAGAGTAATACCGACTACATATTCACCTGCCGTGATAGCAATAGTACAGATTAAAATTTGCAGCAAGTAATCCATTTCGAATGAAAATAAGTCATTTAATCCATCAATAAAAAATAAACCCGCAAAACCTGCGAGTAAGAACATAGACCAATGTGATGTATGAGATTTTTTAAATAAGATTTCCATTCCATAATAGACTGTTCCAGAAAGGAGAAAAATAAAGATATGACATAGAATTTTAGAAAATATACGATTTAATTTCCTCATCATGCAACGTCCGTTTTAGTGAGAGACTCAAGTTTCTTTTCAACTGCTGCAAGCAGAGCGTCTTTTGAATCAGTCACCGTCTTGATAATATCTGTATATTTCTCATCCGTAATTTCCATACCATATGTAATCTTTTTAATAGACTCAATATCTTTCGCATCTTTAATCATTGCGTTTAACACATTGCAATATGTTGTATGATATGTTTTATTAGCACTTAAAGACATATAAATTTTTAAAATGTCCGTAGGTTGATATAAAGCACAAAGTTCGCCATTTGCATGATAAGGAAGTGGAAGAGTAAAATCCGTCAATTCAGCCGTCATAACAAGATCTTTCATATTACTCTGATCTTCAATAGTATACGAAAAGTGTTGCTTTCCTAGACTCGTTTCGATAGCTAATCCACTCTCAATAGCAGCAGTACATTGTTTGCCGATTTGTTCCTTATAATAATCACGAAACTCTTCAAGGCTCATGCTATTGGTATTTACGATACCAACAACAGATTTGATGTTTTCAACTTCTTCACGAATAGACGGTTTTGCTAATTTTACAATAATCACATCTGTAGTTCTGTATTTTGCTACATCCTGATATATCGCATCATGATGAATAACTGTTTCTGTAATTGTATCCGTTTCTTCATTTTTGTCTGTTACTGTTTCATCATATGCTTCTTGTACCAAACGTGGCTCATATTCTGTAACTACATCCGTAGTACATATGATAGAAGATACTTTTTGATAAATGTTAAAAGAATCAAGAAGTTTATTGTCTTCGTCAACAATATCTATATAATCAATAATTTCTGTTCCAAAAAATTGTTTTATGTCGGCATAGTCTTGGTCAATAAATTGAATTGTACTTTCATCTTCACCAATAAGATATACATACATATTTTTTGTTGTGCCATTCGGCAATCTTAAAATTTGCGTATTCATATGTTCTCCTTTTATTAAGTTATGCAATAACTGAAGTTATCATAATAGAGACATTAACATTCTTTTCTGTTATAATGGTAGTAAAATATTTTCAAATATCTGATTTTACATATAAACAAAGGAGTTATAATATGATTTCTATACCAGTTATTGCATCGTTTGATACCAACGGGAAGATTATCCCATTATATTTTCGTTACAAAGATTATGGAGCAATTCCAGTGAATTTGATTTCACAAAATAAATATATTTCTCATATTTGCTTTGTATGTAAATGTGAAATCGAAGATCAATCATATCAAATCCAATTAATGTATTATTGGAACGAAATGAAATGGTATCTAAATAAACCACAATAACTATGCAGTCCTTTTCCACATGTAACATGTTACGTATGGCTGCAAGTTATTTAATGTCGTACTTCCAGCTGTATTAGTATTATTTAAACGCACAGCACTAGTATTGACAGTTCCTTTCCAGCTCATGTTCCCAACATTGGATCTTACTCCTGATCCAAACAAACCACCGTTCGCTCCAGCAGACAAATACATATAACCAGAATCTGCTCCGATTGATTCAGTATGATAGTGTGATACATTAACAGTTTTTGCACCACCTGTTTTCTCTACTGTACTAAAATCAGTGTCAGAAGAATTGACACCGACAGGTACTCGTCCAGATCCCCATGCAACCCAGGTTCCAAAACCTAAATAAGTAGATGGATTGGCAGAATTGGTAGACATTAAAATATGCCCTACAGGATATAATTTCTGTACGGCATTATTAATTAACACATTAATATCGGTTCCACTGACTGTTAATCCTTTATTCGCTTTGATTTTCCAATCAAATTCGGCAATAGCCTCAGCTTCAGCAACTTTTCCAAAAGCTATACCTAATCCGTTTTTAAAGAAAGAGAATACCTTTGAAACGGAATTACCAGTTGTTTGAGAAATTACTGTTTTGAATTTATCTGTGACAACTAATTGAATATCATAACCAGAAGATGTTTCTGCTTGGAAAATATATGAACCACCATAAACTGAATATTTATTTTTATAAGAAGATAGGGTGGCGGAAGTGTAAGAAGAAACGCTTTTCTTTTTATATTTTATCTGAAACGTTGTTGTGTTTTTACTATTCAGACTTGTTGCAGTGGCTGAGAATATAACTTGTAAATATGAGCCGTTTGATGTTGCATTTCCAGAAGAATCCGTTCGTCTTGCCGATAAAGCTGTAATTGTTGGATTGCTATATGCGAGAACTGTAATTGATTGAGAAGCCGCTGTTGTTGATTTTCCTCTGCTATCCGTAGCAGAAACGGATATTGTCCAAGTACCGGATGTTGGAAGAGATATATTAACACTACTTCCATAATATGTATACGTAGTTCCACTAATGGTGGCTTTAACTGTGATTGTTTTGATAGTCGCAGAATTATTTGCTGTGGCTGTAGTGGCTATATGTAATTCAGAGTTGTTTTGTACATATCCACCATATGTACCAGAATATCCTTTATTATCGCTTAATGCAAATGATACTGTTGGTGCAGCAGATAATGGAACATAAGCAGTAATAGAGGAGTAGGAGTTTCCTATCTCCGTACTTCCGTTAAATGTCTGAATACATAAGCCGATATACACACTATTATCATTTGGTATACTCGAACAAATAGACATTGGAAGAGTAAAGGAGCCAGAAGTTGCTACGTTCTTAACCGCTTCAACCCAACTTCCATTTTCTTTAACTTTATACCAAAGAGAATGTGTAAATGAAGAATTGTTTCTATTAATATTAATCGTTACTGTACCGCCAATTGTATTTCCACTTACAGTTCCAAAAGTTGATTTCCTTTTAATCTGTGGAAAAGTAATAGTGGAACTACCAGAACATGTGATACTTGAGGTTTCAACAGCTGCTTGAATTTTTACCGAAATAGATTTATTTCCATTTGCATCGTGTGTAAATGTTTTAGAACCTGACGCGATATTTCCTGCATAACGAGCTACACGATCTGTTTTGCTTACGACATTACTTCCATCAATTGTTAGAATTAAAGTTCTTTCAGCATACCAAGATACACCACCTGCACACGATAACGTCCAGTTTAAAGTTGTTGTGTTTTTGACTTGATCCTGGCTTGTAGAATATGTAAAGGTATAATAACGACCTTCACCATAAGCGTTTGTAGAAAATGATCCCATTTATCAACCTCCCGTTCCGACAAACTGACAATTCATATTTCCAGCTGAATCAAGAGTAAAAGAATATCCTAACATTCTAAGCTGATGGGTAATAATAACATCAGGAATGTTAAGCTCACCATATTGAATGTACATAAGTGGCTGTCCATTTCCTAACATCTGATATTTTTCATTATCTATAACAACCTGGTATGGATTATTTTTCTTTCCTATTTTTAAACCATTTGCATCAAATTGAAAATAATTTTCCTGATTCGATTTCAAATTATTGACTGTACTGTTCAGCCCGTCATATGTATCTTTTTGTACATAAAATCCGAACTGGTTATCCGTTTGTTCAAATCTTGTTTTTGTTTCTGTTTTATAGTCTCCAAAATCATCACTTGTAACATAAGATTTTAAAGCTTCTGAAATCATTCCATCTGCTTCGACCCTCATTTCAGCCTTTGCTTCGTTTACATCATTTTTTTGTGCAAACAAACTTATTTTTTGCGTAGTCTGTTCGATCCATGTAGATTGCGCTCCAATTGCATCGTTTAAATCGTCTAAGCATAAAGACCAAGCAGTTGGGAGGTTTCCCATTTCAAGTTGCATATTGTAGAACCAATAATCACCTGAAGGAAATGTGATTTCGATATATTTATGTGTAGCAGTATTGATATTTTTGCATACTTTATTAAATTGTTGAAAAGAAGTAGTGACTGAAAAGTTTTCTGTTAATGTCCCAATACTTAGTTGAACAGTAGATGCAGCTTTCGCCTTGATTTTCATCTGGAATGTATAATCTCCTGAATTCCGAAGAACATCATTTAAACGTAGTGTGCTTTTTTCATTACAGCTGAGATGTCCACAAGTTACTTTTTCGCCATTTAGACCAGTAACAGATTCTTGAATTAAAGTATAAATAGTAATCACCTCCTTAGTGATTGAAAATGGTCAATATTATCTTTCACGGGTTTCAAAAAAACCAGTGTTTTCAAGGAAAATTGAGGAACAAAAATAGGATGAAAGCAGAGTTTCATCTGGTGGATTAAATAGTAATAGCGTAAAAAGCAAAAATAACCCATCTGACCTAAATTCTTTAATTTCTAATGGAGTTTATGCATGTGGTGATATATCATCAATCAAAAATTTACCATCCTCAATGACAACATCTGGTATTTTGATCGTTTTTTCAAATCAACCATATATTGGACAAATTATTTTTAGTCATGTTTTTTTTTATACAAGATTTTCAACGACCTCTGGTAATGAATGGTATGACTGGATGAAAATTAAATAGTAAGACTTGCAGTTTTTATAGTTATGGAATAAGAAATATTGGTGCAAACTCAAATGCTAAGATATCAATATCATCACCTGATATAAAAGAACAGTGTTTTTTAGTTATGTTAGCGGGAGCGCATGAAACGCAATGTTTCTTTTTCATATATGGTATTAATTCTTCTAATAATACAGTTAATCACACTAACTTTTTAGACACCAATGTTGTACTTACCGGATCTTTGGATGACAAAACCATTTATATACAAATAGGTCCTTGGGCTAGGGGTTTTATATGTTCATACAATTCATTTACTGTTGCCATTAAATAGTAAGATGAGCAAATTTTACTGGACATATGATGCAATGTCAAAATTTATACAAATCGTCTTCGAAACAAACAATTCAGACCATTTGTATTTTGATACATATGATATCGTTCAATTTCGTTTTAATAATAAAGAAATCAGATGCTCTGCACGAACATATTCTACACAAAATTGGAGTGTTATTTGGACTAAATAGTAAGACACTTTCCTTCAAAGGTATTTTTGCATCAGATATGAATTATACAGAAATTTCTCCAGGAATATATAATTTACAGACAGAATCTACATATACAAACGGAATATCAGGCGCAAGCTATTGTTTATTTATTCAATATAATGACAAATATAAAACCCAAGCGGTTTTTCACCCTACCAAAGGTGTGATGACAAGACGATATGCAGGAAATCCTATAACGTGGACAGATTGGGTTTAAATAAAATAGTAAGACAAGAATCAAACTAATAGACGTCAATATAACAATAAATGACAAAACAGCAACGATCAAATATAATATACCGATCACTACTGCTGGTCTATTATTGATTTCCGGTAGTATTGGAAGTGGTGTGTTTTTTTCGATTGTTATCAATTATGGAACAAAATGGTCTATTAAACTACTTTCTTTCACTGCATCAAATACCGATACGTCAAGTATTGTTATTAATTCAGATTTAGGTAAAATTACTTTTAACGGAAACTCCAAATTGGAGTCTTATTACGAAGTGAATGGATTATTACTTTGTTGAAATAATTCTATAGACTGCGGATTTAATATAAATACAAGAATAAAAACATGCAATCTACAAAATTGCAAAATATCAATATATACATACACGACAAATAGACCGTCCAATGGGCGATCGAAAAAATAAAGGTATTTTATTAGCTTGCTTACAAAAAATTAAGCTATATTTTTCATAAAATTCGATTTAACACGTTCTTGTTGAACCATTACATATTGCATCGTTGTATCTGGCTTGGCGTGTCCTGCATAGACCTGAATCTCTTGTAATGGCATACCACGTTTTCCTGCATCCGTAAGTAACGTCCTTCGAAATTTATGAGCATGTACGTGAATATTTGTCTTTTTACCTAACGCTGCCAACATAGACTGAATTGCCTGAACTCCAAGTCGCTCATGTGGAGATTTTGAGGACACAAATAAAGCTTCATTTGTATCTTTTCTTTCATCAAGATATTTTTTAAGATGATAAATGCAGCGATCTGTCAAATAAACAGTACGTTCTTTCTTGCCCTTTTCTCCATAAACAATTAATTCTTTTCTTTGCCAATCAATATCCGAGCGATTAACGCTAACTGCCTCTCCAATACGAGTAGCAGTACAATATAAAAATTCCATAATTGCAATATCTCTCTGAGAGTTTGCACTGCAACGAAGTTCTTCCATCTCTGCTGCTGAAAATGTTTTTTTTAGTTTAGTAGGTACTCTCATTTTCTTGAGTTTTCGCATAGGATTTGATTGTATATATCCTTCATCCGCAGCCCATGTAAAAAATGAATTAAGATACCTACGTATGTTATCAAGATATACAATAGAAGTATGATGCGTTTCTTGAAAAAATGCCAAATAATATCTAATATCATTCGTAGTTATGTTATTTATTTTCTTGTTGATCTGCGTGAAAAACTGAATAATGCAGCGACTGTAACCTTTAATAGTTCTTTCAGAGCAATTTTCAACACGCTTTGCGGCACAATACATCCGAAGAATCTTCTCCCATGTACGCTCTGATGTTACTAACTGAGTATGTTCTTCTTGTACCTCGATTCCGTGGAATGCAATAACCATAGTGCTTTCTAATTCCGAAAGCTGTTCATGCGTTAAGCTATCCTGTAATTTTTCAAGTATTTGTTCGAGAATATTTTCTAATTTTGTCAATATCAACCTACCTCCTTGGAAAATTTTGGCAATTTCTATTACCACATTCCCATATTCTCTCATCAAATACTTGAAAAATATAAACCAATTAAATCCGCAGTTGAATGCTTTAAAGTATTACTATTTTATAGAGAACCAATCACTTTAACGTTTCTATCCATAGTAATTAGTTTACAGTTCCCCCATATTGTAAGATTTACTGACACGGTATTATCATGAGAATTTAAAGATGGAACAGTACCTACGCTATTTAAAATATTCGCAACGCCCGACATCCTCCCAAATGCAAAAATACTTATGTACCTGTTATAGTCTATATATAATATTCCTGTCATATGAGCATCTTGTTGAAATTGAAAGGATATCGTTTGTGCCTTGTCACGAGTTTCGCCTGAGTAAATATATATCTTACTATTTAATTCATTAATAGCCCCCACTACATTCTTACTTGATGTTTGTAACTCATTAATTACGGCGGATGTCAATTTCTTAACTATCCAGTTCCACACACCTCCGAACTTCACATTCTTAACTTTCGATGCAGCAGCATCGTATTCTACCAAAAGATCATTATCTTCTGGTGCAGATTTTTGATCAAAACTACCTAACATTTTATCACTTGCCATAAGTGTATTACCTCCTTATAAAAGTTACTCCTCAAATCAATGAGAAGTAATAAAATTAATAATATGCAACTAAATAATCGCCATTTTCAGCTACTATGCGATTACCACTTTCGTCACGTAGACTGGCAACCATAAAATATAAATCGTAAATAAGATCATTGGAATTGCGAATTGTATTTGCAGCTCCAACTTTCATGTTTGAAATAATATTTTTATTTGAATTTGCGGTACTAAGAGCAAGATTTGCATTACCCGCAGCATCAGTAATCGTCTTTCGAAAATCTGTTGCTTTTTGAACAACATCAGTTGTGCCAGCAGAACTTCCAACCAACGTCTCGACGGCTTTTGCATCAACTTTAAGATTAACAATATCATTTCCTTGGTTTGCAACCTTAGTTTCAATGCTATTAGCCTTTTGGGTGACTGTTGAAATATTTCCTGCATTATCTTTTACACTCTTCTGAATTTCTCCTAAAGCGGCTTTGAGAGTAGATTCCGTCTTTCCATCAGCAAGAGTGACCTTAATCTTATCTGCACTAGCAGCAATTGAGTTGCTGATCTGTGTATTCATACCTGCAGTTGTGGTATAATTATTTTTAAGATTAGCTTCAATTGTTCCGGCCTTGGTTGTTACTTGCGTAACCTTTTCTATAAGACCTGTTTTTGTGCCATCGACAGATCCATTAATAGTTGTTTCAATATCAGATACTTTTGTTGAAATACCGTCGATATTGACTTTTTGTTCTGTTTGGCGATTGCGAATGTCCTTAACTGTTGTGTTATCATAATTATTAATAGCATTAGTTATATCTTTTTGCTCTGCTTTTAATGTAATAGCTTTTGTATTGTTATCAACTTTTAATTCTACAGATGCAAAAGTATCCGTAAATGTCTGAATCACAGAATCATAGCCTTCAGCATCCTGAATAACAGGCACAGTCTGAGAATCTAACTGTTCAGTTATGCCGCCAGCACGATACATTACACACTTAATTTGTTGTAATTTAAGGGTGCTTGGAGTGTATGACACACTCGTTTCGTCTTTGGAAGACGTGTATTTTGTTGACCAAGATAATCCATTTAAAGACTCTTGGATAATAAACCTACATGCATATGTGGCACGAGTTTTACTTCCGACTTGTTTATAGGCCGTAAATGTGATTTTGTTCGGTGAAAGAGAATCAGTCAAGAAATAACCAGAGAGAAATCTTCCTTGTTCATCAACAATTCGATTTCCAGATTCGTCAGTAATAGAACATACATCAAGGGTGCATTTTTTGATTACTGCAACAGATGGTTCGATTTCATAAAGAACAGCATCTTCACCCTGAATTAACGACCAGATGTAATCAGAAGCATTATTACTTTCTGTTGCGGTGGTTTTGTTATAGGCAAGACCAATATATTTTTTGCCATCTGGATATTCAGACATGCCATTACCTTTGGCGTCATCAGCATATTTAACCCAGATATATACCGTATCACCTTTATCACCCTTAACACTAATTCCATCTGTACCTTTGATCAGCGACCAAGTATAATCAGAATAGTTACTGCTTTCAGTTATAGATGTTTTATTAACAGCAATACCCATGTACGTCTTTCCAGCCGGACTGTCTGACATACCAGAAGTAGGAGAGTCAGCGTATTTTAGCCATGTATATAATGTCTTTCCGTCAGCACCTTTGATCAAACTCCATGTATATTTGCTTGGATTCGTGCTATCATCTTCGATGTTATCCGTATACTGTCCAATATAAGATTTCCCAGTACCGATTGTCGTATCGAATCCTGTCTTTCCATCAGCAGAGTTAGCATAAGCAATATGAATATAACCACCATCACCTTTAGCGCCTTTTTCTCCAATATATTTAGCCCACACATACGCACTAGCATTTGTTGGAGCAACAGCTGTTGTAGTAGTAGCTGTTCCGATATAGACCGTTGTTGTGGATGGAATAGCTGTCATCCCAGTTCCTTTAGCGTCCGTTGCATATCTAATCCATACATAGGAAGACACGCCATCGAAATAGTCAACGCCTTTTACTGGGGTTTTTCCATCTTTGCCGTCTGCGCCTTTAATTAGTGACCAGGAATAATCCGCAGCATTAGTACTCTCTTTTGATGTGGGTTTATTCCATGCCATACCCATATAAGTTTTACCTTCGGGAGCATCTGACATATTTGTACCTTTTGCGTCATCTGCATATTTAATCCATACATATAGCGTTTTTCCGTCATCACCTTTTATACTCGCACCGTCATCTCCGCGAAATTTTGACCATTGATAATCGGAATAGTTCGAACTAGGTGTTTGGGAAGTCTGATTATATGCAATACCAATATATGTTTTATTGGTTGGATCATCTGACATTCCACTGGTCGGAGTATCTGCATAACGAATCCACGTATAATATGTAGGCGCTGGAATACCTTGAGATCCGTCCTTGCCAGCAAGAGATTTAATCCATGTGAACTTTTTGGAAATTTTCTTTCCTGCAACGATACATGTAAAAACAATCGTTCCTGTTAGAAGAGATTTGTTACCAAGTGTTTTACCTTTTGCTACATTCAAGGTGATTTTACCTGGTGTAGTAGAAGTAGAGTCAACATTTTCTGCTAACGTAATTCCATCTGGTAATTCACCAACAGTCACGGTACATACTGCCTGTTTAATTCCCTCATAACCATAGAATGGAATTTCGATAAGAAAACTAGCCGCAGTTATTCCGTCAGATGTACATGGGATATTTTGGGTTTCGTTAGATAAAACAACAGTATAACCATTTCCTAATTGATCTACTTTGTCCGATAAATCTCCAAGCTCTTTAGATGTCGCAGATACGGTTGATTTGATCGTGTTATAAGATTTTCCGAAACTATCATCGCCGTCCCAAAGATGTGATACATCAAACACTTTAGATCCGTCAGGCATAGTCCAGTCACGTATAGTTGTCTTGTCTATCTTAGATTCTGTAATTTGACCGTTGGCAATCATGTCTGTTTTAATAAAATCATCTGGTACGATACCTTCATGCAGCCCTTGTGAATCTAAGAGTACAGATCCTTTGGAATCTGATATGATTAATCCGTAATTTCCGTTTTTATCTTCTCCAAGCTGAACTACCACATTGCCAGCCTTGTCATAGATTGAGAACGTATTATCTTGAATTCTGAGCGTACCATTTTCAGATAAAATCTTGATTTTATTGGTATAGATATCGCCAGCTTTAAGCTCATTAACCGTGATATATTTGGCAATCAAATCCTTAATCATTGCTTCACTCATCGTAGCATTTTCAGTTGTAAGATTAATTACGATACCTGTCTCCGTGGATGAAGCACCAATGATAGCAGATTTAATAGTAGCAGCGAGAGCAGAAAGCTCTTTGAAATCAGCACTATCGGCCACAATTCTTCCTGCTGCAATAAGTTTGGCTTGTAGGTATTCGAAATATCCATTTTTACCGTACAAATCGGTTACTTTAATGATTTTTGCATTAAGTTCTTCTAGCGAAATAGAACTGCCAGCCAGCATACCAGCAAATTCATTATTAATTATTTGAGAAACACCATTCTTGAATGCGCCATTGGAAATGAGTTTTTGTATGAGGCCTGCTGTGAGAGTAATTCCTTCATTATTTAGAAAGTTATTAGATGAACCAGATGCGGAAGATTTACTTGCATTTGATGGTGTGTTTAGGACGTATGATAAGTCATTTCTACTACTACGTCCTTGTATCATATTAGAAAATGTTATTTGAATATTATTATCTGCTATAAGCGGATTATATTGTATTTCAACTACACGAAGTTTTACTACCTTATTATCTACGGTCAACCATAGATAGTCACCCTGATTTATATTTTTTATATAATCTTCGTAATCAGCCAAGGCTAAGAAATTATCAAGAGATGTGGTAAATTGATATTGGGGATGAGATGCTATGTACAAATCGTCAATAGCAGCATCTAGAAGCTTAAGTTGCTCATCAATAGCAGATACTTGGTCGTCTGAGTCTGTTAAAAACATATTCTCATTTGAGTAATCTCCGTCATAATACACTTTTGACAACTCGGTAAGATCACGCTCTGTAAATTGTAATTTTTGTGTGTCGCAATATATTCTTCTACCGGCTTCATCCGTTATATAATTCCCAGCCTCATCGAGAAGATATCCTGAATTATCAGCAGCAACAACACTACTCCAGGTTTCCTTTGAAACCTGTTTTACTAGATCTGTACGAGTTTTGTTATAACTATTTAATATTTCGTTTGCCGCATCAATTTCAGATTGTCGCTGATCATATGCCTCTTGACATCCTCCAACATAATTTGAATCTAATTGGTTTTGAGCATCAAGATATTTTGCGTACATTGTGTCGTGAACATCTTTGGTATGAGATGAATCCTCTGTATATGGTTGATCATATCCGCCTTTTTTACAAGTTTCGATAGTGTTTTTATATTCTTGCAATTTGACTTTCAATTCATCCAAACCATATAATTTCCAATTTGTTTTGTAAGAATCCACATAATCGGCATTATCATCATCTGTTGGTAGTTGACGATTATCCATTTCAATCTGAATGGATGGAAGAATAACATTTTTAATCTGATAATAGTCATTAGCATCAGAAGAATTTTTTAATGCATTCTCATCGAAATTTCCATCGTCATCAACGTAAAATTGTTCATATCCTTTAAGTTGTGCCTGGTAATTTGCTTGAGCTTCTTTCAATTCATCATCTGTAAAAGTACTCCAATCCGTAGAACAATCATCCAATGGAACGCGATCATATAGCTCTGTTACGACTTTCATTTGTTCATTATATTGACGAGTTGCTTCTATATATAATATACGAGCTTCTTCATAGTCTTCTTTCCACAGTTTATATTTAATAATTAAAAGAGGAGAGAAGTATTTTTCGTTTAAGTAATAATCAATATTTTCAATATAATTTGAACCAAAATTGACATAAGTAATGCCAAGATCATCTGCACCTTGCACATAATATCTAGTATACATATTGCTATCATCTACAGAAATTTCTTGAGATTGTTGCAGATTGCGAAAATTAATGTTTACGTTTGTACTCTTGCCATAATTCTCTGGGTGGTAAGCGCTTATTTTCATATGCAAAAAGTCGAATACAAATACACACTGAAAATATTTAGCCATATCTTGTGTAAAGAAAGAATAAAGATCCTGACTCTCAATATCAAATGCACCAATTTCGTTAGATAGAAGAGTAGTGGTTTCGACATATTTTCCATCTTTATATGTCCGATACGTTTTTGGGGTTGAATCAATTTCCCCAACAGACCATCCTTTCATGCCAGAGGCTTTTAGGGCTAAATCAATCAAACTAAGTTGCGGATTTTTAGGATTGTGAAATTTAATTTGTTCTTTAGCAAATTCTACATCATCTATTTTCTCCACATTATTATCTGCTAACATCTCGTAGGAATCTGTTGTTCCCTGGTTGATTTTAAAATTCTTGAGATCGTGTTGTTGCATCTCGATTTCTGCGGATTGACATGTGATTGTTTTGGTTTGCTTCATACCATCGTCAGTAATTTTCGGATGTTCCATGATGAACCAACCAACATTTTCGACATAAACACGCATAAGCCATCCAACAAGATCATATACATTGGAATGAACTAATTTAGAAAGACCTTTTCCATCTTGAATAAGAATATTTTCATTCAAGTCAAACGTCAATTCAAATGTATTATTAAATTTTGACGTGAGCTGAAACGTACTTTCTTCGATTCCATTAATAGCACATAGAATTTTACCATTTGGTGTTCCTAAATATACATGCCCCTGAATCGGCTCATTATAACGATTAAAAACTATATTCACGTTTATTCACCAACCTTTCGAGACTCAATATGTTTAACTTTAAAATCACAATTACCATAAAATAGAAGAGAATTGTTCCCGTTCAAGAGCTGCAGCCAATACATATAAGCCACATCAGTAATACCCAATTTATCGTAAGTTACCATTCTTCCTAATTCATCGTTAATAGTAAGTTTCTGACAGTCAAGATATACTTTCAAATCTTTAGACATTGACATCCGCATAAGACCATTTTCAATAATGTAATATACTTTTGAGTCCGTCCTATAAAATATCGTGTGATAAGTTTCGTTCCCATAAGCATCAACTAACTTAAAGTTAGCAAGTGTATTATTGCAATGCCAATCGATGTCTTTTGTAGAATCTGAAATCGTGAATTCTACAGTACAAGCATTTGATCTTGCATATGTATTTACTAATGATACTAGCTGACTTTGATAATTCGTATTAGAAGAAGAAAGCGTACCTGTCTGATTAATTGTCGCATCAGACATATTACAGATATATATTTCTCCATTTGCCTTTGGAATAATGTCAATTGAAGGATACACATAACTATTCAATTCGTCACTATTGTTTGCAATTAAAATATTTTTATATGTGGTACATGACACACTTGTTACAAGGTTATCAGTATAACCAAAGGGCGTTGTACATTTAAAATATAGTTTTAATCCAAATGTTTGAGCATTAACAGAGTAAGATTCAATATTATTAAACCAACCAAAATAACGAACTGTATCATCAGCCGAATCGCCTGTTCCTGAAAATGTTAACCATTCTGGAAAGTGAGAAGAAGTTAGCCATCTAGTAATTTCACGACGTTCTGATTTAGTAATTACTGCTGCATTTTGATTCGTGAATTTACATGGGTCTTTAATAATATCAAGCTCGAATTCTAATGTATCGTTCCACTTATCGTAAAAGTAATTCGGCTCCACTTTATAACGATTTGCATCTCCAGTCTCCATATCCCTCTCCATCGCCATATTCACATCTGCATCATCATCAAAATCCACAGATACGTATTTCACACTTAAATCACTCAGTTTCTTTCCCATAAACGTAAAATCTTTAAATTCTTTTGCCATTTTCTCACCTCCAAAATTTTGTTATAATTATAATTGTTGTTATAGAAATAGGAGAGTACCTTTGACAGTACCCTCCCATAGTTTGTCATCTTGATGGTCTAATACCAACTTTTCTTGCATCTTTCACGATCTGTTTACTTGTATACTGATAAGATTTCTCCAGAATTTCCTGCAATCCAGGCAGAGCATCCCTGTCAACATTACCTTCCACATTAAGCAACGCATCATAATGATTTGTTACCGTTACATTTCCGACATTGCTGATGTTCTGAGGAATATTCGTCTGCACCAGATTTGGCGTAGTGCTTACATTCATACCGAATTCTTTAGGATCAATTGCACTTAATGCAGCTAAATTACTTACGAAATCTGCTGGTAGAATAGAATCTCCATCTTGAACAGGTGTAAGGACAGCACCATCTTTCTTGCGATAGATTAATTCTGAAACGCCATGATGTTTGGTGTCTTTGTTTTCGTTTGTCCATACAAGCTGATCGCCATGAATACGATCCGTACCTTTTTCATAACCACTAATCTGACTAAGACGTACCCATCCAAGATCACTATAATTAGGATCATGCGCACTCTTGATATGGATCTTAAAATCACCAGTAGTACGTCCATTTCCGCCATATTCCCTAGCCGTGTAAGAGTCGATGACAACGGCACCAGGCTGACCGGAAAATCTACTACCTTTTGGAGCCATACCCCAAGAGTCATTGTAGTAAGATCCTGTGAACGTTACGACATCGCCAACACGAGGAATTCCATCGCCACCAGTTTTTGCTGGTTGTGGTTTCGGCTGTGGCTTTGGTGGTTTTGGTTTCGCATTGACCTTAATTGACACCTTTGCAGACAGTCCACTTCCATCGGTAGTGGTAGCAGTAATCGTACAAGAGCCAGGTTTCTTTGCTTTTACCGTACCATTAGATACAGTAGCAATTGATTCATTACTTGATTTCCAAGCAAGAGTCTTATTAGCTGCATCGTTCGGCCTGATTGTAGCAGTAATACTTGTGGATTTACCCTCTTCCAGTGTAGTAGAAGTAGGAGACACCTTTAGTTCCGCAACCTTACGATTCGTTGTATCTTCCGGTTTTACCATCTGATCCGCAAGATCACTGTTTGCTTTTGAATTACTGTTGATTGGATCAGTTTTTGTACCAGATGCGGTACTGGATGGATTTTTATTTGCACTGGACTGAGACTGTGATGCGTTGGAATTTTGATTCTTAACACCTGTCTCTGTGCTTAGATCAGACTGGGTATTGTTAAAATCCGTACTACCTACCCAGCCAGTATTTTTGATGATAGAGTTGATTTTGCCATATGCTTCTTGATAAGAGGACACGGCTTTGTCAAGCATAGAATTGATGATCTCAAGCTGTTTGTCAGCATTATGACTAATTTCGTACTCGGTATCATCAAGAGAAGTTTTCAGATCTTCACTGAGCTTATCGTAACCTTGAGACTGCATGTCGTTGGCATGGTCACGTTTCGTATCATCGAGATCTTCTTGTGCTTCTTTGAGTTGTTGTTTCAATTTCTTAACTTGAGATTGAGCATCGAGGTTATTTCATTTTCTTTTCATCCACTCGCTACGTGGACAAGAGCATAACTGCTCCCCATACTTTCGTATGGCATGGGACTATATCTTCTATTTGAATAAATTTAGGTATAATACAAGAGCAGTAGTGGTTACTGCTCTTGGTTTACTTCTATTTCATTATCGAATATAATCGGTTCTGATTCTATCACATTTTCGTACACTTCACTATTATTCTGCAAATTATTATATTTATGGTTATATGCTTTTGCTAATAGATCATTGTATAAAACTATATGAGAATCAATAATACCATTATATTTTTCAATTGCTTGATGAGGGAAATGTGCAATAACAACAGTCTTTCCTATATTATGTAAAGTCTCTACTACTTTAATATAATCAGTATCACCAGAAACTAAAATAGCAATATCATACGCGTTTTGAAATCCTTTTGCCAACATATGAGTTGCTAAGTTTATATCGGTTTCTTTTTCTTCTGTCGTATATGTTGATGGATCATTTATATTTAATTTAACTCCCTTAATATTTCTAATCTCTTGTCTACCTTCTATAATCTCAAAATACGGAGTTTTTCTTAAGTTAGATAGCCACTTATAATATTTTGAAAAATTTTCTAATTGTAATAACTTATCGCATGGTTTATATGCAAATAAATATGTTTTTATAACTTGAGATTTAAATGGTAATTTTTCATTTATTGCCTTAGCCAAATTTTGATAGTTTATTGATCGAGGTTTCATTTCATTATTTTTAAAATGATTGTTTAAATTTATATTAAAGTTTTGATAATCAATAAATACCATTGTACGCAACATAAAAATCCCCCATAAAGAATTAATGAGGAAGTATATTTCAACTTCCTCCCCCTGCCTTTTGACAGAATATTAATATACGCTCTTTTGAGCCAAATTATTAATTATTACATAATTAGTATACCATATTTTACCAATTATGCAATAGGGAACATTCGTTCCGCATATTCAAATAGTCTATATTTTTCAAACCGCCAATCGCTTGCGGTCTTACATTAAGGCATTACGCCACCCAATATGGGTTAGTCTCTGAACGTCTTCCATATCATTTCTGACTTAGGAAGTTCGCTGCGTCTGGGAGACTTGCACTCCCGGTTATCCCTAATTTAATTATTTCTTATGGTTTCTATCCAATAGAACTGTGAGTTTTGAACTCTACCGCATTCACGCCTACCGTTTCCGGTTACGTTGTAGCAAATTAAATCTTATGGGGATTCCCCGCAATTAAATAGATTTTATAGGAGCAAATATTTCACCCCTTCTAAAGCCATGATTTGTGCTTTAATAGCATTAATATCATTGCTCTTTTTGGATATTGATTTATCATAGGAATAATAGTCAGCTTTTGCTTGAAGCGCCGACTTTCTCTTGCTGATTATTTTATCAAGATAATCAACCTCTGTACTCATAGCATTCTTATACAGATCAACCAGACTGTCCTGATATGATTTCACATCTGCAATCGAACCTTGAATACCTTCACGGTAATCTTTTGATTTGTCATTATATTCTGTCAGAGATATAACACCATTATCATAAGACTCTTTTAGTTTTTGCAGACCCGTGGTATAATCTGCAATCTTTTGTTTGGATGTACCGATACTCTGTTGTAAGAGAGCAACTTGTGCCAATCCATCTTCCGTGATACGTCCTTGCTTATCAAGGAATGCATCATCGTTCAGAAGGTCGCGGAAACTTTTCAGCTCATCTTCAAGGTTACTGTACTTCTGGATGGCATCGTCAAGTGGCTTAAAACGTAGCTCATAGATACTATCTTGAAGAGATTCATTGTCCGTAATCAGTTCCAGAGTATTTTCTTTTAGCGTTTGAATCTTTTCTGCATAATCTTGATACGATTTAGAATTGACATCAAGAACCGCCTGTTTCTTCCGGTATATTTCCATCTGCTTTAGATTCTGCTGTACCTGAGCGTTATTATTATCTATACGGTCAGTGTATAAATTCTCTGGCACATCACGATTCTGAGATTGCAGGTAAGAAATATATTTCTCCGTAATATCCGAATTACGTTTGATTCCGTCAATTACATTCTGGATAGTATCAATTTTAATCTGATCCAATTTATCCCGTAGTTCAAGAAGGCTGGTAGAAGCATCATAAATCTTAGCTGTGAAATCTTGAATATTTTTCATAGCAGATTGATAAGCTTCGGAACCTTTCTTAAGATAACCACTGGAAAGTTGAGACTCCATCTCTTTCTGATAATCGGAAAGCTTTTTGGTAAGCTGATTGTAAGTATCTTCCTGTGCTTTGATTGAATTATTCAGATTAGCATAGTTGTCTGGATTGTCGATTGCTACGCCAAGTGCATCATTCAAGGATATTTTGGAATTTGCTACGTCTTTGATTTTATCATTGATGTCTACGATCGCATCATATTCTTTTTCAATGATTTCCAGACGTTTTTCAGCGAGTTCGGTAATTTTATCTTCGAGTTTGGCTACGTTATCAGCAGCGGATTCATATTTACTGTAGTAGTCCTTATACTCATCAATCTTTTTCTTCAGATCCTCGTTGGTTACTTTTTCCACATCAAGTGTGCCATTCTGGATTTTAGAGATATAAGAAGGATCAAGCCCCACGTTCGCCGCAAGCTGTAAATACTTGTTGGCTGACTGCTGATTTGCAGTTAATTCCTGCTGAACTTTACTGATAGCGTCATATGCTTTTGTTTGCTTCTGTGCCAGACCGATAGCACGATCAATGTTATCAACTGCAATCTCAGTAGCACGAGACATTTCCTTAAGAAATACTTCTATCCAGTCGAAGGTTTCCTCGGTTGCTTCTTTGGTGGAAGAGCTGCCGGAACTTCCTCCGGAAGATGATCGAGTAGAACCACTGGAAGATGATCCACTGTTTCTACTACTACTGCTACCAGAAGATGAGTTTGAGTTGGATTTATCCTTTTTCTGATTTTTCTCCCATGTGGAAGAATCTGCTTTTGTTCCAGAACTTCCAACATTAAATCTTCCCGATCCACCAGAGAACGCACTACCTAAAGAATAACCATCACCTGCAAGCTGTGCATGAGAGCCGGTAACATAACCATGTTCAAGTAACTGCTCCGTTTGATCACCGTTGAATACAACATCATCTTTCTTCAAATTTGCAAAAGTAGGATCGCCGCCATTCAAGATAAACGCCTTACCATCCCGAACGATTGCTTCTGGTTTTAACTCATTTACAAGCGCATGTGGTTCATTGTGAGCAAGCCCCCAATTACGGCTTGCAGTACCTGACGCATGAGCAGTTCCTATAGCGTGTGCCGTACCATTTACTCTTGGAACAGTACCATTTGTCTTAATATTGTAAGTCAGACTTCTTGTTTTATTGCCTGGTAAATTTTCAAGTCCGGAAACAACCACACTGTAAGTAACCGTAGCATTTTTGTCTTTCGGATCATAACTGTCAATCGCACTATGGTCAACTTTGTATTTGACAGTAGCGTCCTTATCTTTCGGCGTATAATTTACAATCGCTTCTTCGTTTACACCAGCTTTTACAAGTAATTCTGGCGTAATTCCAGAAATCTTTGCAGAGACGTCGGCAAGAGTATTCGGATCAAGATTTACCCCTATTCCTACATCAATCGGATGAGTAGCAATATTAGAAAGTTTCGACTGAAAATCAGTATCGTCAAGACCTAACTTTGCTGTCGTATCAGCATCAAGATTCTGTAGCTGTCCTGCCAACTGTTGTACTTTCTGCTGTGCATCTGTGGTATCAATGTCGATGCCCTGTGTTTTCATCGTGTTCTGTGCATTCAGAATCTCTACAGCATTCTGATATTCCTGTAATTTTCCGATCGCATTGCCAAGTTCTCCGTCAACCTGCGAAGTATCAACCTGTAGAATAGCTGGTGTATTTTCAAGATTTTGCTTCGTAGCATACAGAGATTGTAAACTGTTGACAGCATCTTGTGTATCGGCATTAACAGGAATCGTGCCGTCATCATTTCTGAACTGCTCCAACTGACTCTTCAGATCAGAGATCTTTTGATCGACAGAACTTGCATCCGCATCAATTACAATGTTATTTTGTCCAGCCTCTTGCTGTTTCTGTACCAGATAGTCAAGAATATTATTGGCTTGCTCTAATCGTTCTGTTCGAACTTCTGGTTCCAGATCAGCGTCATTGACTTGCTGAATATATTCCTTAACCTTGTCAATATCATCTGTGATTTCACCGAATGAATCTGTGTCCAAATTGATACTATCAAGAGAAGTTTCACCCATTCCATCAAGAGCTTCTTTTGCTAATTGAGCTTCTGTCTTTAGTTGTTCCAGAGATTTAACCGGCTGATCGAGGTCGATGTCAAAGCCAAAATCATGCAGTTTTCTTAGTACTGATTGCACAGCTTCCACATCAATTCCCAGTGCATCCGCAATTTCTTGATCGTTTCCCACACCAAAGTTAATATCCCAGGAACCATCTTCATTCATGTGCGCCCATTCAGAATTAAGGTTAGAGATATCTTGTAAGAATGCTTGACATCCTTCCTGTCCTTCTGTGAAGTAACGCTCCATCTTCGGATAGGATTCCTCATAAGCCGCAACGATTTCGTCTACACTGGCATTGGTCAGATCCTTATTGGACATAAGGTCAACAAACTCTCGGAATTTGTTTTCTCCCACAAGTCCTTTGTCGTAGAGATCTTTGATGGATTCCATGTTACCCTGGATGGAATCATACATATTACCTTCTTCACCACCGGACATAGCATCCTGCCATTGTTGATAAGCAGAAGTAGCAGTTTGATACTGATATGCTAGATCCTCCAGAGAGGAAATATTATCCAAAATACCTTCGCGCTGTGCCTGTAAGCCGCTGACATCTTGACCTTTTACCATTGCATCGGCGATCTGCTCCTCGATTTGTCTCAGAGCTTCCTGCTGATCTGCCAAACCGGAAAGATAATCCGCTTTGTTCATTTCTGACTGTTGCGCCTGTAATTTTGCAAGCTCTTCACGATTGATATGGTAACCGTCTGCGGTTTTCTCCAAAGCACGCGCAGCATCATCTCCGAACATTTCTTTAAATGCTTTCACATTATCGGCAGAAATACCTGCTCCCGAAACAGATTCAGAAATAATCGTCTTGAGCGTTTCCAGATTTGCTTGTGCTTGCTGAATGGTAGTATTGACTTCTGAGAAGGAATCATCCACTTGATTCATGGATACGGTTGCCGTCATACCCATATCCGTTAAGAGATCAACAACTTTTGCCACACTTTCAGCAGAATCATCGGAAACAATGTCAAGATCCATTGCTTCGTTTACTGCCATGCGTAGAGCATCTTTACCAGCAACAACATCACTTGTATCAAGATTGATACTCTTGAGGTCAATATCTGTGTAATTCTTCAACTCTTTGAGCTTAGAAAGCACAGTATTGTTTAATTTATCTGTACCTTTACCGGATAAGCGTTCTTTGAACTCATAAGTTTTTTCGGATGCTGTGTCAATACCATCTGCAATCTCATCAAACAGTTCCTTGTATTTTTTTCCGGAATCTCTACTGACAATATTATCTACGGATGCTTTTACTCCATCTAATGCAGTCTTTGCTTCTTCAACTTTAGAAGTATCTCCACTTTGCAAAGCTTCGTTATATTTGTCCACTGCATCCGCATATTGCTGATATACAGTTGCTGGTTTATTGTTACCGTAACCTTCTGCAAGCATGGAATTTTTCAGATACTCTTGATATACTTCTTGATGCTTATCCAAAATATCCTTATAAGAAGATTCTGCATCTTCCGCGGAACTGATGATATTATCAAAGTAATCAGTATTCTTACCCTCGTCCTCAAACTGCCGTTTCAGTTCTTTAACAGTAGCAAGGAAAGAGTTTAATTTTTCGTCTGCTCCTGTTACTGTTTCATTTTCAAAACCGAGCTGGAACTGACCTGTGCTTGTACTTGTGTACTGTTTTAGTCCAGCTTTTTCTGCCGCTTTCTGGATTTCTTCGATCTGAGACTTACTGTTCCGGTAACGTTTGAGCATCTCTTTATAGGTATCAGAATTTGTATATTCAGATTTCTGTGGTTCCGATCCGAGCATAGCTAAAGTAGGTGTATTACCAAAGAATGACTCATAATCATCTTTGGTCATTTTCTTTTTAGCTTTTTCGTAATTCTTTTCATTATCTGAATCATTCAACCAGCTTTTAGCATTTTCAACTTTGAGTTGTTGCATCTTCTCGATCTGATCATCTAGCTTGCCATTTACCAGATCGATTCCATCCGCCTGTTCTCCATAAGAATCTGATAATTGACTCTGAATATCAAGTAACTGACTTTTCGCGTTATAAGCTTCTTGCTCTGTAAGAGTACCAGAATCAAGAGAATCCCGTAATTCCTGTGCTTTACTAATATTGTCATCAATAGAGTTATTACGTTCCTCTATCTCTTCTATGGAGTCTTTCGTGTGCTGAATGGATTCCTGGACAGATTGATTGTAGCCTTGCCATGCCGCAACGCCTACAGTAACCGCTGTGGTTAAAAGGAAAATTGGGTTTGTAAATGTAGCAAGAAGACCTTTAAAATAGTTTGATAAACCAGAAAATGCGGATTTTGTAGTTTCTACTTTGGGTACTAATTCAACGATTGAGTCACCTAAATCTTGGTTATTATCAATGAGATCTTTAACAAACTCATTATATGCCGCGCTGCCTTTTTCACCTGAATTAACTATCTTCGTAGCAATGTCGGAATCTTGATATTTTTTTAAGACTTCAGAATTACTACTCATCAATGCGTCAACTAAATCGCTTGCATTATTTATATTTAATTCTATAGCCTTACTAAATGTAAGATTGCCTGCCGCAGCTTTTTGATATAAACCAGCGTCATTTGCAAGAGATAATGCTTGTTTTGTCAACGCATCATTTAATCCCATTACAGATGCTTTAGTTTTAATTTGCTCTGTAGAAAATTCACTAATTCCATTTTTTCCAACTTTAAAAGACTCGTTAAAAGACTGTTGTAGTGTACTGCTTAATGTGTCAAATGTTGAGTTTTTTCCATATTTATTTCTCAGTAAGTTTAATTCTCCAAAACTACCAAATAAATCACCTAAATTTTTTAACTGCAAATAAAATTATTGTATAATGTTGGATTTATATAATAATTATGATATAATGTAATTAATTTAATGTGCATTGGAGGATGTAATATGGGATTTCAAAATTTGATATATTGTCCCGATTGTGATAGAGAAGTGAGCATCTATGCTGAAACTTGTCCTCATTGTGGGCGACCAATCAAAAAATATCTAGAAGAAAATAATATTAATGATTTTACTAGAGGTTTTATCTGTCCGAGATGTGGGGTTCATGAAATTAATTATGCTGGTCATTGTAGAAGAGTTAACTGTGAATATTGTCACGTTCCATTTATACAAACTAAATATGAAATGGTAGATTTGTTAAATCATCACGGGCGTGACAAAGAAAGCATTCTTAATGACCTAAAAGATCTTAATGTGGAAGATCAATTTGATGAGAATGCATATAATAAAAGACGTCATGAAGAAGAAGAGTGGTTAAAACAATATAGAGAAAAGAACAACTATCAAAATCCACAATCCACCAACCAACCCCATTGTCCAATATGCCAGTCCACAAATATCGAGAAAATCGGCATGTTCAAACGTATGCTGTCTACAAATATGTTTGGCATTGCATCAAAGAAAATTGGTAAACAATTTCACTGTAAGAATTGTGGATATGATTTCTAAAGATCACTAAAGACGAACGAGAAGGATAAAATATATGGGAGAAATATTTACATTAAAAGATTTTGAAAATATTCATATCGTTATAAATTATAGCGCTGATAATGACAAAATGCCTGGTGTGCTTGAGTTAATTAATGAATTATGCCTTATGGTAAACGAAGCATTTCCGATAAATAAAAAAGAAATACTAATAATTTTTGAACCACAAAGAAAAGATCCAATATATTTAAGAGAATCTAAAACGATTATGATAACTCCGCATATAGAACAATGGAATGCAATTGTTTATGAGCTATCACATGAACTATGTCATTTCGGAGTTATTGACGAAGCGCCACAGGCAAATAAATGGTTTGAAGAATCCATTTGCGAGGTTGCATCTTATTATTTTCTTTTAAAAATGGCAAAATTATATCATCTAAAATATCTTGCCACAAAAGAAGAAAAATATAAACGTTATATGGAATTTGTTGCAACATATTCAAGACAATCAGAAAATTTTAAAATTTTCTCAACGGGCGATTTAGTTATTGGGAAAGATAAAGCATTATTAGACGTGCTTCAGAAAAATGAAAAATTACGTGAATATAATCGTTATATTGCTATAAAAATTTTGCCTGTATTCCAAACCAATCCACAATTATGGGAATGTATTCAGTATCTGGGCAGCGTTGACGCAGAACATCCATATGCTTTTCTATTACAATGGAATACAATTTGTCAGAAAAATATTGGAATCGATGTATATGAGATAATTCAAACCTTGGGCTGGTCAAATATTCTCCGAATATAAATTTTGAATCATCTATGCGGTATTCATCAGGTAGTCGTATACCAATTCGAACTGAAGGATCATTATCAATCTCTTTTAAAAGACCTTCCGTATCGATGTCAACATATTTTTTGCCATCTTTATAATATGTTTTAATATAATCAGAATATCCCATTTTATCACCTACTTTCTAATTAAGGAGAAGTAAACTATGCTTACAAAAGAGAATTTGATTCATACTGTAACAAAAATTACTGTATTAAAAGAAAATGATGAATGTAAAATTGGTACAGGATTTTTCTATAAATACCATGCAAATGATCGAGAAAATTATGCATTAGTCTCGAATAGACATATATTTGAGAATATGAAAAACGCTTTGTTTTCTGTCCCTATTGAGCAAAACGGTCAAGTGAATCTTCTAAACAATGAAATACGTATCCAACCATATTTACATCCACAATATGACGTTGCAGTAATTGGAATAAATGATCTAATCGATTCACCAGAATATGTAGGAAAGCTAAAAATATCTTGGATTACAAAAGAAGATATTATAACGGAAGATTTTCCAATATCTGCAATTGAATATGCGTTAATGATTGGATATCCTTTATCATTTCAGTCTGATAATTTTGTCACTCCACTTATTCGAAGTGGTGTTATTGCGACACCTCTAAAATCAAAATTTAATGGATTGGAACGTTTCCTTGTGGATATGGAATGCTTTAGTGGATCAAGCGGATCACCGATATTTATTAATCGTGATAGTCAATATTATTTAGTAGGGATTGAACAATCAAGCTATTCATATAAAGAAAAAGAAGTTGGTCTTGGAGAATGCGAAAACTACAATGTACTTTCTTCATTCTTACCATAATATTTTACAAGAACCATCTTATATAGAGACTCAAATTGACTTTTAGATACTTGATTCGTTTTCAATGAGTCTACAATATCAAAATATGTCTTTTTAATACGACTATCGACTTTTCTTTGCATTAATACAGCAGATAATATATCAATATCATTCTGCAGAATTCCTTCTCGTACATATATTTGATTATCTGAATCAATATATACATATGACATATTTTGTGAATTTAATTTATCTGAAGACACAATTCTTGTTTCTATCTTGTTTGCTGTTTGCTGAATATTGATAATAATCACCTGCTTTCATTAAAACTTATTTTTAGACAAAGGAGGATAAAAGATATGTCATGGAAAGGTAGAGTCAGAAGAAGTATGCAGCCATGGCCCTGGTGGGCGATAGCGTTGTTATTCTTTGTGGCATTTTTGTTGAAAATGTTATAGAAGTGGAAGAGGAGAGTGCTGGGAAGTTGTATTTCCATACTCTCCTCAATGCAATGTTTACTGGCACATTTCAGCCCACGCACATCCTATAGATGTACTATATTTCGATATGGATATTTTGTATGACTTCCATTTGTCAATCATCTATTTTTACCGTTTTTAGTTTTTCTGTTCTCAAAACGATTAATAGCATCTATGCTAGATTTTACATTACGAGAGAAAAAATCATTTGCTTTTTAGGATCTAAGATAAATGCTTGATCAGAAGATTCATCTTTTACGTCTTTATTTCCAATTATAGTTGCACTTGCATCAATAATACCATCAGGATCAGATTTTAATGTTTTAAAAATTAATTCAGATTTAGATTCCAGGCTTTCACATCCTCCATTGATATTGTAATTTTACGATAAATACCTATATAATTTTCCTATTATTTTCCAACAACGCCAGAAATAGGATAGAAGCTGGCGTGTGATGAGAAAGCATCACAACTTTCGCGTACCGTGGAACATGCATTCAACGCATATAAACTATGGCATTATATACGCTGGAGGAAGGGTGTTCTCTCTACTCCTCCTAACTTTCATATGTTTCGCTCGTCATTATGATATTATCTTTAATTCCATAATTGCTGCTAACGTTTCACATATTACTATACGTAGTCAGGTTGGCTCGTGCGTTCTCGCGGAATTTTCATCCATTTCACTGCATTATTGCAGAATAGCGAATTCGACGAATTAATCCTCTATTTATTTTTTACAAGCACTAATCTCCCTACGTTGAAATATCATTCCATTGCTATGATATTCTCCGCATTGATAAGCCAGTTTACGATAAACTATAGCCAGGATTTTGGCTAACCTATGCTTGATATAAATTTGAAACCACCAAGTGCTGTTAAAGCTGTGCCAAGTGGCCCAAGTGTTTCAGTAATTTTAGTAAGAATTTCTAAGAATTGTGTTCCGCTATCTATGACAGCCTTGAAAGTGTCTGATGATAGAACAGAAGTTGAAAATTCTTGGAATGTAGCCTTGAATCTTTCAAGACTGTAATCGATACCCTTTTGGTAATTAGTTAATTCCCTTTCGGCGGAGCCTTCGGAATCATTCATAGCAGTATTAAGCGCTTGACGAGCAATATCGTACTGGCTCATAAGGGCGCTCATTACATTGCCTTGATTTTTCTTTGATATTCCGGAATATTCGCAAGATATTCCGATAATTATATATTAATACATAAATTTTATGCTATTTTGATTTGATCATTATACATTCCATTCTCGAAATCGGAAACAAATTGATTCCATTGATCTTCAGTATTTACGCATTTACTGTAAATGGAATGATATAACAAATGTATATCTTTTCTTATACAGACACCTAGAGGATATCTACTATGTACAATTTGAAATTTCTCTAATATATCCTCAAGTTCTTCTTGCGTATAGTTCTTGTAATCTTTTATTTCAATATTATATTCTTCAATTGTTTCATTTACGATATTGGCAAATCCATATTTATGATGTATTACGAAATCTTTACTACCAGTTAGGACGCATTTATAATTACAATTCTTCATTGATTCATTTTTCCATGTTTGTAAATGTCCTCGAAGATATTTTGTTAAACCTTCATACCCAGAACCATCTTTATTAAAATGCAATAGACCTAAAGATAATCTTCTAGCTTGAGTTGCCTTATATGTGCGACCCAATTTCTTACACATAATCATATCAGCTTCAGTTTTCCAGTGTAATAAAATATAATTATCTTCTTCCTGGGTCCATGGGTGATAATCAAAAGACTGTAAATTTAATTGTATTGCATGGGTAATGATGGAAGTTCTTGTACGGTTCGGAAAATATAATTGTACATCGTCAACTGACATTCTTGGATATATATCAGATAATAAATTATTTTCTTCATCAGACCAAAATTCACGACTTTTTATACCTAAGCGTTTCGCTTTTGTTAATATTGCTTTGTATGATCTGTTCGGTAGTAATGCTGCTACCTTTTTAATATTTGTTGAATAATATTTTCTAATAATGCCTAGTTCTTCTTCAGACCAGGCAGATTCATTAATCATTTTTATTCCAAGTTTACTTGCCTTTGTCATGATAGTTTGTTTGTTGCTATTTGGAAAATGTTTCATTATAAAATCCCAATCTCCATATGGATAATAATCTTTTAGAAATTGAACATCTTCTTCCGTAAATCTATATGTTGTGTATTTGTACAATCCTAAATCTTTTAATTTGTTTGAAATAGAAGATGGATTGCGATCGTATTTCTTTGCCAATTCAAATGGTCTTAAACCATTTCCGTTATCGTAATCTTTAATAATATTGTCTAATTCTTCTTTTGTAAAAAATCTTTTTGCCATTCAGCATCTCCTTTTATTTTTGAGCATAATAGTTTATTCTCTGTTTCTTTTTCGCATATAAAAATAAAAATCAAGCGCTTCTTTTAAAGTACTTGATTCGTCAAAAATCCAATATTCACGATCATTAATTATTTTACATGTTCTATCAAAACCAAGAGAATATAAATATTTTGCTAATCTCTTATTATTTGTTTGATAAATAACAACTCACCTCAATTTGTATGTATTAATATATAATTTGTCTTATACTCATCGTATAAGAATAGACTATGTTTTCACCTTCACCTTACGTGTTAAGGGCATACTCTTTTGGACGCCATTTGCGATTTGCGCCCTACTTCTATAGAGTTGAGTATTCAGGATTTCCACCTTTATTTTATAATCCATTTGGATATTCCCAACTCCCTCATGGGGAATAGTCGTTGAACGTTCACCCTCGACTTAACTAACATATGGTCTATGTATAACGTTAGGGTGCTTCGCTGCAAACAAGCAATATATCTCTACGTTTTTAAACATTCATAATCTAGTTTCCCGATTATTGTAGTGTAGAGCTTTATGCTGCCCTTGCAATTAAGTATGTTCTTTGATTTATATTTCTATAAATTCCGGCAAGATCATAAAATTCACCGGCAATCAACTCAGTTACACTTCATATTTTTTTTGTTAATATAGCCCTCGCTTAAAGCTATACCAATTATTATTGAGTCAGATAATAATTCTTATACTCGCATATAAGATCAGAGTACTTTTTAACCACATTATTCATCTTAAGAATAATAGCAGTCACACCATTTCAGACTTCATTTAGCGATTAAGCCCTACATTAAGGATTTCTCCCCCCTGACGTTGGGGTACTCGTTTGACACATCCCTATTCGGGACTTTGCGACCAAGCTACCATTTCTAATTTAAAATAATTAGCAAAATTTCTACTTAGGCTTTTGACCATATAGAATCTCTATCGTTGTTTTACTTTCGTTACATTCATATCAGCATGTTTCATCCATATTGTAGTGATAGAGCATTAGGTTTTACTGGTTTTAGATGTGTTCTCTTATGCACATTTCTGTACATACAGGCAAGTGTAGTCTGCCTGCTGGATGTCTGTTAAATCAGACCATTTATTTGCTAACTCATCAAGAATTTGATAAGTAGACTTAAAAGTATCTTTGTCTTTCAGAATATCTACGCCACTAAGTGCAAGCATTTCTTTTCGAAGCTTGGCAGTAGAAGTTACCATTCCTTCAGTGTCAAGACCGGCTTCTTCAAGATCTGTTTCGGCGCTTCTTATGCGCATTGAGATCGTTTTTAGTGCTGTCCCGATTTTTTCCGGATTTTGAATTACACTATTCGCTGCACTGGCAAGCGCAACACCCTGTTCATACGTATTGCCAGCGGCTTTTAGAGATGATGCAGATCTTTCAATTGCTTCAAAAATACCTGCTGTATCAATAGGCTGCGTATTGGCTACCTCATTTGCCACATCTACGATATGTTGTGCTTGATCTGCTTTTAGTTGAAAACCTTTCAATGCACTAATTAGACCAGAAGAGGATGTTTCCTGGGTCATGTTATCTCCGACACGTTGCAGAAGAGTAGTCATGTCAGACAATTCTTTTGCGTCATCAAGAGAAGCTCCGAGACGTTTCCAATCCGCAGTACTACTAATTACATCACTAACTGTAGCACCATATTTCTTGGCACTTTCAGCAGCCTGATTCCAGTACTGACTTAATTGGCTCTCCGATGCATCACTTGCAACTTTTGCTAATTCAATTTGAGCATCATTGATTTCCTTTACATTAGAAACAACCTTTGATGGAATTTCCATAACGACATTCTGCAACATGCCGTAAATTCCCGTAAATTGAGCAATTTGATTAATAGCACGTTTTGTATCTTGCCAAATGTTTGCTCCTGTTAATCCTTCAGCAGAAATTTTTGCTTTCAAATCTCTTGCTTTAGCATCAATCTCTAACTTTTGCCCTTCCGTTGTTACATTTTTATAAGCATCACGAACTTCTTCAAGCTGCGCCTTATATTTCTTCCATGCCTTACTATTATTGTTGATATAAGATTGCATCTCGTTTGACGCACGTAAAGCGACCCCAGGTGCTAGTGTTGCAGTTTCTTCAGCTTTGACCTGTTTTATCGCAGTTTTATATTTTTCTTCTTCTTCAGTCATCTTTTGAAGATTTTTACTAAGACGCTCAACCTCTTCATCACTAAGATCAGAAACATTCGTATCTTTTAATGATTTTTGAAAATCTTCACGAATCTCTTTAAACTGCTTAAGACTTTCTCTTGCACGAGTCAGTGACTCAGAAGTTTGCCCCTCATACTTAGAAAGAGTATTTTTATATCCAGCTTCTGTTGCAGAATATGTTCCAGTTTGCAATTCTTTCTGAACTTCTGCTAATTTTTTACGAGCATTAATTTCCTGCTCGATGCCAGAAATAATTTTAGAATTATCATAGTTGACAGCTTTTGTAATTCCAGAATCACTATTAGTATAAGAATCTCGTAGAGTTTTTAATTTTTCTAATTGTGATTTGCTTGCAAAACCGTCGGAATTATTTATAAGATTATCAATTTTATCAATAGTTCTCTGAAGTGTGGTACCATCTAGATTTTTTGAAAGTGAAGTTCCAAGCGTTTTCGCGGTAGTTTCAACTTCATTAAGCTTTGCATTCAAAATATCAGCATCCGAAGCAATTTGTGTTAAATTTCCAGAAGATCCTTTTGCTAATTCTGCTTTTATACTAGCCTGTTTGTCATGTATGGTATTCACTGTTTTTTCTAAAGATGATAAAACGTCTGCAGAACCATCTTGTCCAGCGTACTGAGATTTAAGCTTTTCAACTTTTGCATCAAATTGTTTTATAGAACTATCTGATACAAGTGTTTTTGCTTGAGCTACTTTTTTATCAATGGCATTTTGAAGCTTTGCGGCATTTGAATCTCCAACAACGGTATCTTTTTTAGATGTTTTCTCCATAGTGCTATTGACTATGGTCATGACATTTTTAAATTCTTTACCAGCAGAAGTGCATTCATTAAATTTTGACTTAATTTGATCCATTGATGCGCCAGAAGTAACAAGGTTTGATAATTCTTTTTCCAAACCTGTTATAGTTGCATCAAGCGTTCTTGCTCTTTCAATTGCATCTGTGGATTGTCCAGCATAATTACTTAGTTGTTTCGAACGCTGTCCCTGCCGAATCGAAGTATTGTCATCATTTCCATAAGCTTTGATTGCAGCATTTTTCTCATCGACATACGTGTTGTAACCATTAGATTTTCTACGAAAATGATTAAAAGCTTTTTGCTCTAATTCATCATTATAAAAACCTTGCTTTTTTGCATCTGCAATATATTTTCGATTTGCAGACATTTCATCAACTAAATCAGAAATCCGACCTTTGACATACTGTTTATCCTCTGTGGCTACTTTGCCTTTTGCTTCTTTTGTCTTTAATGAATAATATTCCGTGACGTCTTTATTTAACTGAGAGTATGCTTTTTGAAGATCAACGACGGTCTGCTTCTCAGATGTTAACTTACCATTCTTGTTATAAGATTGCTGTCTTCCATCAGCATACGTATACGAATGAGAAGTAGATGGACGTCCTTTTTTATCATATATTGTTGATTGTACATACTTATCTGCGTTTTTTGGAGTACTTTGTACAGTAGCTGTTTTAGTTTTATTTCTTTTTCTAGACGTTTGAGTATGTTTCTTTTGTTCTTTGTCAATCTCATCAGACAGCTTCTTAACCTGTTTAGATGCTTCATCTGTTTTGATATTAATTTCTTTTGGTTCAGTGATTTTCTTCTCAAAATCATCGATTATTTTTTCGCTATTTTTATCCAGTGCAGCTTTTATAACAGCTTCGAGGTTAATTGTATGTTGTTTTGGCATTTTTTCACCACCTTTATAATTCTATATTATCAAGCACTTTATGTACTGAATTATCAATGATTTTATCTAGTCTACCATTGACAAGTTCTTGCTCAACATAATCAAATGGTGGAGGAGTAGTATCTACAAGATGCCACTTACCGTTACCATGTTCACCCTTTAAATACATTAAATCAAACACGCCTTCGTTTGTTAGTTCTTGTCCCCAGAATCCGTGATAATTTGGAACGTTTTCTTCTGTATCTTCAAAAATTATAGATGAACCTTCAGCACTTATATTGCCAGTCATGTTTTCTAATCTGCCCTCGCTAAAGTCTCCTTTATGTGTTGCATAATATTGATGAATTGATTCATTAATAATTTTTCTATATTCTGGTTCTGCATCAGTTGCAATTTGACGTGCCATTGTAGGAACAGATTGTAATACTTTTTTATTGTAATCTTTTAGTAGCTTTTGTAATTCCTTTGTTATATTACCCATTTTTACCACCACCTCCACATTGATAAATTAAAAAATCTTCTGACATTTGACTGCCAGAAGATTTAATGTATTCTTGCTTTATTTATTATTTTCCCGTCATTCTTTTCTGTACATCCATTACGGTATCAACCATCACATCTCGAATTGCTTTTGCGTTCAGCATTTTACTTTCATTCATTTTTTTAAGAATATTCATAATCATTCCAATACTTTCTGGATTTTCAAGAACAGGTTTTGCAGCAACCTGAACATTTCGTCCAATATTTGCTACAGCATTTGCCATTTCTGCAATTTCCGTATACATTTCATGTTTTTCATCCGTACAATGAATCATTTTTTGTAGTTTAAAATCTACAATCTTTTGTACACTTTCCATCACATGGTTTTTGGTATTGATATACGTAAAATTAATATCATTTTTCTTATCTGATTTATCTACATTATAGAAAAATTTATTTACATGCGCATGAAGATTTTGATCTTGCATAACACAATCATGGATTACATCGTCTTTTTCAAATTCAACACCGTCAATAAAATAAACAGCAATAGCAGTAATAAGTGCAGCTTCCTTATTCCACGGTGTATACTCACCGCCTTCAAACATATAATTTACAATGAAGTCAATTGCTTTTTTCTCATCGGCAAGTGTAATAACCGGTTTAATTTTTACATATTTTGTAATCATTTATTTTCTCCTTTTTATTCCTGATAAATTTTAACTTCCCAATGATATCCGTCATTTGTATTAATACTATATTTATCAGAATAAGCATCATATTTAACCTGACAGATCTGGGAAGAGTTTTCTACTATTTTGAAATATAAGTGTGACGGCAAACAATAATTTCTCTTTTTTAAAATATCATCTATTTCACTGGAGTACATTATTATTTTCCTCACATGTATCTTGTATGAATTGTTCTACGTCATAAGCATAATTTACTTTTTTAATGCGTGACTGTACTCGTACTGTATTATATTTTGATAAATCCTTTTGATTAAAAGATTTCTTGCCAATTTCCGATATCATCTTATTGAATTCTTGAATCCTCATAAAATATGTATCATTGTTTTTTGTTCGAAAATTGAATAAAAATCCTGCAATTAAATTATGTTCGCTTGCGTCCGTAAGCTCATGAATTTGATTCTTACGAATCATGCTTAATGGAATACTGGTACCCTTAGTTGATTTTTGCTCTAAACAATAGAGTGTTTTTGACTTGTCATCTAAAACCAAACAATCACACATGTTATGACTTGCAAATCTTGTATTTTCCCCAGATGCAAAGCTGGCTGCATTATCTTTCAAGCGATAGTACCAAACGTCTGGTAATTTATTAACAGAGTTTTTCCAATCAGTTTCAAATTGTTTTCCTGCGTTAATGGCGATTAAAATCACTTCCTTCCTATACAATAGAGCGGGAGAGTAGTGTTCAGTCATTTCTACTCTCCACAAAGAAAATGCCCTTACCAGGCGACTGAACTTTAACCTAGTAAAAGCATTTTGAATGCGATATAATTAAATAAAAATCTTGGAGATATTTCATTATGCGTAATTTTACAGATGAAGAATTAGAACAGGTTACTAATAAACTTTATAAAGAATGCTTAGATAAAGGCATGGACGAGGATGGCGTTGTTGCGGCGAATGTATCCATAACACTAGAGCTAATTAAAAAATTCGTTTTAAAACTGCAGGATTTAGATGATTAAGAACACAGCTTATTATAATCATTTTTCATGTCTTTGTAGATTGACTGCTTTGTTTTTTCGACAATCATACTTATAAATTTGTTGTATAATTTTTTTAACATATAAAGACCTTCTTTCTCTTTTATTGACCGCGAATTATCGCAATAAAATTCGCGGTCATATTATTGAATGAAACTCATCTTTTATTTGATAACTCCGTCTTTGAGCTGTTTATGATAAACTTCTTTGATTACTTCCATGCTCTCAGTAACAAGTCCATTTTCTAAATGATTTTCTTGAAGAATCATTTCATATTTTTCGTACATTCTAAAAATATGTTCAAAAGTTTCACGATTATATTTTCGACCACATGTTACAGCAGAAGAGAAGTCTAATATCTCCCAACGAATATCATCAATTTCCTTATCAACATACATCTTTGTCAGGTTTTCAATACATTCTTTCAGCTCTTTATTACTACGATGGAGTTCTTTCTCATCATTTTTTTGACTGATTTCCAAATCTTGGATCTTCTGCTGAGTAAAAAGTAGTAACTCATGTTCTTCTTTTTTCTCACGCATAGCTTTAGTTTCTATTCCAAAGAATTCGAACAAAAACCAGTGTAATACTTGAATAATTGCCTGAAATCCTAGCAACGCTACAAAGATTGTTATTCCGAACGCCTTCCAGTCTATACCAAAAAAATCACGTATAGGTTCCACATTTCACCTACACTTTCTAAGCCTTTGGCTCTGTGTAAGTCATAGCATTCTCTGAATCGCCAGTACCTGCTGTCGTAGGATCAATTACAATACCTAAAATTGCCAATACTACGAACACTGCTTTAACAACGTTAACCAATTTGTCTCCAAGTTCGCTCAAGTCAATTGCGAAACCAAATACTGCAGCAATAGTTTGAATAAGTACGATTACCGCTGGAATTAATGAAATCCAGAACATTTTATTTTTTACTCTAACGAGCCAATTAATATTTCTCATAGTTTTGCCCTCCATAATTTTGATATGATAGGAGAGTGATAATACACTTTTACGCCCATAACCATGAGCAACCTATGTTAAGTTCCTCAATGTCATGACACAATTTTTTATTTGGTTACATATGTAATCTAATTCTTCTTTTGTTTCTGATCCGCACAAAGTTAAACGGATACCATTATGAATATATTTTTCTTTCATTCCGATGGCAAGTAAGGTATCAGATGATTTCAAACTTCCGGAATTACAAGCAGATCCAGTAGATACAATTACACCATACTCATGAAGCAAGGTCATTAATGCTTCGCCAGATACTCCTTCAAAACACAAGAATAAATTATATGGCAATCTATTATTATAAGAGCCAACAACAAAAAAATTTGGAACTAATCCTGATAATGTTTGCACGAGATAATTTCGTTTTTCCGATGTACATTGATCATAATTATAATGCTTTACAACGTATCCTAGAGTTAAGATTCCAAGTGTGTTCTCTGTCCCACCAAAAAGCCCATATTCTTGTGAACCATATATAATAGGAGACAATTGAATATTATCCTTTTTATATAAAACCCCACACCCTTTTAAAGATCCTAATTTGTGCGCAGAAAACCCTGCAATATCAATATCCAATTTCTTGACATCCAGTGGAATTTGACTGATCGATCCAGTACAATCGACATAAATTTTACCGTTATAAAAATGGATCAAATCAGTAAGCTTTTTTACATATTGTATTGTACCGATTTCACTATTAGCATAATCCATAACCACAAAACTTCTTTTATGATATATAGAAAGAAGAGATTTCAAATCATCAAAATTAATTTCGCCCTGTCCATTGACTTTTAATGGAATAGCACTTCTAACTGTTTTTACATAATTTAAAATTGATTTATGCGCAATAGGAGAGTACAGAATAACACAGTCATTTTGGTCTTTATATCCTTTGACTGCTAACGTATTAGAAGCCGATCCTCCAGAAGTAAATAAAATATTACTTTCATCTGCATGAATAAAATCAGCAATATTTTTTCTTGCTTCGTTAATCTTGTTTCGAATATTTCTTCCTTCCTGATAAGCACTGGATGGATTATAATAATCGTCTAAAATAGATATAATATAATCTTTTGTCTCTTGATTTAATGGAGTAGTGGCAGCATTATCTAAATAAATTTTCATAGTCACACCTGCTAATCATAATATTCATTGTTGATGTAAAAATTTTTCAATGCTTCAAATAATTCCGGTGTCTTTTTATATTTCCAAACAGTTTTTCCGGTATCATCGACCTTTACGAATTCATAACGAATACCGTATTCTTTTAGATATTTATACTCGTCAACAAAAGAAGTCGCGTATTCTTTGTCAAACTTCATTTTTTCCTTTTATTCCTTCCTGATATATAAGCGTAAAAAATAGGGGTGCGTATAATTGATATATACGTACCCCTATAATTCTCATATATCAATCAACACTATTTTTATTCACTTTAGATTTTTGAACAATCTTTACAGCTTGTTCTCTTTTTTTAGTCGCAGTAACTTTTTTATCATTCTTATTATCAATAATTTCTGATACAAGTTTTTTGATATTTTCCTTGTAGGTAGAAACTTTTGATAAATCACACAATGATAGATTTGTAGCTGCTATTTCTTTACTTATTGCACCTTGAGCGTAATCGCTTACAGTTTCAAAAACATTTTTGCAATTTTCTGTATCAAACAGATTCATCCACATCGGGAGATTCTTGCTCGTAGGACAATATCCGCAATACTCATAAGCCTTACCACAAGTAAGGCATACTCTGTTATTTGCCATTTGTTTCTCCCTTCTGATTAGAATCAGTCTTCGTCGACCTCATCAGCATCGTAAACGCTATACAGAATCTTGTCATCTCCACAATATTCGATCTCTAGATCGCCTTTGAAATCCATGGTTGCAGTGTCAGCACTAACTGGAACAGTGGTTTCCGGGGATACCTGGAATGATGGCATTACAATGTAATCTGCTTTTAGATCCTTTTTCTTACATGGATTGTAGTATGTAGCTTTCATAATTGCGTATACAGATGTTGGGAATTTATCTGCTCTATTGTGGATTACGGCACCTGTCTCTACTTCACGATCATAACGAATAAAGAACATTTCTGCGTCTTCATCTAGTGGAAGAGTTAGTACAGCACCTTCTTTCGCAATAGAAAATTTATCTGCAGCAGCAGTCGTATCCATAGTATATGTTTTTCCAATAGAACCATCGCCAAAATACTGAGCTACTTTTACAGAACCTTCTACATATCCGGTAATCGTAACGGTTTTAACACCATTTTTAACATGCATCAGTCTTGGCATTTTAACTTTACCACTTTTGGATGCGAAGATTGGCTGAGATCCAGAAGATGCAGCAATGATATTGGTGTTAACAAAAGCATTTGTTGCAGAAAAAGTACCTGCTTTAGACTTCCAAATCTTCTTTACAAGATTACCATTTTTATCGGTAACATCTGTAGATTCAGCAGTGATTTCAATATTTGCATCACTTAATTGAGTGAGTACATATTGTGGAATACCAGTACCTTTATCTTCTGCATAAAAGTATAGAATCTCTTTATAGATTTTGTCACCTAATTTAAAACTCATTTGTTTTTCCTCCTTAAAATTTTGTATAAAAAAATCATGCAGATCCTTTAAGATCTCGCATGAAATTAAATTCATTTTTTGGAATTTTTGATGTATCAACAAATCCAGAATAACTGCCATTAATGACAGCATGTGTTGATTCATAAATTTGAAGTCTTTGTACACTATCATAGAATTCCACAATTCCAACATTGCGTAGTTCATTCTTTTTATATTTCGATCCAGGGTGATTCAGATAGAAAGAAATCATGGATAATAGACTTGGTGGTTTTAAAGAACTGTCTCTTTTCATCGCCAGCAAATTCTGTTTGTCTCTATTAATGAGATCTCTTTTGAGAGTCTTACTAGAAGTAAATTCCTCTTCTGGCGGAAATGTATGAAACATATATTGAATATATTTACACATTTTAATTCGTGTTGGTTCGTCAATCTTTATGTCTTGAATAGGATTATATAAAATAACACTTTCTTTTCCATCTTTTTCTTCGGTAAAGAAAGAAAAACCATGAAAATCAATGTCACCAAACATCAGTTTTGAATATTCCAAATCAATACTTTTGATTAAAATGGAAAACAATTGCTGATTTGTGATATCATTCCAGTCAATTCCATTGTTCCAAAGTTGTAAACGACATTTTGTTGTATTTGAAATAAATGGATAAATAACAGATTGTATATTTTCTTCTCCGTATGTTATATAGTCTTGAATTGATGGCTGATGAATTGTGATTTTATCATTCACTACATAATCATCTCCAAAATATAGTTGAAGAGGATTAAAATCCAAATATTCTTCTTCTTTATTTTCTTCATTTGCTATCTGTGCTTCAATTGCACTTTGTACAAGATCATTATTCGCAAACCCCATAATTTACCACCTTTTATTACTATAGAAGGATTTACCATTCTCTGTTTTTGTAATATTGTTTGGTGTAATAATTTGATATTGCAAAGTACGCACAAGATAATTATTATCCATCGTTGATTCTTTATCCAAAGATGGAATCGGATTTTCAACCTCAGTTCCAATCCATGCAAATCTATCTCGCAATATTGCAGCAATTAGATCATGTCTTGGTAAACCAGTAAGATCATCTATAACATCTTTTTCATGGATAAATATTGTAAAAGTAAGAAGAAGTGTTTTTACAGAATTATTATATCTTGCTAAGTCATTAAAACTTGTTTGATAACATACATAATTCCTAGAATCTGTTTCTGTTTCTGGGAAAAATATGTATGGACGGATATGGGCATTTTCACCAAAATAACGATCCCACTCACCCAATGGTTCTCCATCTGCATCAACGTTTAAATTTCCATCATCGTCAAATAATTCGGATTCCAACTCTGCATCATGAATTGCATACAGTAATTCTGGACAGTGTAATAATATTTGATATACTTGATTTTTGATACGAATATTATCATCATCTGGATTATGTGTATATGCGCGTAATTTATTAAGCATATCATCTTTTGTATGAAAGGAGTATTCATTTATTTTATTCATTCAGATACCCCCTATACAGTAATTTCAAAATTTTCAGCTACTCGAATAATGTTATTATTTAAAGAAACATCACATGATATTAATAATAATTTCCCTAAATAATTTCGATCGTTGATAAATTTCATTTTAATTTGATTATATTTACAACCAGATTTTGACCACGATACATGATCAGATAATTCATTATTTTCTACGGAGCATTTCCAAGTAAATTCTCCGCCTTTATATTGATCAGATATGTCATTGTGATCCTCATCTAGTATTTTTATAGTAAACAATTTGTAACTGCCACCAACTTTTACATTGGTGGAAGATGCTATAATTGTTTTATTTATACCGGCAATTTCTCCAGGCGTTGATGGTTCGACAGGGATAACAGACGAATCATAATAATCAGCATACATACCAATAATCTTGCCGTTTTCGTCACGTTCAATATAATCTCTATGTTCATCCCAAAAATCTTGATAAATTGTAAGCTTTTGGATTCCGACAGGTTTTGTGTTTTCTATTTTTGTTACAGACCATACCAAAGGATGTTCTGTTGGCGCGCTAATAATAAGACGCATTGTTTTGCTAACATCATCGTTATACCAAAACTTTTCAGTAATTTGATTTAATGGGAACCAGATTTTATCCTGGTTGTCTGGGTGGGCAAAGTAGTGCCATTTTGTTACTTTGTTAATTCGCTTCTTTTAACAAAGATCTATCTACATATGTAAATAAATTTTCTTATGCTTTCACATAATGTGCAGATCATATCATTCACCATGCCAATCACGGTTTAGGTGTTCCCAACTTCGGAACGCTTGTTCCTATTCTATTTCAAGAATGATCGTTGAACCTTCCTCTATTCGAGGCTTGGCTGCTGATCGCCCATTAAAAAAGATGCTACAGTCCGTAGACTAGCATCTAATAATCATTATCTATTTATTTTTTTACGTTCGCACTTGCGTATGTTTCATCGCTATGCTGTAGTATAAATAGCTTTAGGGTTTTCCAGCAATTCAAGGAAATACATTATTATCATTTCTAATAATAACGGACTACTTTTGTAATCTCTATACTTACCAGTTGTGTCAAATATGTTACTTTATTAGGTCGTCAATCCAATAAAGATAAATTATAAATTATAATTTATTTTCTTATACTTTCGTATAATGTTCAGGTCATATCAAATCCATGCTTATTATTAACATAATAAGTTTAGGATGTCTCCATTAACCCACTTGGGTACATGACCGTCGAACCTTATCCTTTTCGGATCTTGGCTGCGTATTGTCTAATTCAATTATTTCTTAACATTCGCATTTGATTTTATTTCATATCTGTGCTGTAGTATAATTGACTCTAAAGAGTTCCACGCAATTAAAAGACTTTCGACATACTGTTTCCAGTATGAAGCGCATACACTTTACGAATTCTGGTTTCGAAGCACACCCCACATTTTCCGCTTAATTCTGTTTTGACCAGTTTTTTCAATCCATGTCAAATTATAATCACATGGAAGAATTAAATACTTTCGAAATTGGTTTGCAATTTCTCTTCCAACAATTAACCATTTATGATAAATTTTATTATCATCTGGGATATCGACGAATAACCCAATCGGAAAATCGGCTAGATACCGTTCGTGATAATCTGTTTCATAATAATACAAATCATCATTCTCGGAAAAAGAATATTTTTGAGACGGACGAAATTGTAGATAATAAGGAACCTGATCCTTATCTATAGACTGATAAGAATTAATAATAAACTTTGCATCAATTGGAGTTTTGGTTGTATTGTCATAAGTCATATTCTGATTTTTATCTGGCTGATCGTCATGGTAAAAATCATATATATAACACTTTTTTGCCTGGATGTCATGATCAAATGTTTGTTCCATAAGAAAATCTGAGTTTTCTTTTGTTATTTCGCCAATTGTTTTTGCATCATTTGATCGTATGCTTGATATACGTCTAGCTGTTGATAGGTTTGGCATGACTATTTACCTCCTCTAACATAGCTTTAATATGTCCATGAGAATCTAGAATAGCTTTTCTAAATATTCTATAACTATATTTTGGACTATCTATTAGATCGTATGCCGCCTGTAATGTCGAAATTAAAAGCAGCATATCATTTGGATAACCTAATAATGTATTAAGTCCACCGAATTTAAATAGAATATCTTCAAAGTATTTTTTGAAATCATCATCTGAATTAAAAATTCTGTCTGTCACTAGCTTATCTTTATATAAAAGTAATCTATGAATATTTTTGTGCATTAAACATGCTGCGTTTTTTATTTGCTCGTCAGAAAAAGTTCCATATAAATAATCCATATTATGTACCATTATTAATATAAGAGTTATAAAGATAACCATGATCTCTAATAGTCTTACTTAATTCCTTCTGTACATTTTCTAATCTTGTCTGAAGCAATCTGTATGGATTGTTTAGCATTTTTTCTTCTTTTCCACCAACCATCATAATGGTATAATTCAAAGAATCGACTCTTGGACTGAGCCATTCAATTGTAATCCCTAGAACAAATAGTTTACACACATATTCAATATCAGAACTTTCATCTATTGTATTTACAAGATTAAAAGAAACTTCTTGAAATTCATCGTCCAATACAATAGAAGAGAAGAGTCTTCTGATTCTTGCATCTCCAAGTACATTGTGTAGTCTTTCGGTGTAAATCTCATAAAAATCATTAGAGTTTAATGCTAATTCTTTCGGATCATCAATTTTTCCCAATGCCCTTGAAAAGATAGTTTCATAAGGAAGTATCATCTTAACCTCCTTTATTTAACAAATAATTCACTTAGAAGATTAAAATCCGAATCAAAGATTTCACTGAGTTTTCTTACTTTTGCAATACTGTCAAGATGACCATTAGCAATCTCTGTAGCAATCATCTGTTCCAGGATGGTTCTTGTAGCTTCTGGCAGCTCTTTGATTTCCATTTCCATCTGTCTTGTAGACATATCAAGAATTTTGAGCAAATCATTTCTTGTATACATTTTCTCATATACTTTTTTTACAGTAGGAAAATCTTCCAGTAAATCGTCATCCAGGATAACAAATCTTGGTAAGAATACATGGTCTGAACCTTTTCTAATCAAAGAAACCAGGTCACGATAATTGATTTCGCAATCATATCCATAATCTTTGAATTCATAAACATTTCCAGATTGAGACGTGATGTTTAATCCACCATAACATACTGATCGACACAGAATATAATCTGAATCTGTAAATACCTTTTTCTCTTTTTCGATTTTTTCTTCAATTGGTTCTTCTACGGTTGTTTTTGTCTCAACTTTAGTAGCTACTTTTCTAGTTGCAGTAGCGGTTTCCTTTTTTGCTCGTGCTGTCGGCATGGCTTTCCCTCCATTAAAAAATAGAAGAGTAGCGGTTAAACTACTCCTCTAATATATTTTTATTACTTAGATTAGTCAGTAATGGTCCATGAACCAAAGTAACGACCAATTCTTGTAGATACTCCAAGCTCTCTCTGAACTTCGTATTTCATGATATCAGCGATGTTACTATTAGCTGTTCCACGCTCTGTGATTTCCTCGATAAGAGTCTCACCAACATCAACCATATCAACAAGTTTGTTGTCACCAGTTGCAAATACGAAAAGAGTGTCATCCTTGTACATGGACTTAGTTACATCGTTTCTTGCAAATCTCTGTGGAATTTCAACAAGCGTGTAACGTCCGTAATTTCCAAGGCGACCCATCTTTGCAATATCTTCTTTCTGAGAATCAGCAACCCATTTAACATCGATAAGGTTTTCAAGCTCCTGAAGTGCAACCATTGTTCCCATGATAACTACATCTGCATTATCATTTGCAACAGATACATTTTGAAGAACTTTATTGAATTTCTTTCTATTTGTTGTGTTGAGCGCACCTGTTTGTACGAACTCGGACTGTGCCGGAAGTTTCTTTGGTGCTTCAAGAATCTCAGCAAAGATAAGCTCTTGAATCTTTACAACAAATGCTTTAGTGATAGCGTCTACAAGTTTTGTCCAATCCTCTTGTCCAATAAGATATCTATCAATATCAGCACCAACAGCAGCACCATAAACATCCGTCTCTACAGAATATGTTGTGTTCTCTGGTAATCTCTGAAGCATTGTATCGTGATGTCTCTTACCCATTCTTGCTATAGAAAGAATTACTTCCTCATGCTCATTAACGAAAAGATTAGTATCTCCCTCTTTAAGGTTTCTGTAATTAACAAGTGCGTTGAACCACTCATTTTCTTTAAGTCCTGTAGAAACTGTCCAATCAGTTACTTCTTCAATTACATCGAAATACTGACGAGCATGATCTCTGTAAGCACGTTCTCTTTCTCTACGAGAAGAGTCTTTGGTAAGACCGAAAATTTTTAGAGATACTTCTCTAAGTTTATCTTCAGCCTCTCTCTTAGAAATTCCATCGTCGAGTTCATTTTTATATAAATCGAACATCAGATTTTTTACTTCTTCATAAGAAGTTTTCATTTCATCGAATACATTAAGCACATGTGCGCTAAAATTCATCTTATTCATTGCTTATTCCTCCCTTCTTTATAGTTCTGAAACTTTGTGTTTCTGACTTCCAGCTTCAACAGTTACTTTCTTACCAGCTACAGGTGTTCCGTCAAATGTATCTTCACTAAGCTCATAAACGTCTGTTACTGTAAGCACAAGTCCTCTAACTGTTTTTGTTCTTTCGGCTGTTGCTGCGTTGAAGAAGTTAGAAGTTTTGGTAAATTCACTATTATAGGTTTCTGCAATTTCAGGAACTTCATAAATAAGAATTGCTGGTGCATTTGGATCGACTTTCTTAACCTCTACATACCAGTTTCCGTCAGCAGCTTGCTCAAGAATTTCTCCTTCAAAACCAGCTGGTGCATCTGCAACCTCATATTGGTCAAAGCTTACATATTTTCCTTTGCCGCAAACTGTACCGTTATCCGTATCTTCTTTGATAACCATGTTTAATACACGACCAACTTTGTCAGAAAGGACTTTGGTTGGGAAGCATACATGATGCTGATCAATTTTATATTTAATAGCCATTTGATTTTTCCTCCTTTTGTTTTTTTACAAAATAAAAAGACCGCTTGTTGCGATCTTTAAAATTAAAAGTTATTTTGTTTATTTATTTTTCTTCTTCAGCAAACAGTTTTCCATATCTGCTAGGTTTCGAAGCTTTTTTATTTACATTTACAAATTGTTTCTTTGATGTAGCTGTCTTTTCTTTGTTATTAGAAAGTGCAAAGTTACCATGCTCAGAAACATAATCAGAATGAAGAACTTTAATTTCTGTCTCAAGATCAGCGAGAGAGTAGTTATCCATTTCAGAAACAAGTTTCTCATAATCTTTATTTACGAATTTTCCTTCTTCATCTTTCTGTGCAAGAATTTCATATTTCTCAGAATCAAGAATTTCTTTCTTTTTTTCACGAAGTTCATTTAATTCAATTTCTTCTTTGAACACTTTTAATTCTGCATAGTTTGAACGCATTTCTTCTAATTCTGCTTTTTCACTTGCTGTTAAAAGTTCACGGAATAATTCTGTACGTTCTCCATCAAATGAAACATTGTCACCATCTTTTACATAACCCTGACGATAAATCTTATCTGTACACCATCCTTCATATACAAAATAAGAATCATAAACATTTGAGATGTAATAATAATCATCGTCTAGTTCCTCGTATGGAGTTAATAAATTATACAATGCGTATCGAACATCTTCATGTGAAATTTCATATGTACGAACAAGTTTTTCAAATCCCTGTCCTTTGTTATTTTCACCGTCACTAGATGCCTCCCCTTTGCCAATAGAACTATCTTCGAAAACTTCTTTAAATTTAACTTCTAATTCTTCATCTGATAAATTAGAATATTCAAATGTAATGTCTTCTACAGTTTTATTGTATTTCTCTAATAACTCTTCAAATTTATTCATTTTACTTTCATTTCCTCCTTCCTTTTGTAATAGTAGAGCAGAAGTTTGCTCCTTAATACTGAAGCAAGTAGACTCTAATTTATTTAGTCGTTCTTGCAACTCATCCATTTTTGATTCATAATTTTCAAATAAACTGTTATTTTTTGCTTTAAAATCAGTAAGTTTAATATTTGATCCGGACATTCCAGGCTTTACGGTTTCTCCCTGTGGAGTTTTTCCCAAAATTGTTACTCCACTAAAGAAAAAGTCTTCGATGTTTAAATACTTTGATTTTGCATCATAGCTTAATTCTCGAATTGAAAGTTCAACCGATACAAAGCATTCACCTTCACGCTCTAAAATCTCAGCAGCTTTTGAATACTCTTCAAAGATATATCCATCAACTTCACAATAGGTTTTTTCTTTTTCTTCATCGTAAACAAGTTGTGCATTACAGCTCTCCGGAATGATTCCAATCGGATATTCGTCATAAACAAGCTCTCCATTTTCATTTTCATGCATATTGTGACTGTAAAACTCCCACTGACCATCCGGATTTTCATCTGTAACTACCTTATGGATATAACCAAGAATCGGACGATTGCTGAATGATGGCAATGCTGCTTCCATAACAGTTTTGTTAATATTTGATCCATTTACATTTAAATCTGTGTGACAAGATTGGAGGTGAACTGGAAGTAGTCCATCTTTATTTTTGTCAGACTGATCAAAATTAACTTTGCCATGTACTTGAACAACCAAAGGTTCTCCATTTTTTTCGCTACTAAAATGTGTAGATCTTTTATATTTGTTTAAATAAAAATCATATAAATCTTCTATAAAAAGAAGTCTTTTTTTTGACATGATATTTAGCGATTCCTCCTTTCCTTAAATATTAGGTATAAAAAATACCACTCAAGAAATAGAAGAGTGGCTAAAAAGTAAGTATATTGCTATACTGTATTTTTGATTTATCTATATTTGAAAACTGAAGTTTGTCAGTATTCAAAAATATATACATTCCATTCAATTCACTTACTACTTGAAATCCAAGTTTCTTTAAGTTTTCAGAGGTAGTAGTGTCTGTTGTTTTTAAAAACTTTTCTTTCATATGACCACCTCATTATTTTCTGTCTCTCGTTTTAGCTCCATCGTCACTTATTTCTGAATCAGAAACCTCTGGTCTGCCACCTTCGTCACTTGCGTTGGATACTGTATTTGCTGATACGAGTGGAACAAATTTATTCTTTAAATCTAATACATCATTGGCTAAGAAAGTCATCGAAAGGGTATCAAGTTCACTAATCCCATTTAATGCATTTATTAATATCATTTTAGAACTATCATATTGCAGATCTTTTTGCATGGCTTCTCTAAGAGTATCTTTTGTATAAGAAGACACTTCAAAAAATTTAACCTTCGCCGCATTTTTGACTTGGTATGATAGCATTCTATTTACCCATCCTTGAATCTGACCTAAAAGTGCAGAAATTGCTAATTCAGTATCTGCCTTTGTAGCAGCTCGAAATGCTTCAGCACCAGAAATACTAGAAGAATTAAGTATTTGCGCTCCACCAGAAGTATTCAACACTTCTTTTGTGGCTTTTTGTACCTTCGTCGTGTCTGTTGTTTGATCATCAGAAAAAGATATTGTATTAAGTGGCAATGGACTTATCACAGAACCAATATAAGGTGGAAGGCTATCAACCAATTTATTATAATAATCTACGGCAAAATCAATGTTTACAGCCCATTGATCTGGTTCATCAGCACCAGATAATGTCGGTATAGTAGCTGTGATTAGTTTATAAATTTGTTGTTCATCCGCAACGGCTTGTACGTCACCAAGATTTAAAAGACCAATTAAATCAATAAATAATCCACTATAAATTGGAACAATAGTTTCCCATGTCTCAACTCTTGATTTTGTACACAAAGCATATTCATCAGGCATTGGTTGCCATTTTTTCTGACTGTTACCACCATATTCCTTATACATAGAAAGTAACGGATCACCAAGATATTCTAATACATCTTCGAATTTTTTATATTTACTCATATCTACAGAGAAAGAATAATCGCCAGTAAAATATTTACCAGAAATTCTGCAATAATCTGGTGGAATTTTTAAAATAAACATTCCGGTTTCGTCCAGCCAACAGCATCCATAAAATACATCTTCTATAAGTTATTAATTAATACCTGCAAGAAGTTCCCTTGTAAAGACATTCTATCTAGCCATACCAAAGTGTCATAATAATCTTTCAACATACTTTCCTTGTCGTTGTCACCGGTTGGATCATATGTAGGAACTACGTACCTTGCATTTAGATCAAACATAGTTGCATTATACATAATTAATCTAAAATATATCTGACAACGATAAAATAAGTAACGAGATAAACCACGCAGTTCATCTTCGTAACTATCAATATTCTGAAGATATTTAATTACATTTCCCTTGTTATATGAACTTATAGGAATTTGTCTTGTCGTTTTTGTAACATCACGAACTTGCTTAAATGCATTCTGTGTTTCTGCAAATCTCTTTTGTTGGCGTTCAAGACTTTGCATATATAATTTTCGTTCTGCAGCTGTTGGTTGTTTTTTACGTGTTGGAGATGTTTCTGTCATCTCTTTCTTTGATTGTGTCATCTTTGACGAGAACACCTCCTTTGCTATTTTATATGATTTGGATTTTTATTTAGATTGTTTTGGAAAACGAAGAGATGCGTTTTGGTTGATTGATTGAAAGTTTGGAAAGGAGAGATTGGGTGGACTCTTGTGGGCGTTTTCTCTGTGTGATATTTTTTCGACGTTCGCACATAAGAGAATATGAAAGCATACATGCTGTATCATTGTGTTACTACCATTTTTGGCGATTAAGGTACTTCCAAGAGTGTCTTTACACTCGACCTTAATTCTCGTATTTCATATTTTAGTTATATTACGAGTTCAGACTATCGCATCTTCATATATAAGTATGTAGAATGAAGTTTTCTCACTTAGTCGTTGCAGCTGCTATTACGCTTGCTGTGGGTTATCCACTTCTGGACTTTCCCAATTAATCAGAGAAAATTTCCCGTTTGTAACTTATCTACTTTTATTACAAAGTACCCTATACGATTTAAGGCACGGTCGTCATGTAGCTTATTTGCCTTTTCTGGAGTTAACTCGAAAGAGTCCTTTCCTGAATCTCTTTTTTTCCTAACCATATTCACAAGCTCCTCCTTTAGCGCGTCCATATTGGCAAGTGCAATTTTATCCTGCCAGTCAAGTTTAATCATTTTTGTGTTAACAGATTGAATTTTCCCAAGCTCATCATTTAAACGACTTTCAAATTCTTTTTCATTTAATTTTTGCTTTTTCAATTCTTGCGATATGCTTTTTCGTGCTTCTTCTAATTTCTTTTCATCAACGTCAAAAACAGTTAAATAATCTTTGCTGTCATATGGTGCAGTAAAACTTATTTTGTCTTGATTCATTAATTCTATCATCGCTTCATACATTTCTGATTTGTATGCAGAAGGAGACATGAGGTGTATTTTATTTACTGCATTTGGAAACTTATTGACATATTCTATAGAATATTCTTTATCAATTAATCCTCTGTGTACAATACCTGCAGAATCAGTCCAGTCTGGCATTAAATAATCGGCAATATTTACACCGCCACCACCAGATCCTGCATCAATATAAATTCCAACAATGTTTCCATATGCGTCTGCACCGCCGTTATAAGCAAGAATAACTTTTTTCAAATATTCAATTTGATCTGGTGTTTGCATTGGAGATTTTATTTTTTTTCCAACATCAATAAGATTAATACAGTTGACTAATCGCATACGAATATCTGTGCTTCCGTCTATTTGCTCGAATTCATATATTTCGCCTACAAGAATAACTGAGTTGTCTCTTGATCTAGCTGGATCATATGCTATAACAAATTTTTTATCACCAGTATCATTATATAAAAGTGGTTTTCTGACCTCTTCGTTTCTGGAAATAACGCCACGTCGTATGATTGCGTCACTACCTGCATCAGTAGTAAATTCACAATAATATTCTCGCCTAGCTTTTTCTGGATTTGTTCTCATATCAGAATCAATTGTTGATTTTTCAAACAGTGGTGCCATAACTTGCCCATGAATGGTAGGATGTAATGGAATATCACAAGTAATATTTGCTACAAAATAATCCTTATTTCCCATTAACATCTGTTTGGAAAATTCTCTATATAAGGAATAATATTTTGTGGATGTATCAGAAGCAGAAGATATGTAAAATTTCTGGTTTGGAATTTCTTTTGGAATTGCTCTTAGACGTATTTCATCAATTCTATTTCCATCTCGATCTTTTCCTGATTTAAAACTTTTATTTACAATTGCGAATGCAGAATATACAGACATCATTTCATCTGAAAGAAATCCACATTCATCAAAAATTACATTTCCGCGCATCAATTGTTATCCTATAAGCTTTTTATCTTATAGATCTTATAGTTATTGTTTCTATAAGTTCGGCATATCTTTTTATCTCAAAAATGAGATATCGAGAACTCGTGGAAAGATTATATTCTATTTCTAGGTTCACTTTCTATGCTCTGCCTGTGACTATATTTTTAAATATAGCCTTCCAGTCTGATTAGCCTTTCAGCTTTCCAGTTTTCTTTCTCGATTAAAAACCATACAAATTATATGGATCTACTTATCACTAAGTAGCGAGGCAAGTGCGGAAATATCTTGATTTACCTCTTTTTTTGTCTATATTTGAATTTAATGTTTGAGTAAAACTTCCGTTATAAGTTGAATATGAAAATCCGTTGCTACCATGGGAAAATCCATCTCCAGCAGCATTTTTTATTTCAATTTCTGCCTTGAAAATGTAACCAGTTGAACCCATCATTGTATCAATGTTGTCATTAGCCAGCCGTTCCAATGTTGTAAAAGTTTGTTCAGCCTGACTACCAGAGCCACTGGCAATATATGTCCAATAGTTATTAAACAACATGTCTTTTGCCATGATAATAATGTCGATAAGCGTAGATTTTCCGAATCCTCGACTACAGACAAGCAATACATTCGGACATGTCCAACTTTGCTGAACAATCCAAGCTTGGGCATCAAGAAGTTCTATATTGAACATAATATTTATAAAGGAAACGGGATTGCATTGAAAATATTTTTGTAGATACGCAATTTTAATTAAAGATTCAATTTTTCTAGAAGACATTGCATATACTCCAGGTTTTACATATATAACGTCCTCTTGAACACACTGATCTTTATATTGAATTAGATCAATAGTATTATCTATTTCTTTAAATTTCATTTGTATTTTCCTGCTTTTCGTCATTTTCATCTGGCGAACCGGATTCTTGTTCAGAAAAACAAGAAAATAATTCGTTTAAATTTACCAGATTCATGTTTAAAGAAATATCATTGTCCTTTAGATAATCCTTAATATCCAAATTTTCTCTAAGTAAGATACGAGATATTTCAATATACTTATCCAGATCTCTTTGCAAATCTACAATTTTTTGTCGTTGCTCTGCAACCATATCAGACCATTCTGATTCATCTAAATTTAAAGTTTTCATGATGGAAGCATTACTAAGATCCATAACTTGCTTCATGGCCTTGCATGTCTCCATATCAAATCCGTTAACTTCGCCTTCTCGAAGATTAAGTTCTTTTATTTTTTTGATTTTACCAGTCCATGTGTTTTCACCCTTTTTTGCGTTTTTATTATGCTTTAATGAAATACAACTATCCTGGGCCAAACTTGTTATAACAGAAGTTATTTTTCCTTTACTTTCTTGCAGAGATTTTATTGTCGCAGAATTGCGCTCGATTTGCGAAATATCAGACATTAATTTTGCTACAGTATCATCGATCTTTGACTGCTGTAAAAAACCACGTACAATAGAAATGGCAGAAGAAGTTCTCATCATATCTTCATTTGCATCTTCACTTGAATCAAGAATTCCCAATAATTGAGAATATAAAAATGGCTGATCTGCAACATCTTCCTTTTCAAATGGATCATAACTTAACAATCGAATTACATCATTTTTGTTTTTTAAAAAGCTGTCATATGTATCCAAACCAGCATGAGTTTCAATTAACTGTTCTTCAGTTATTTTCTCTTTTGAAGAATCGACTGAAACAGTAGATTTAAATATATCCGAATCTTTGAAAGTATCACCATTATATTGACCCATAGCAACGTTTTTTACATATGATAAGTATCCATTAGAACGAACCTTACCTGACGCAAGATTATCAGATTCTTGAACACTGGCATCCCATAACTTTGTATAAAAAGGTTTATTAAGATATCGCATAGCTTCAATTACTGAAGTTTTATCCGGTTCATGTTCGACTTTATCCTTACCGATTTTAAGAGCAATCTTGCGAGCACAATCCTTACAAATAGGTGTAAGACCACTTTTATTTAGTGGATCTGTACTAACATAAAATTTATCTCGTGCTTTATGTGTGTCACACATATAACACCAAGCACCATCTTTTAAAATTTGTACCTTATCTTCAAGTGTTTCTATTTTCTTTCTCATTTGTGCAACCGTTAATTTCGTTTCAGTTGCTTTACTTTTTATAGCCAATCAACAGTCACCTCCCTTTTCGTTCCAATATAAAAGAGTATCAGGCATTAATTGCTAGATACTCTTTTTCAAATAACCATATATAATTCTCATATTTTTCAGTTTCGTGTTTACAACATTTTGAAACTAAATACTTGCTAAAACCATTTCTTTCTACTTCTCTAAGTGATTTAAATATTTTTATCAAATTATTATTATCATCAAGTTGGTATATTTTTGATACTTTGACTAAATTTGCCTTTCGCTTTGCTTCATCACAGTATACTTTATTGATTATTCTTGTAGTATCATCTACAAACTTCCAAATATAACCATAAGCAGACATGCTATTATGGTGACAACAACTATTAATTCTACTAGGACTAAAATTATTTTCTTTTACTTGGCAACCATGTTCCCATATTTTTATTAAATTACCATCCATATCATATTGTTCAATAGGCTTCTTTTGTTTTCTGCTTAAATAATAATCTAAATCGAATGTATTATAATCTTTTTTGTATATCCAAATATATCCATTTGAAGTTTTACTAAGTCCCATATTGCAACATGAATAAATACCTCTGCTATCATAACCATTTTGTTTTGATGCTTGGGCAACGCTCCAATATTCATTAACAATATTTCCATCAAAATCAAGTTGTAATACAGGTTCTGGATTCCTAATACTGCTAAAATATTTCTTATCTTTTTCAGACCAATTAGGTACACTAAAATTCTTTTGACCGCCTGATGTCATATTATAGCCATTTTTATGTGAATCATAATATGTAATCCAATAAACCTCTCTTTTGTCTAATTGATTTTCTAAGCATTTTTCTAATAGTTCAAAATCAAAACATCATTTACCGTATTTTTCCCATGCAGAAACAAGTCCAGTATTTTCAGATTTGTTTTGACTAATACAGCATTCTAAATGTTCTCTAAGCCGTTTCCTAACATCTTTTGATTGACCAATATAAATATTCCCACTATAAATATTTTCTATTTTATAAATACCAGAAATATTCCAATCAAGAGTTCTTAAATTTTCTAAATTTAATTTCATAACATTTTCACTCGCTTTCCACTCGCAATTATCATTAGTAAAAGAGTAGGAGAGTAGTGCGAGTGTCTACTATGCCAAAGCTCATGACTTCTCTGGTTTCCTACTCTAAAAAATTAATCACGCTCCACTGACAGAGCAATAAGCACCAAACTGCTTATGATTACTTATTCTCCAATAAATTTAAAGAGAATAAAAATATAAAACATGAAACAAAATAAAGAAAGGTGATTTAAATGTGTAAAACTATAACAACACCAGATGAAAAAAATATTGGAACCAGTAACTCTATCTGAAGATCTCCAAAAACTACAGGAATTTTCTGAAAAACTAATATCAGATGCAAGCTATCAGCAAATGCTGAACAATAATGCCAGCATGAATATATTTGATTACATGCCAAAATTCCCATCTCCAGAAGAACGTTTAAAATTCCTTACTGACAAAATGGATTCTATGCAATCTGAGCTTGAAAGTCAGACAGAAGCTATGAGAAAAATTCAGTACGAAAACATGAAATTGAATGCACAAATTGAAATACAAAACAAAACGATTGATTCAAATTTAGAAGAATTGAATACTTTAAGAAATGTAAATGCAGAATTAAAAGCGGTGAATAAAAACCTTGAAAATAGTAATAGACACTATTGGAGAAATACCGCAATTGTTTCATTTGTAGTTGCTTTAATATTTTATTTATTAGGATTCATAACGCCTTAAAACAATAGAATCCGAAGTAGAATACCAGTGCATCCACCAAGAATTCCACCAAACAACGCAGGATTAATCCTGTAAATTCCAGTCATACCTTTCATATGTATGTCTCCTTTTATAAAAAAATAATACCGGCAGCGAGACTCGAACTCGCACTGCTCATAACAATCTGGGCTTAAACCAGATGTGTCTACCAATTCCACCATACCGGTATACGGAGGCACTGCCTCCATTCACTAATTATATACGGAGCCTGTAGGATTCGAACCCACGCGCCGTTGTTAACGGCCTGTCAGTTTTCAGGACTGATCTCTTCATCCAACTTGAGTAAAGCTCCAAAACAAAAATGAGCAGAGTAGGAGTCGAGCCTACGGTGTTTCTAATGTGACGGATTTACAGTCCGTTGCTATCGCCACTAAGCACATCTGCCCATAAAAATAGGAGAGTAGATTGCTCCACTCTCCATAATAAAAATCACATTAAATTATTTCACAAAAAATTATAAATTATCTACGACGTTATTCCAATACTGTAGACGAGCTTTAACACCAGCAGAAGCAGTAGTACCAGATTGTACAAGTTGTTTATATGCTTCGTTAGAATCATAATTCTCAACAAACTCATTTACTGCAGCTTCGAATTTTCTAAAATCTTTTCCGTCTTTAATACATTTATAACCGCCATACAGGATCATTGGAATAGAAGTAGATTTTACCTTGATTACTTCATCTCCTGTATTGAAAGTATCTAATACATCTGTTAATATACTGATATCAGTAGCATTGATATTTTCATCATACCAAACAACAAAACTGTCGATATCTTTCGCTCTAAATGATGTAAAATCATTTTCTTCATTTGTATTAATCAGCATAAGGGTTTCGCGGATCAGATCACGCTGAACATCTTTCTTATATTGTGCATCAGTAAGGACTTTCTCAAAGAACTCATGATCTGCAAAATTAAAGATAACATCACTTACTTTTTCACTCTCGATTGCTGTACGTTTTTGAGTATTGTTCAATGGTTTACCATTGTTCTGACGAGTAAACATTTCTCGAATATCTTCTCCAGTACAATCAGTAAACACATAGATTGTCATCTCATAATCATTCAGCTTATCTTGTACGGCTTCATCGAGCTGTGCATATTTTTTACCAGCAATTTCATATACCTCGCCATCAACTGTAACTGGTTTTAAATTTTTAGCCAATCTAAAACCATCTTTCTTAAAAAAGTCTCTTACTGTGGTAGCGCGCTGAACGCCATCAAAAATTCTTCTTACATCGTCAGATCCGACTTCGCATCTAATTGGATCGATTGGATACGGACGAAGCATAGAGTCAATCAGTAAACTTTTCTGACGATTGCCCCACTGATTTTCCTGGCGTTGAAACTTGTGTTTCATACTGTATTTTCCTTTTGCAATATCTTTAGTAAAATTCTTTGCGCTCTGTCTTTTTACTACATAGTCCATACAAAACTACCTCCTGTATTTGATAATTTCACATTATCACAATAGGAAAATTTTGTAAAGGTATAGCACGTCCTTTTATAAATATTTTTGCGATTTTTTGTATTTTTTGACGTCGCACATTTTCTCAGGTTTGTGCCAATACCGATTCCTAGACGTCGGTCGGAGATTGCAGTTTACGTGTTGCTACACGATCTATCTATAGATTGTCCATATGTTATGGTTGACAGATTTTTCCTGTTGACATATAATCTATATGAAGGAATTCACCCAGGCGTTCATTTACGGCTGGATGCAATGCCAAGGATTTTTTCAGAGTCGCGTCGAAGCAGTGATGCTTCGTTATATAGATACCCTTGCTACGAAAGGAGGGTGATGCGATATAGATACGTTTCTAAGATTTTTTAAAGATACATACACAATTGTGAATGATAGTAATTTACTATCTACAATTGTTGCCGGGACAGTTCTAATGTTTTTACAGAATATTGTCCAAACGAAAAAAGACCGCTAATTAAGCGATCCTTTTCCTGACTATCAATCAGCCGATACCCCTTCGGCTCTGAGAAATCCACTTGGGTGAATATCCCATTCTATATTCAATTTATCGGAAGCCACTTGATTAGCAAGTGGTTATTTTTTTTATTCGAATAATTATGTAGACTACTGTATCACTCTATATCACGCTACTTTGTCTTACTTACAAATGTAATATACCTTAATTTTTGAGGAATGTCAAGTTAAGTCTTGACAAATGACAAATTTGTAGTAGAATAACACAGTTGCTAATATAAGTAACATCTAATTATTCTCTTGCATTTTTACTTCTTTTTCGATTTCCTGCTGCTTGAATTTTAATAATTTTAGTTTGTCTCTAAGCTCTGATTTAGAAACTGGTTTTAAATATGCAGCTTGAGTGGTTGCGCTTGACTTGTGATTAGCCCATTGTGATGCAAGATTAAGATCTCCAGTATCTTCATATATTTTATTAATCGCTGTTTTTCTCATGCAGTGAGGATGAAAATCTTCTATTCCAATAATTTCTCCGAATTTATGCATTCGATCAGTAATCATACTTCTTGTCCATGGCTTCCATTCATCCTTATATTTATGTATAAATAAAGCGTCACATTCAAGATGATCATAATCGTCCTTTCGCATAGATAACCATGTTTCGATCATATCTCGACATGTATCATCAAATGACACTTCAACTCTATAGCCTTCTTTTTCTCTGATTCCTTCAAATACCATATTGTCAAGATCGAGAGAAGAAATTGTCAATCTTTCCAATGCTCCTAATCGGTTAGCGGAAAATAAAGAAACTTCAAATAATAATTGATCCTGTATACTCCATTTATTATTCTCCGTTTTGTATAAATCATTTCTGATCTGATTTATTTGATCATCAGAAAGAAAATAATGATTTAAAATCTGTTCCTCGTTTGCCTTTTTCATGCGATCAAGTTTACCATCAAATGGGTGATATTTAACAAAACCGCGTTTCATTGACCAAATATAGAAAGAACTTACTGCAGATACTTTCATATTGATAATTTTTTTGTGATTTTGTAATACTTCCTGGCAAAATAGCATATATCCTTCCATTATATCTACGGCGTTTTCCATAAATTCATCAGAATATAAATCAAGTTCGCCATAACTTTCACCAAGCCATATAAGAAAATGTCGGAATAAGGCTTCATATCTCTTGTATGTCGTATCTTTTACATCTTTATTTTTAATAATATTGGACTGTAAATATTTTTTATATTTCTTCCAATTTTCTTCATAAATATATTTCTCTTTGTCAGGAGTGAAATATTTCACTCTTGTAATTTTTTCTTTTGACAATATTTCTCTCCTTTCTTGTCTGCGTAAAATAGAATGGGAGAGAGGTAGGTAACTCTACTCTATTGGCTCATGCCTTCCAATAGTCCCATTCCATTAATTCTCTCGACCAGCTATGACACCGATCGAGAGATCTCTATATCTTATTCTCCGTCACAAATAGCACATTATTATGCTGCAGTAATATTCTTTACCCACTGATCATAATTTTCGATGATCCATTTTCTACCTTTTTCAGTCCATTTCAGACATGGAGCAGCATTCTTTGCAGTATAACTCTGATAATCTGCATATCCTTCTATAATTAGCCATTCATATTCAGCATATGGACACCATGTTCCAGATTGATTCTTAAAAATAATATGATTAAGATTCATAATCTCATTAAGTTTTTGAGCACTTCTATAACCAAGATCCTTTGCTACAACTGTAGTAGTAATCAATCCTTTCTTATTAAGGACCGCATCATGATATTCTATTTTTGGCTGTTGTTCCTCGATTTGATGCTTTAAGTCAGAAATGGTTTTATCAGCAAACTTTAAAGCACGAGCCATTACCTGCTCTGGTGTGTTCCATGCATTTTCTAATTCAATTAAACGCTGACGAACTTGTTTTGCTTTTTCCGTCTTCTGAACCATACAGATATGTTTTGCCATATCTATAGAAAGGTCATAATCTTCAACTTCACGTTCAACAGTACGTTTGCCTTCTTTTTGAACCCGTACTTTTTGGTACGGGTTGGAATAATCAATTCCAATTTCAAACCCAAATTGTAACTGCCTCGCAAACCACTTACTAAATCTTTCTTTTCCTTCGTTTACTGCATCGAACAAATCTCTTGCAGATACTGTTTGTTTATCATAGTCAAATTTAATAATATCACTCATATACTTTTTCCACTTTCTCGCACTATGGCAGCGTTCGCCATTTTTAATATTTATAGTTATTTGCCGATAACTTCCGTCGTTATCTTATGTGAGATGACTGCGGCAACAATCATCTCGTAAAGCGAGAAAGATCTCATGAATGAGAGGTGTAATCACCTCACATAAAATAACGAATCATAAATATTGGTATGAAAGATAGAAACCAGGTTATCCACCCGTCTCTAATCATTTATTCTCTGCGCTCGTTTGCAGAAAATTGCAAACAGGAAGCCAGGGATTCGAACCCTGATTAACAGTTTTGGAGACTGCCGTGTTGCCAATTACACTAACGACCTGTAGTTGAGTGCGTAAGCTGCAGTCTTACACACTCAACAAAATTATAAATAAAAACTTTTTAAAATCTCAGATAGACGAACTTTATCAACCTGTTCAGATGACCAATATGAAATAGAACTATATCCATTCTTATCATGCTTGCTACATGTAAATCCCTGTCCATCATCAGAGAAATCTACATTCATAGAATTGTCTTTGGAACGTGAATCACAGTCGTAGTCATCACAATCATGGTGGTCGATCATATGATCAGAGTCATCACCAGATTCTTCTTCCGTGATTTCAAATTCATATTTCATATCCGATTCAAAATATTTAACGCATTTAGAATTTGCATTTTCATCAAAAAATACAAATTTTGGAGATAGCATACAATATCTTCCGTCCAATTTTAGCTTCTCGCAAAATATTTCATCACACACAATACTAATAACATATTCGTCTTCATAGTTATCCCACTCAGGATCTGCTAACTCAACAAATTTTAGATCATAATCGTAAAATACCAATTCTCTCAAAATTTCTTTTGCATGATCATACTTAGCAACAAAACTTACGTTTCGATCACAATCATGTAGTAGCTCATAAGTCTCGACAACTACTTCGACTAATTCTTCAATACTTTTACATTTCAGTGTATGCATAAAATCACCACCGATCTATTAGAGAACAGCCTCTTTAAGAGCAGTAGCTGCCTTGAATTTCGGTGCTTTATGAGCAGCAACCATAATTGTTTCACCAGTCTGAGGATTACGTCTCTTAGATTCTGCCTTTTCTACAACCTCGAATTTTCCAAATCCTGCGATATTTACAGATTCTCCATCAGCCATTGCATCTTTGATGGTAACGAAAACAGCATCTACATATTTTGCTGCATCTTTCTGGGTTACTTCTAGGTTTGCTGCTACGGTTTTAATAATATCTTGTTTGTTCATTTTAATATTCTCCTTAAAATAATATAGTTAATTACATCTAATCATAGATAAGCGTGTTTAGCTCGCATTCTCAAACCAATAGATTTTTGAATATTTCCATAGTAATTTACACTTCCTCGCATTAACTTTTTTACAATGTTTTGTTGGACTTTGAAAATTAATCGCTTTTTGTTCAGGGTATAATGCTGTTACATATCCTCTGTGCGTTTCGCCATTTTTAAATGTATACTCAACCAAATCTCTATGCTTAATTCCTAAAACATGGTCGGTTTTCGCTTTGCTTTGTCTACGCATGGGTTTCATTGTCCATTCTTTCATATCATATGTATCAGGCTGCAAATCCGTAATACAGACAGCATCATTGGCGTGTGATTTCTCAATATTCCAGTCAATGCGTTTGTTGGCTGTATCTCCACCACTCGTCAGATATAATACCCCCAAACCTGACAATTGTTTTCGAAGCCACATCTTACCAATCATTACATGTTGTGCATAATTCAGGTTTTTATTGTCAGAAGATTTTAACAGGGAGAAATATCGATCCATATATAATTCTTCCTGGCCTTCAGTTTTCTGATGGCAGCTTTCACATAATGTAATCAGATTATCTAACGTGTTGGAACCATTTCGTCTTTTTGGTTTAATATGATGAACTTCTAATCTGCAGTTAGATTTTCCACATTCCATACACTTGCCACCATCTCTTAGAATAGTTGCTTTACGAATATTTTCATCTAATCTGTTGGATTTTTGATATTGCCAACGATAAGATTTATACCCATCTGTTAATACGCGGATATCAATAGAAACATCTTCCAGCCAATAATTTGTTATATTTATCCACTTATTAAGCTGATTGATAACTCTTATGGTAGCTTGTCGTTTCTGTAAGATACTTGGGGCAATTCGTCCTTCTCTTTTAGAAGATTTACGATTATTGAATCTCGCTTGTCTATATCTTTTATGATAACGGTGGTAGCGTCTATAACCCCGCCTAACTTCCATAAGATGCTTTACATCATTGCGCTGCTCGATGGTTCCTTTGAAAACAACTTTATTTTTCGTTTTACATTTCTGAACCAGAGCAATCCCTACATGAAGTCCGCCGTCATCTATTCCACAACGAATCTCATCTTTACAGATTTCATTTTCTTGAATTTCTTTTTTCAATTGTATTACCATTGGATATTTACTAACCAATGCTGCTCGTTTCTTACGGATAAGAAACCACGCTTTTTGTTCTTTTGTCGGCGCTAATTGTTTCCCATTCGCATCTAATACAAAAGCATAACTTGTCATTTCTGACGCCTTCCTTTCGGAGAATTTCTCTTCGTGCCAAAGTCAAGCAGAGGATATGCGTTTCCCTGTTATCAATACAGGACATTAGCATTGTTTCTTGGTTTGCACTCACAGAGCTTCAGACTGAAGATTACATCTAAAGGTGTGTCTTTACCTTACTGCTTAACATAGTTCCTATCTGCAACATGTCTTTCGACAGTAGCAGTCACTTAGGCTTGAGACCTATTGTTAAGCTATAAACAAGAGACTTAATGTGTCCACTCTTATCTATATTTGTATATATATTTCTATGTTTTTAGTTACTTAACAATTAGTCCTTTTGTTCAAATAAATTTTGCACTTATGAAGTGCTTGTCTAATTTTTTATAATATGTTATTCTCTATAAGTACGGAGCATCTTCCGTATTCTTGGTCATCGGCTTTTCCCGAGTTTTGTACATTTGTTGTATAACAACGGAAAGGCAGGTGAAGTAACATGGCTATGTCATATTCGATATTAACGCCAGTTCACGTTAATGCTTATTGGCGTTTCCGTCTAAATAGATGGGAATTTGTCTGTGAGCATTGGCGTTCGCTACCTCGACCACGATAAAAACCGAGGAGCGCACCACGCAACGTCCAGATGGATCAGGCTCTCTGATAAGAGTTCTTGTATTCAATTTTAGGTAGCCGATGGCCTTCTTTATATGTAAGTACAGATACATCTGTACTTATTTTTCTACTCCAGCAGGATTTTGTGATTCAATAATTCCTACTTTGATCATGTATTCTGTTTCAAGATCCAATACATTAGCTACCGTGTCATAATCTAAACCTGTTCGACCTTGAATGTATGAATTAAGTTCGTCATAATCCAACACTGGATTTTCGTCAATTTCTCCCATAATTGTATTCTCCATTAATTAAGCTTAATTGAATGTTGTGTGGTAAGCCCTTGTCCAAGCTCGAACTCAAATAAACTCGCGCCAGGGTTAGATGTCTTCCTTAGAGACATCCCATATGGATCGACGCCAATAATAGATCTGACAGTAAGACATTCTGCATCAATTCCAACTTCCACATTCATTTTATGATGGCAATGAGCGCCAATCAAATAATCAAAATGTGTTTGATAAGCTCGCGCATATTCATCAATTGCAGTTTTAATGTTCGGGACTTCGCCATGAATACCTAATACTGCATATGTGTTTAGTACGGAATAATCCATTCCAGTTGGATTTTCAAGAATTACAATATTCTTATTGTCTTTAAGCCGTTCTTTAATTAATACAAGCATTGATTTACTCATATTTTCATCTACGAATGCATTTTTCGGCGCACCGCAAATTCTAAGCTGATTATGATTTGAATCAATCACCATTTGAAATTTAATTCGTACATATTTACTAAGTTCATTTAACCAATTTGCAAGGAAATTGGCATACAGAATAGAAGAGTCGATAATACCATATCTAAGCTTCATAAGCTGGGAATTTAAACGCAAGATACCCTGCAGTCCATCGCCTAACTCCCAAACATTTAATTCTGTAATATGTTCTTTATTCACAATCTGAACAACTTTATTTAAAAGATTCCACATACGTGTTTCGAAGATCTCTGGACTGTATTCATTAATAATATTTCCAAACAAATCTTTAATCTCAAATTCAATCCCATAATGAGCATCAGCTAAACACAGAAGATATGATTTATTAGCATGTATAGGCGGAATATATTCCGGAATATCCAATGTTTTTAATTCATGAACTGCATTGCAAATTTTTTCTGTAATCATTTCAGCTCTCGCGTCTTCTCGTAGCCATTTTGAATATTCTAGTTTTTCTGTTTGGATTTTCTTACGAGTTTTTTCTAACTCTCTTTGTGCGATCCGGATATCCTGCAACTGTTTATCAGAATCAACAAACATATCACGATTTGCATTCAGCATTCGATCAAATGTCGCTTTATCCTTCCGAAATTTTGATTCTCCATAATGAGTACCAAGTAACTCGTTTAGCACATCAGCTACATCATTCCAAGAACCGATTAGATCCTTGTCTTTAGTAACTCTATAGATAAGTTGATCGTCTGTTTCACCAGGTAATCTTGTATAGGAAGTAATAGTAGATCACTCCCTTCTTACTCAACATCAACTGGCTCATCCAGCTTTTCTTCGTCCTTTGTCTCTACGCTTAAAGTAATTGCAGCTTGATCGTAACCAGATAGAAGAGTACGTATGGATTTTGATTCACCATCAATCTCGATTGTCATATGAGAAAGATCTGAAATACCTGTAGCTTTCATATTTTTCTTTGTTGTAAGTTTATAAGTAAAACTTGCCATATCGTATAATTCTCCTTTTAATCCTAAAAATTTGTATAAAAAATAGAAGAGTAGTAAACTCTTCCTTAAATAATTTCATCTAAACTTGTGATAATTTTATCAGCAACACCATATTTAATAGCTTCTTTCGCAGATAAATACCAGTCATTTTCAAAGTTTTCATTAAAGACATCTTCTGGAATTTTTGTCCTAGATAAAACAAAGTCTCCAAGTTCTTCGATTTGTCGTTGATAATTTAAAATTGCTGCGACTACATCATTATATGTTCCAGCAAATTGACCAGCTCCCTTATGGATGAGAAATTCTGCAGTTGGAAATGTAAAACGCTCATGACATGCTAAATAAATAAAGCATCCACTTGATGCAGCCATACCAACATTGATTCCAATAACTTTTGTTTGACTTAGTTGAATTGTATCAACCAAACAGTTATTTACCTCTAAATCGCCACCAGGACTAAAGAAGATTACTTTAATTGGCTTACGTTCTTCTGCTGGAATATTATTTTTCTTATCTTCTGAATTCCACTGCATAATCATCTTTGCATATTCCAAAGTCATGGTTGTAATTTCATCATCAATCCAAATAATTCTATCATCGTAATTTTTATAAAATTGTAATAGCGTAGGATCTGGCAACTGTAAATTTTCTACATTACTTGGAATTGCAATGTCTAAATATGTTGTTTCTAATTTTTGCTTGAGTTCCTTTTTCTCCATTGGCAATATGCCTCGTGCTTTCATAATATTTTCTCGTTAGAGCATAATAAAAGAGAATCAATATTCTGATCCTCTTGAAATAATTCTGCTTGTTTTTCTTTTTTAAATAAAAAATACTGTTCTGGTGTATTATTAAAGTGCCCATAAAATTCATGGAATTCCAAATGATATTCTCTTAATAAACATACGCCAAGTCCATATTTATAATGCAAATCAACACATGTTTCTAATAACAACTTTAATTCTTCTTGGGAATATTTCCCCACGTTGTCCCTTAAATCTAAATGTGTTATTTCCAATGTTTCTGAAACAATATCTCTAAAATTTTTATATAAATGATGTACTTCCAAGTATCCGTTTTTATTTGTGATATCACATTTATAATTTGCGGCTTTTAATGAATCGGACTTCCATTCTTTTATAGATACGCGCAAAAACGAATTAAGAGAACTTCTGCCTCCTTTCCAATGGGCAGAGTTTTTACCAAAAGATATTTTCTTTCTGCAAGATGGGCATATAATTTGATGTCTATTTTGATATTTTTGCAATGACGTTGTATATGGATTTCCACATAACGAACATGATATAGATAAATTTCTATCATTTGCGTGAGTGTACACGGTCGATAAAAGCTTATTTTCTCCACTTTTTTCAATTATATATTTTGCATCATCAAAATTAAATCCCTGAACTTCTTTTGCATTATCATAAATACATCCTTTACATTGATGTGGTTCATTGCTTAAATTAAATGCCGTTGCTACTTGCACCCCAAGATTATCATGCTTTTTACAAACATACATCATCTTTTGCTTGGCGTTTGTATATACATAAGGCAATAACATATAGTTCTTATTATATACAGATTTGTGTAGTTTTAAGATAAAATTTTCTTGTTTTAACTTATTATATTTGCTTTTAGCCATTGTTGTTTTTCCAGTTATTTTTCGAATTTCATGTGCTTTTCTCACGGCGCAATGCGGACAAGCGTCTTTATCAACTTGTAATTTACCCCTTTTATAATGCTTATAAGATGTTTGATTTTCTTCACCGCAGTAATCACAAATATATAGAATTTTCTTTTCGGATGTATCGTTTAAATCTTCAATCCGACACATGAACTTATCATTATATTCTGTAAAACAATATCCTTTTTCAATAAAATATCTTTTATTTGCATGTGTCCATGTCATTTCAATTTCTTTGGTTAATAGCATTATTTATCACCTATTATTTATCCTTTCGTATTTTTATTTATTCTCCATATAAAAAGACACCAAAGCTAAAAACAACTCTGGTGTCTTCGTGTATTTATATGTTGTTACTCCTTGAACATCCTTTACAAAAGAATATTCGATACCTTTTGATTGAAGATATTTCATCTCAGGTACGTATTGAGTACTGTATTCTTTATCAAATTTTTTAATCACTAATATATAAATCCTTTCTTACATCAAATCTGCTAATTCGCTCAATTCAGATCTGTAATTATTTTTAAGTTTGACACACCCAAAGCTTTTATGTCCTTTGAATACGTCAATCAGTCTATTAATACCAACATTTTGGACGTTTGTATCCTTTTGTTCAATAATGTCACCCTCATATATTTGTTTACATCCAGATTTACAACGTTGAATAATTGTTTTTAGAGTATAAACATCCAAATTCTGACTTTCTGTAACCATACAGATGCTATCAGATTCAAATTCGACACCTCGAATATTTGCAGTTGGAATAATATCTAGCATTCCACGATCAAGCATATACTCAACCTGCTGCAAATCGCCAAATTTTGATGCTAAAATATTTCCGATAGATGCAGAATAGATCAATTTTGTGACATGATCACCCTTTTCGTATCCGAGAGTTTTCGCTCCTTTTAATGGTTCATAAGAGTAAACCATATAGCATTTTTTATATCTTCCTTTTTCAATTTCTTGCATGATATAATTAAGTGGAAGAGTGGTTTTGCCACTACCGGCTTTACCATACAATACGGTAATATCATTTGTGTTAATCGAATCCATAGCGAATGATTGAATGTCGTCTAATGGTTTTAATGTGCCAAACATATTAGATTTAAATGGTTTATTTCTAATAGTCTGATACATTCCGCCATCCCATTTTAATTTATCTACAACTTCATTGTCTGCATTTCGAATAATAACATATTCATTGGTTAATAAATTGAAAACATTTTCATTTAAATGTTCATAGAAATATGCCATATCATTTTCAGACAATGTAATATCTCTATATCCTTTATATAGATCTTCTTGAATAGTAGAAATACTGGAAACATCTAATCCAAAAATCCATTTTGCAATGGTTTTACAAGAAATATCGTTTGTAATAAATAAAATATCAGGAGTAGAATATGCACATGCACAAATCTGATTATCAGGAGTGTTTTCTAATCCAAAAGCATCTATAATTGAGATAATATCTTTGGTGGTAATAACAACTTTATATTTATCATCATTTTCATCTAAAATATGTAATAATTTTCTTGCTTTGTATTTTGTCTCTTCATCTTTTCGAGAACTTGTTTTAATGTTTTCTAGTTCTTCTAGAGTAGTAGAACTAATGTAAAAACTGTCTTCTAAAATTTTATCCTGTAGTAATAGAAGAGCGTTAGTATCATAAAATTTAGTTTTGATGGCTTAAACCACCTTTCTCATTAAATTTCGCATTAGCGATGATATAATTTTTTTCTATAATTTTCGAGAAGTCTCATATTATGAGGACTTTCACACAGATAGAACTTTTTGCGTTTATGACATGATTCCGAATGGGATACGCCACCTTCTGCATAAGGAACTCCATGTTTTACTAAATATTCTTTCTCTTGTTTAGTAATGAGTACTATATTAATACACACCTTTCATTTTAAATTTCTTTGCATTTACCAGCAAAGATAAATAGTTGGGGTGGTGGGACTCGAACCCACGACCGTTCGGATATAAGCCGAATGCTCTCACCAACTGAGCTACACCGCAATAATGCTACATAAGTAGCAAAATAAGTACGCTGAGATTAAACGTATCTTCGGAAACCTTTACCGACATTATTTTTTCTTCGGTTATCCACTATATGTTGCTTACGCACACACATAGTATCTTCCACAACCGCCTTTTGAGAAGAGGCTTATCTTCTTTACTGTATGACTACTCAAGTTTCATCGTTCCATTAACACTGCCGTGCTATAAATCTCCGCTAAGAGAACTGTGCAGAATCCGCTTAACACATCCAGATATTGCGTATCTTTCAGTGTGTGTATTACCTCCGAAGAGATTACACATTTTGGCTGCTTACACCATACAGAGGTACAGACTTTTGCTTTATAATTTGTTTGCCTTTTGCATCAAACCAATTTTTATATTATTAATTCATAGAAACGAAATTAAATACAGAAGACGCGCTGCACCAGATGTTTCGTTATCTTTTGGATAACAAAATCCATCACGCCTTCGTAGCTTTCGGTTATAATCCCTACTCGCATCCTGCATAAGCTAATTTGGCATCTCTACCAATTCACTTACCCAAATGGACATCGCACTTGTCTAATAAGGACTCGCACTATATATCCTCCTAATTCCCCATCATATCTTCATAGGTTCGCGTGAGCTATTCTGTTGCGCAGAAAAATGATTCTCAGCGGTTGCCCCTGAATCACCTTGTTGCTCCCTATTTCCTGACACTATTTCCACACAGGATTTACTCGTTTTACCGGTATGAAACGGCACTTTTTGAGTGCCTGGGGTGTTAGTTTTGCATAGATTGACCAATTTTCATGGCGACGAGTTGTAAATTCGCCTTTAATACGCTCACACGCACCTATCTGTGCTATGCCACGAGTTGCGGGACTACGAGTCGAACGTAGCTTTAGAGAACATGAATCTCTCGTGGATCCGATCCAACATATCCCGCGATAATACTGGCAAACTATTATATCTGCCAGTAAAAAATAAAACATAAAAGAAAGAGGAGATAATTATGAAATTAACATAAAGAATTAACCTTTTAAAAGGGCGGCAGAGAGTAACCACCCGTTGAATAGACTACAGGTTTTGTTTCTTCCGGTGTAGTCAGAATAAAAAATGATTATTTATTCCCTTCAAAGAAAAACAATTTTTTTTGAAAAAGAGACAAAAATCCCAACAAAATTAGGCATTTTTCATACTGTCAGCTTCGAACATTTTATGGTTTCTCAATTTCTTCATGCGATCTTTTGCTTTTTCTCGATCAATTTCTTCGGCACACTTACTACAATAAATCCTATTTGGTGCAGTCATTTTAACTCTTTTTCCGCATGATGGATTTGCACATTGTCTATATCCTTTTTTAAAGTTACCGATATATTGATTTCCCAAATTAGAAAATTCTTTTATCTTATATGCCACATTATCAGATTCAGCTAAATTAACTCTAATATTCAGGTTGTCTATTTGTTTACCAAAATAAATATAACCATTTTTATATAACTCATGAAGCATTTCGCTTTTTTTATCCGACGTAAGAGTAATATTTGCCAATTTAAAAATTTCAGACAATCCTCTAAGATCCTTTTTATTAATCCATCCATCAGAATCCATATAACGAGCTACGGCATATAAAGTAAACATAAATTTCTTTTGTCTGTCATTAGGAAGTGAATTAATAAGATCAATTTCTTCTTGATAAATTGGAACATATTTTAATTCTCTGAATTGTTTGTCTTTTCCGTTAATTTCTTCCTTTTGCTTTGACTTTTTATCTTTCTCGTTATCATAAAAAATATCACATACATTCTCAATTTTGTGAATCCATTTATATTCCTGATAGCCATAAATCATCATATCGGAAATCTTATTTTTAACGATTTCAACTAACTGTTTTTTTTCTATATTTTCATTGTTAATATAATAATATTTTGCTGTTAAAACAATCAAATAGCCAATAGATAGATCTTCTGGTTTCTTCTTTGAAGCCAGAACAGATCTAATATAATCCTTCTCATTCAGTATATACATTTTCATTCTCCATTTCTTCCAAACGTTTAATAAGCAAGTCACCAATACAGTCCCAACAAAACTGTCGATTCCCCTTATAACCATAGGTAATATCAAGGATAATATTCATGCGCTCTTCATCGTTTGGGCAAAGATCAATAGCCTCTTGCCTAAATTTTTCGCATAAATATTTTCTGTTATTATTTGATTGTTCTTTGTCGGAAGATCTGTTTGCTTTATACTCCTTAATACATTCACGATACTCTTGTTCAAGATCATGTAAAGCTTTTCGATGTTCTTCTGTGCATCGACGTTTAACTTTTAAACGATTGTAATCAAAAGTAGAATCATGATGTAATTGTGATTTATATCCGTCTAATTGACTTTCAACATACCAGCAAATTTTATTCATTGCACATGCTCCAATGCCAACCGGCATTTTATACTCATACCAAAATAAAAAATCCTTTTGTTCGTCAGTTAAATTATCCTTTTTACTATATAAATCTTGAATACTGCAATCATATAATGCAGCGCATTTTATCTCGCTTTCCTTGATATAATTCTTATACTTACGTTTAATCTCATCATAAATATAGATCATAAAATACGGTTTTCGATAAGCACAAATTGATTGTAAATAATGATTATCTTTGCAAGCACCAAGATTATACCAATATTTTGCCATTGGCTTTGCGATAATTCCTTTGATTTTATCCAATTCATCCTGTTGGTGAAGCTGTCCACATTCAATACGATATAATAAATCATTATATTCATTAGACCCCTCTTTAAATCGAGATAACACTTCAATCATAGAAGTTACACGATTTGTAATCTGACCAACCTGATTTCCCATGCCGTTTTTATTTGTTTTTTTTACTTCTTTTTCATTAATAACAATCTTATTGGCTTTTCTTTGAACACATTCAATTGCTAATAATTTTCTAAAACAACGAAGTAAGACTTTATTATTGGTTGAATATAAAAGATCGCCATCCCAGTCGCAACCGTTTTCCGCCACACAAAAAGAATCCCATGCATTGATAATCATAATAGTATCCATATACTGATACCAATACAAACATTCTTCGTTTGAAATTACATTGCATTTTCGAATATTATTGTGAGAAGTCATTGGACTTCGAAAGATAACTACAGAATCTACAGATTTGTCAATCCAGAATTTTGAGTAGCATTGATCAGCTTTTAATAAGCCAGTTATTTCTAGGCCACAAATTGATTGCATTAACGCAAACGGATCACCACTAGCAATTTGATAATTACCATTTACAATTAATTTACCAATTTTTGCATCATTTATTTTCTTCTTAATATACCTATGCGTTGAATCAATAATATACGGATCACCAAGCATATATTGGCTTGTATATAATGCACGTTGCCATGAATTCACGTCTGTATTTTCATTAATTCCAAGAAATTTAATGGTGGATTCGTAGTCTCCACACATAGCATCTTTTAAATGCTGAATGGTAGGATTGCACAATTCTTTAATATCATCATCAGTGAATTCATAAGACTGTAAATATTGATAATTTAATTCACGTTCTTCATCTAAGATATGAGGAGAAATTTTCGTAATTGCAAATTCATATCCACACTCTCTATATGCGGCAATATATTCGTCAATACTTTCATATGCCGACCATAATTTCAATGAAGATTCCGTGAGAATCATTTCACACTCTCGAATGTCCTGCACATTACCCCAAATATCCTCGATAAAATAGTTCCCACCATTATATTTTTCGATAAACTCTATAATTGGGAAAGGGTAGAGCATACCTTTTAACCAGGCATTTCGCAAACATACACCTGCAGGAGTATAATCTAATCCAAGAGATTCAGCAACTCTTTGCATATATCCAATAGTACATAAATTAAACCCATCAGACACTGTATTTTCCATTACTTTATGTTTTTTTTCGCGAATTGGCTCACCGTCTCCAACTCCACTATCGAGAGAAATTACATCATCTTCGTATTGAGTAATGCAATCTTTCACAACTAAAATTCCATGTGGTTCGCAAATTGGCTGCGATGCAGAGCAAGTTAACGCTTTATATGCTTCGTATTTTGCTGGAACTAATGGCACTTCTTTGTTTCGCCTACATTCACATAATTCATTTAGTTTATCTATGTATTCCGAATTACAAAATAGAAGAGTGTTATTTTTCAAACCACCTGTTGTTCCAACAAAACGTCTATAATTTATACCATTTACAGTAACACCTTTTTTGTTTGTTGCTCTTGCAAAATCTGTTTTTTGATCAATAACGACTTGCATAAAAAGTTTCGAAAAATCACATTTCCATTTTGCTTTCTTCATGATTTTCTTTGCCATAATTCGAAATTGCTGACCCTCAAATAATGAAACAGATTCTTGGTATTTAAATGCTTCTTTTTTATCAATATTCAAATTCCATTTAGAATATTTTAATTTATCTGTTCCAATTTTAAAAATCTCATACTGAGGTACATTAATACCTGCCATATATCTTTTATTCCTCCAAAATCTTATATTCTCCATCGCCAACACAGACAATAATTCCATACTGATGTAGCTCTAAATCATTAAACATACCACCAACTTGAAGATAGTCTTCAGAAATGTTTTTCAATTTAATACAATGAATTTCACCATCATATTTAATGGCACCAAGCATTTCATTCTTTTCATTGATTGCAAAAACAACACAATAATTGCAATCTTGAGTATCTACAAGCTCATAACAAAAATCATAGATGTCATCATCATCTGCCAATAAAACATTCATCTTTTCACCACATCCGCATCCACATACTGGCGCACACAACATGTTATATTCAGGATCTAATCCAAAATCCTTAAGTTTCAAATTTTTAAAATTCCATATAAAATCTATAATATTTGTATTAATATTCATACTAAATCCTCCTGCGTTACACATTCATAAGCAAAGCCTTCATTTGTAGTATAGTAAATGTGTTTTATGCCTAGATCCTTAATAGCAGCCATACATGACGGACATGGCCTAGACATACCATAAGGTTTATCATTTCGTTTTCGATATATATATAATTTTACTTTGGAAAAATCTATATCCAGATGTCGGATGGAATTGATACAGCTAATTTCTGCATGTATTTTAGGGAGAAGTGTTTCCTGATCAACGTCAGTAATTCTATATTTGTTATAATATTTCTGTACTGGATGTGTTTTGTTGGTATTACAACCAATGCCAATAATATTTCCCTTATATACTGCTACACAACCAATATGTACGTTTTTATAATCAGAAATATCTGCAGCCTGTCTCGCTTTAGATAAATATCTACGATCAGTTTTAGTAAACAAACTCATCCACTTCCTTTACTGTGGACTGTTTTGCTTTTAATTTTTGTGTTTGAATAATATTTCGATGACACTGTTCATCAAACTTTCTGTCTGCAATAATCTTTTCTGCGAAGTGCGATCCATGTGATAGGGTAGTAGAATTCGGATATGGAGAAAGTTCTGTAAAATGAATCAGTCCTCCAAATTTTGTGTTATCTCTCATACTTCTTGTGCAAAATCTTGTGTTCTCTTTCATAATTAATATCTCCTTTGATTTTCATAATTTTTAAATACATTTCTATCACTCCTTAGTTATAGGGATGATTAATAGTTCCTAATTTTATATTCTCTAAACATTCATCAACATTTCATCTTTTTAACGCTATCTCCAAGTTCATCAATAAACGGACTAGAAGTCATAAGATTATCATTGTATGATGCAGTAGAAGAGAGATATAATTCATTCTCTGCTCTTGTAATTCCGACATATAATAACCTGCGTTCATCATCGAGATTGTCACTTTTTGCATGTGGGAGCAGTCCATCATTCAATCCAACAATGAACACGATTGGATATTCCAACCCTTTTGCTCTATGAATTGTTGAGAGATGTACTTTATCATTATTCTCCATTGCAACTTGTCTATTGATGTCATCTAAGTACAACATAAACTCGTTTAAATCAAAATACTTTTCTGCAATATTCTGAAAAGCATCCATATTTTCAATCTGTTCCGAAAACCCACCATCATCAGCCTGTTTACCCTTGCTAACAAAATCATCGATTTTAAGATAGAATCTCAAGTATTCAATCATCTCACCAACCGACTCGAATTTTCTGTTCTGTAGTGTATTAATAACTTCATATAATTGATCAATTCCATTTTTGAAACGCCAATTTCTGCGATCAATCGTAAACATTGCATTGTATAAAGAAGTGTTTTTCCTCGTAGCATTTTCTTTGACTTCAGCGAAAAATTTCTGGTCTAACCAACGATTTGGTTTATTATACACATACGAAAATGCTGAATTATCTCCTTCGTGCAATGCCAATTTAAGATAAGAGATCAGTAACTTAATCTCTGGTAGCTCCGTAAACATAACCCCATTAACAACGTCATATGGAATCATATTTTTAGACATGACAGTTTGCAATATTGTCAACTGGGCATTTGTCCTTGCTAGAACAGCCATATCTCTATACTCATTATTCTCTTTTTTCTCTGTGATCTTTTTACAAATCCAAGAGGCTTCATCATATTCACTTACAAATTTTCTGTATTCAGGGAACTGATTTGTTCCTTTAGAAGCAATACTTTCTACATAATTCTTATCCTTACTGTCAGGAATATGTTGTGCTAACATATTCGCCATGCGTACAATATCTGTACTACATCTGTAATTCGTGTTTAAATGGACGATTTTCACATCAGAATAATCCTGATCAAACTGCATAATGTATTCACTTCGCCCACCACGAAAAGAATAGATTGCCTGTAAAGGATCACCTACAATCATAGTGTTTTTATTATTAATTCTTTTAAGAAGAAGAGACTGTGCCATAGACACATCCTGAAACTCATCTGATAACACGTAAAGATATTTATTCTGATAAAATTTTAAAATATCTGGGAATTTGTCAAAACACTGATTTGCCATATTCAGGAAATCATCAAATTCAATATAGGACTTATCCTTTTTATAATCTTCATACATTTTATAAATCTTTTTCATCCGATCATCAGGATACGGATCGTCATCTGAATAAATCAAACTATCTGTTGACCCTAACATATTTGTCTTTTGAATTCCCAAAAATCTCAGTATTCCATTATAAGGAACATCATCTTTATTCCTACATAATCCAAGTAAATCACAGCAAATTTCTTTCAGTGCTTTTTCTTTTTCCCAAGATGCAGTCCATACCTTGTATTTTCCATATCCATATGTAGAAGTAATAATTTTAAGAGCGAGAGAGTGAAAAGTTTCTACATTTACACTAACTACTCCAAGTTTTCCTAATCTATGCTCAATGCTTTCTTTTGCCTTTTTACTGAACGTGACAGCCAAAATAGTAGTGGGATCAATTCCATGGTTCTTGACCATGTTTAAAATTCTATATGTAAGTACAGATGTCTTTCCAGATCCAGCTGCAGCAATGACAACCATATTTCCGTCTATGGTGTGAATGGCTTCTTTTTGGTTTGTATTAAATTCCATTTTTATATCTCCTTTGCTAGTTAATTTGAAGCGTGTATTCATCTTCAACTTTACGTTTATTAATTCTCTTCCCAAGATATTCAGTTTCATTGTTTATTGTCATTTCGCACAACCCCTTAAAACACAGGGAATAATCATCTTTGCTTTCATAGATCGTATATTTTCGAGGTGATTTATCAAAACGTTTTTGAGCATTGCCAATAATCATCTCTGTGAAAGTATCATTAAATTTTTTGATAATATTGGATTGATGTGGGAATTGATTTAGAACAAAACTACATTTGTCAAGATCGATGTAATAAGCTTCATATGACTTATAGACAAGTTTGATTTTGCGTTTATATAATTCATCTTTGAGGGCTTCATTAAATCGTTGTGATTTTTTGCTGTAATATCTTTCGGATGCATTTGTGATATTTGCTTTTTCATCAGCAACCTTAATACAAGCAGCATAAAAATCCATATCTTCTTTAGACGCCTCTCTAGTTTCCAATTTAATATTTGCATGAACAACTCCATCTGAATCGATTTCAATCATCTCGTCTGATACTTCAGAAGTGATTTTGTACACATCACGCCAGATGATAAGACCTGCGGATTTAAGATAATCCAGAGCATTCATAATATAATACTCAATCATATCATCTGATTTATTATAAAATTCATTAATAGTATCCAATTCGTATTTAATAGCTCTGCTAGTTTCCTCTTTATTATATTTACAGAGATTATAATTTTGGTTGACCATATTGATTTCTCTGGCCCATTTACCAAGTGTGATATCAATCTTTCGATTTTTATCATGTCCATTAATGATTTTTTCTAGTAGCAGTGGAACAATATACTGATATAAAGATGTATTCATTTTGCTAAAATTAGCTGGTAAAATATAAGGATATACTTCTTTGATCATATATTCCTTTTTTCCATGAGGTTCGATTTTACAATATCTACTTACTTTTTTTAAAAGAGTCTGTTTATTTTTTGTTTGCATATAACCCAATTTTTCATATGAATCCTTTTGGGATTGACTGCCATAACGAGTTATTAGATCTTGTTCAGAAATAAGTCCTACTTCAAAATTATTCTTGTCCATAAAAATGTCTCCTTTTCAAAATGGTAATTTTAGAGTCATTTTTACCTTATATATTCTGAAAAAATTTTACTGTACCATTTCTTCCTAATATATATTATATATAGGGAACTTTTGGTACAGTAATTTCACCCATAATTTATAAGGGTAAAATTGCTCTATTTTATACTTTGTTCATACTTTTAATAAATACTTTATAAATGGTTCAGTACCTGGTGGCTGCTTTAGCAGACGCCAGAGCAAGGAGAGCTACTGCATCTCCGCGCTAGTAGTGTGGCACACTATTGTCAATCCAACCGTGCAGTCAAGAAACTACCGTAGCCACTTTTGATAATTCATTCTCTAATAGAATAATGGTTTTATCAAATTGTTCACTCATCCAGAATTGCATCAACCATCTCTTCAAATAAACTTCTATATTCTTTGTCATAAGCTAGTGCATCCATGGTCATACAATTCTTTAGATTATTATTATGACAATAGTCATCTATCATCTGATTTAAATCCTTATCTGTATATTGTTCTCCAAACTCTTTAAATAATTTTCTATATAATGTTTTGTAATCATCAATTCCATATTTCATCATAATCCGCTTGAATTTAGGCATCATAATACTTACCCAATATGGCATTTTCTTATTTGATATTGTTCCAAATGTATTCATATTATTTTCTAATAAGGTCAATCGTTCATTTAACTGAGCAATATCTGTGTCATATCTTTCATATAGTAAATTAACTGCCTGAGTCATATTATTTTGGGCTTGAATAAGATTTTCAAGAGCTTTAATAATTGGCTGTAAGTTTATAGATGTAAAAGTATTATTTCTATATTTTTCTACAATATCCCATACCCAATCCATAAATTCGTCTGCTTTTGGTTGTCTTGACCATCTGCAAATTTCCATAATTCCTCTTTCGGTATAGTAGACACGTTCTGTCATAAGATTATTGTTTCGACATACATCACTTTGATGGTGGTCGAAAGTTTCTGTTTTGATTTTTAATGATAAATGATCAAGACGATCTTTGTGTTTCATATGAATATTTTGGATTGATTTTATTGGATCTTTATATTCCAACGCTTGCCCAATTTGTTCTCTTGTCAATAAAATGTCGTCATTCATATTTCTGTAAAAGCTGTAGTCTAGTTCTCCAAATTTTTCTGTTGTGATCAGTTTTAAATTATTGTCCATAGTAAATATCTCCTTCGCATTTATGATTTTCTTTGATATTTGTTTATTCTCCATGCCATTTGAATCGTTTTTGTGTTTTATGATTTGTCAATTTTTGATTTTGAGCATAAAAAAATAGCAGACAAGATTTCTCTCATCTGCTATAGGAATGTATTTTCATATATTATTTTATTCTTCTTCTCTTGCATTAATTGTATCAAAGGATAACCAGAACACATCAGGCTTAGAAATAATCCTTGCATCAATGTATGCCATCTTCATGGAAAGACATGTTCTTGCTTGGTAACACTTTCCATCTATTTCATTAAGCACCAATGCAACGTCAGGAATATTATTTTTGTTGAAATATAATGGAATCATTAACTGAATCCTGTTATTGTAGTAATGAGGAATAGCAAGCTTATAATTCGCAGTAACCTTTTGAATTGAAGAATCGATTACTCCTTTTAGTGTTTCCAATGCAAGATCACTTGTCCGAATACGTTCTGGTAAACGCTGCGCTGTATTAAGGTCATCTAAGATGTGTTCATAATGAACATTAACGGGATAATGCCAGTTGAATATGAGTTTGCCTGGATCAGAAAAGTAATCAGCTCTTTCTGGTAAATCAATGATTTTTAAATCGCCTAGCTCATAACGATCTTTGAATCCTTTAAATATCCAACTTGAATAGCCTAATCTATTATTAGGTTCTGCATATACATAAATTGGTTCGTTATAATTATCATATAGGCCTGTATTAAAAATACAATAATATTTTGCTGTAACGATTTTCCCTTCACTCTGCAGTTTTTGGAAAGTGTGTTTCATATAATTTTTTAAAATTGAATAATCGTTTATATTTCCAAAAGACCACGGCTCTGACTGTGCTCTTTTTGCTAATTCCGCCATCTGAGCATTGTAATCTCCCCAATAGAAAAAGCTATATAAATCATTCATGCCTAACAGTCCTTTATATTTTTGATATTAATAATTTTAGCATAATTCGAACAAACATTCAAATGGTAAATTCTGTATATTATATAGGTATATATGAAATAGAAGATCGTTTTATGCTGGAGTTTAAAAGTAGCCCCCCATGGTGTGTCTGGTATGAGAGGATACAGATCATTTCTTGGGTATGATCGTAGGAGAGTATGTGAGATTATTTTTCTAGGACGGATTTAGATGTGTTTGGTGGATAGTTGTTAGGGTACAGATATAAGATCGATTTAAAACTTGTAGAAGTGTCTTTTTTGTATAGGGTAGGTGATTTTTATGGTCATCTACCCTTATTTTATTTGAGTTATTTCCTATTTAAAATGTGATGCTGACACTAAGTTTGATTCTGTACATATAATTGTTTGCCAGTAAAGTCGATCCGAGACAACAGGGAATTGATATTTCGGTGCGTTTTTCTAATTTATTATATCCTACTACAGATATACGAATATCATCTTCTGCAGCGAGTCTTTGTAATTCTTTTAAATATTCATCATATGCAGATTGGTTTGTAATAATATAAGAGATTACGCATGATGTTTCTTGTACTTGTCCAGAAAATAATCCTCTTCTATGCATGGTTGTTCTTGTTTCACAGACTCGTCTGACATATTCTGCAGCTTCTGGTTCGCCTGAATAGGAATCCGGATAATAGCAAGAGATATATTTATGATTGCCTATAGTTGTGTACTCATTATGCTGTGCTTTGGAGCGTAAAAGATCTTTTACACCAGAATAATCAAGTCTGGCATTTGTTTGTGCTTCAGATGTTGCTTTAGTCTGGATCTGTTCTTGTGTTGGTGTAAGACTGGACAATTCATCACGAAATGACATGATTTTCCTCTTTTCTTGTATAGGTGGACAGTTTATATGATATAGGTGTTTGAATGGATTCTAGGTCGATTATAATACTGTTTTGTCCTTAGATCAATAGTAAGGATGATTTGTAATGGTATGCGTGGATGTGAGAGTAGAAGAGAGCAATTTTTGCGTGGTGAAATACTTATCGTTAGAGTTTGGAATTTATATGGATTATTTTGGAACGGATGTGTGAAAGTTGGAAATGAAATATGAATGGTGGAGTGATTTTAGGGCTTGATTACTGGGGTTAACGATAAAGGGTACGATAAGGTGTTTTGTGGTGAAATGATTGGATTTTTGGCTTGATTATTGGGCAAAATGGGGATTGTTTTTTGATGGACGGAATGGGAGGGTGGTGAGATAGGGAGATTGGGTGGAGTGATGGATTCTGGAGTTAGTGTGTGGATGAACCAGCTATGTGAGATTTCAAAATATTCAGACAATTTACTGATTTTAACTACCCCCGTCTAAACATTCAGACAATAAACAGATCACAACGTTATTTAACCCCGAAAAACAGGTATTTTATAGGGTATAGCACAATTTAAATACAATTTAAAATATTCTGATAATAGATTAAATTTTTTCTATTGTTTGGTAAAATAAAAATTTTTGACCATGGCGCGCGCCGTTCCGGTGGCAAGTTGAAAAAGGGTGGTAAAGTGTGACGTAAAGTCATATGTAAAAATTTTACATATCGAAAATTGTTTTGATATTCAAACTATTCTAATTCCAAACAATTCGACACTCAAATAGTATTACAATAAAATAATTTGATACTCAAACTATTATCACTGTTCAACACACCACATCAAAATTCAATAATAGTAATCATTCCTAATATTCTAAACTGACCAATAGTCAACCTTCTATTCTGGTACACTTTGCAGTCAATAGCCCTTTTTGTCCAGATCTGCTTTTATTAAATTTTTAATATATTCGGCTTTATTTACATTATTTTCTGAAATATATCTTTCTAACCTTTCAAATTCTGATAATTCTTTTGGAGTGTAGCGTATTGCGACACTTTTACATTGTGAGTTATATTTTCTGACAGCTTTTAATTGTGACTCGTTAGTTTCTGACAATATGATACCTTCTTTCAATTATTTTATTTTCAGCACTTTGCACAATAAACTATTGCATCTATTGTGTAATATTACTATTTGCCAATATGCTGCATAATACTATTACTTATACCGCATCTATTGTGTATATTACACAACGACAATTAATCAACTAGCAATATGCACTAAAAATAGTTCTATGCATGTTTATAATTTGTGTATAATTTCACTAAAAAACACTTGCAATCTATGCATGTTTATGAGATAATACAATTACCGAAAGGGTGATAGCCTAAACGGTACGCGAACGGTCGTTTCGTTCGCGGTGTTTCTTCTTCTGTATACCGGACACCGCCCGGGATTGTAACTGTCAACCTTAGTCTCAGTATCTATTACGCGGACGTGTAACCGCTCCGCGGATGGCGGAAAATCCATCTGCATTCTATTCTTGCATGAGTTCGGCAAACTAATTTGCCCGGTACAAAGTCCATACCGAATAGGACTATTCCCAGTTGAGCGCGCGAACGTCGTGAGATGTACGCGAACGGGTAACACGAGTAACCGTCTTCAAATATCTGCTTAAAATCAGCAGCACTTGAGTGGTAAACAAAGTGGGCGCGTGTGATGATATGCGTTTTCCCACCTGTACACGGGATATACAGACTACATTCGAACGAAACACCTTTTCGTAGTGGTGGCGCTCAAGTCGCTCCCTACAAATTGCAATAAAAAAAGTGGTGGCGCTCAAGTCGCTCCCTTTTCGGTTTACGTGTTCCATTAAAATACGTCGCGGGACGTTTCCCGTAAGTCGTGGCGCTCAAGTCGCCCGCTTGAAATATTGACGAAAACGTGAGTTTATGAGCGCCGAAATTGTTTCAATACATATCTTATCAATTTTGTTTCGCCGTGTCAAGTACACGGCATTTAAGGAGGAAAAAACCATGATGTATAACATTCTGAAAGTAACCCGCAACGAACTTGCTTCTATCAACCTTGTTTCCGGAACTCGTCTTGTAGTAGATGAAACCGCGCTTGTCTATAACCGCGTTGTTTTCGATCTCGTTTCGGACGGGATTATCTCACGGTCTTATACCGATTTTAATGAACTTTCACTTGTCGGTGTAGTTCTCACTCCGGTTCTTTACAAAAACGCCGTTTTCGCGGCTTGTATGGAACAGGAAAAAACCGCTTCAGAAAACAAGTTAGAAAGTTTTCTGAAAACGGTTGAAAAGTCTGAAGCGCGCGCAAAAGAGCTTGAAAACAAGCGTGATGTATTCGAATTGGATACGGAAGAAAGTACGGAATATTTAAAGCTCCGCGCGTTTCTTCTGACGGCAGAAGATGTGAGAATGGATCTCACTAACCGCCGTGACGCGTTGCGTGACGCGTGCGAAAAAATTTCCGGTATTATTTCTCCGGTATACGTTGCCCAGGTAAAAGGAACTGGAAAACAGCTGCTCCATTTTGAACTGTTCTGTTCGCTTGCGTCCGGCAACGTTTCGGACTGGAAAAAGGTTTTTGAAAAACCTTTACAGAGTGCCCAGCTTTACCGTCACGAATTAGGACGAACAGGAGGTGAAACAACGGAAGATACAAAAAAACTTTATCTGTCATTCCGCGCTGAGATGGAAAACCTGTTTTCGCGGTTTTCTGTCACAAAATCGGACGGGAATAAGGTACTTGCGTCTCGTTCCATCAGAATGACCCCAACGGAATTAAATAACCTGGCGACACTTGTTTCTGGTTTCAACATTGAACAGGACGGAAACGGAAAATTCCTGTTCAAGACAGTGAACTACAAGAAATTTGAACGAGTTCTTGTAAAAGCAATCGTCCTGAAAAAACAGGGTGGAAAGTTCGAAATTAAGGGCAATCTGACTTTTGAACAGAAGAAACAGAAATAACCACGCAATCGCAATATAATCGCCCGTGACCGTCAAAAGTTACGGGCGATTTTCAACACTTATTTTTTTAAGTGCTTTTTGATACCCGAAAATGGGCGTTGTGTGTGCAACGTCTTTTTTGCGTACTTAAATTTCCAGCTTTGCAATGAAAATAAGAAAGAAAAGAGGGAAAACCATGTGTAAAATTTCAGAAGTGTTTAAAAAATGCTCAGATACGCGTTATCTCATTGCAAGAAAACAATTCAGAATGGCGGGAAAACTTTTCCCAGTAAATGCCGTATATACTCAATATGACGGCGTTCGGTACGTGTGTGACTCGTTCCCAAACTATAAAGGAAACCGCGTTTATTTGTATGTGTGGGCTTTCAATTCGGTTTATAACGAATGGGAACGAGATATAATCGCCACCTATAGCAAGAATGAGTTCGAACGGAAACTTGCGTGCAGCATCTGGAAAGCTCATAAAGAAAGTAAAGCGAAATCAGTTCACCCAATCAGAGAATGCAAACCGGAAAATTTCGATAAAATGATGAAAAGCGCGGTTACAAGAAAGAAAGGCGGTGGATCTGGGCAGCGATTAATTCCTGGAATGGAAGCACGAGATTTTGGACGGTCAGAACCGGAATGGAAAGAACACACAACTTATGCTCATTGGGAATTTTCTGGTAATGCATCAATGATTTCATTATCTTGTGGTTATGACTATTAAGCAGAGAATGTAAAAAGGTAAAACAGGAGGTAGAATAACATGAACGCAATCCAGGCAGAAAACGCAATGATGGTTACAATTAAAAGCAATCATTTAGAAAATGACAAGGCAACCATGGGTATTTTCAATGCTATCTGTAATATGTTATATACTACAGAATTAGTAGAAGAATTAGCACCGGCTTTATTATCCGTGTTTATCAAAACTGGAAATTTCAAGGCAAACAATGCGTTGAAAGCATCAAGAATGATCTTAGGAGGAAGAGAAAATGAAAAGAAATGATATTACTTGTATTCCGATGACAAAATTTTCACGGCGTCACAGAGAAATTGCGGAACAGTTCGTACCGGAAAACGTAGAAGATACTTTGCGGAAACTGACAGGAATGTATGATTCCAGAATCCAACAACGGAAATATCTGGAAGATAACACAATGGAAACCCGTGTATGTAATGTAATTGCATTCGGGATTCCTACACAAGTAGAAGTTACATTCTATTTGTAAAACAAAATAACAGAACCGAAAAAGGCGTTTTTGCAATGCAAAGCAAGAATGTCTTTTTTTGATGCAAAAATTTTCAATTTCACAAGGCAAACTCAAAATAAGGAGGAACTACTATGTTCAAAAAATTAACAGTAACACTTCTCACCCTTACCACCATCTTTTCCGGAATCTCTGCTTACAACACCACCAGAACAGCAGCAGAACCAGTAAAAGCAGTATCACGGCAGAACTCCGCAACGGAAACCAACAACCGAAAACTTGACTATTCCGCCGAACAGGACTACAGCTACGCCGATGCGTTCGTCTGTGACATTGTAGACTGGAATACAAACGGAGAAGAACTGTCTCTTATGACTTCCGACGGTTATGAGTTCTACTCTTATAAATCAGCCGACGAGTACGATTTTAACAAGGCATACGTTGCGTTGGACGACATCACCGACGTAGAAAAGGCAGAAGGCAAAATTCGGATTTACACCAAAGATGGAACAATCTATCAGGTGTTCGGAGAATAAAGAAAAAAGAAACTACACAGAAAGGAAACCAAAAAATGAAACCAGAAAAGTTTATGCCACTTGTAAAGGAAATTTGTAACATGGAAGCAACTGATTGCAGATCCTTAAATAAATCGAAACTTGCAAGGGAACTTATGAATCTCGTAAACATTCCACAGAATGCAGAAATCTATGAAATCCCGCTTGACTGGGATGATGAAGTAGTCATTCTGTTCATGCTTCCGAATGATAAGAACTATTATAGCCTGGGTGCAGGTCATTGGCTTGACGGAACGGAAAGACTGATTCTTTCTATCACCGGAAGATGGAAAGGAAGAGAATTTAAATTCTTTCAAGAAGAAGGTAAAGAAGATATTCCGCTTCCGCTTGATTATTTCCAGAGAAAAAACAAAAAGGCAAAGGAGAAAAAGGAATGAGAGACAAATTATTAAAAGTAAGTTATATCCTGGCATGGATCGGAGCAATCTGGTTCTTGCTCAGTTCAGAAAGCAGTCTTTGGTATCTAGTTCCGGGAGCTTTATGTCTTACTTATGCCGTAGCTTTTGGCGAAGCGAACAACGGAAACTGGATCATTTCGCCGCACTAAGAACTATGAATTATAAGTTATGCACTTATAATTATGCATAATATATACATAATCAAATTAATTAAGAAAGGAAATTAAAAATCATGAGAAAAGTATTTGAAATCAAAGTGGCAAATAGTGCAAGCTTTTATTCTTATCTTGCATTGTCAGGAATCGACTTTGAAGCAAAAGAGAAACCGGAAGTTATCATCTTTACCTGTGATATGACAGACGCAGAGTTCGCGGCAGCAGTCCAGTATTGCAACAAGCTGGCGGAAGAACGGAAATTCAACGAGTCTGTAGAAAAATACAAAAAACTGCATGAAGAATATATTACTATTCAGCAGGTAAAAGAAGCGTTAGACGATCTGTTCCATGACATCAGCTGTCAGGTATTGTACAAGCAGAAAGAAGCAGAAAGAGAACTTGCGGAAATCTGTGTAAGAACTATTAAAAAGACAACGCAAGAATTTATCCTTACTAAAAAAGAAATTGTTGACATTGTAACGGAAATCGGATTCGATGCGATGATGAACAATGATCGGTTGACAGAATTTCTTCTTCCTGGTTGGAATGAAAGCTTTTATAAAATCCAGTAAGGCAAAACCATAGAAAGGAGCTGATGCACAATCACACAACGCAAAATAGAATCATGGTCACTAAACCGTCGTATAGAATCTTTACGGCAAATGGATCGTAGATTAGCAGAACTAAACATTGCAAGCCGTGATACGATCTGGAAAGAATACGGTGGAGGACTAAGAGAAAATAAGAAGGCAACGCTTGAAAATTGGAAGCGAATTGCCGAAGATGACATACTATATGATAATGCTATATATTGTTATATGGTATGTACGCTAGAACCATATACATTATGTGGTTTCGAAAACTGAACACAGAGCATAGAAAAGCAGGTTGAAATATACCTGTTATTTTTATGCTCAAAATCAAAGAGAAATTCAAAATAATAAAACATAGAAAAAGGAGATAAAAATTATGTGTAAAATCAATGGAGTAAAATTAACAGAGATGAGAGAGAAAGCTGGTATGTCACAGAATGCACTTGCAAAGAAACTTGGAGTTGCTGAAAGCACAATTTCAAATTATGAAACAGGTCGAAGTAATCCGTCGGAAGAGAAAGTAGACAAAATCTGCTTTATCCTGAAGATCAATAAAGACGACATCGAAATTCATGATGTAGGATACAGCTTTTCAGATTCGATGGGAAAGACATATGAAAAATATAGAAGAGCAAAAGGATTCCGGCATTATATGACATCAGTCGATTTCGAAAATTGGATTAATGAACAGCAGGGTTTTGATGCAGAAATGGAAACATCGGAAGTAAGCAATGCATTACGGTATCCTTTGACAGTAGGAAATAAAAAATATATAACAATCAACCCACTGTTTGTACATATTCCAGACTGGCAGAGAAGTACGGACATGGTAAAGGCAAAAGAGATTGAAGAAAATTTCAATGAATCGAAATTCGATCCGATCAAAGTGTTCCTTATTGATGGAAGATTATATGTAGCCGATGGCGCACATAGATTAGCTGCATTCATTATGAAAAACAATCTGTTAGGGAAAGCAGAAAAATTAAAAATTCTGGTTGAGATTATTGATTGTAAAACAATGTGTGAGGCCGTATTAGTTTTCTTAGGACAGCAGGCAGGAAGGAAACCTATGTCGGTTAGTGATATGTATAGAGCTGGTATTGAAGCGAACGAAGAAGATTATATTAATTTCAAAATGATTTTCGATGCATACAACATCCAGATCTCGGCTGACCTGAATCGGAAAGAAAATCCTATTGGGAAAGTTACACCAACCATGAATCTGTTAAGAATGGCAAAACGCAGACCTGAATCACTTAAACATGCAATCGTTATGATTAAAGAATTGAATTGGTGCGGATCTACAGAAAAGAATGCATTCACACAGCGAAATATCAATGTTCTTCTGAAGATGGAAAGCATTCACGGAACGGAAACATTAAATCTTTTGAAGAAACATTGTAGCGGAGCAGCTTTCTACGAAAGTAAGGTATTTCCTGTTAAGAGTAATGCACAGTTGTTCGATATTCTGGAAAGCGAAGTCAATAAATAATACATATCTTACATAATACATAGCAAGCAATACATATACATATTTTACATAGGGAGTTCGGAATAAGAAAGCACCACCTTATCCCTCCACATATATATAGGAAGAAACACCGTCAGCCTAGCTAACTGATGGTGTTTTCTTTCGCTCAAAAACACAAACGAGAAAGGAGAATAACGATTATGTCAATGGATGATTTACGGAATCTGCTTTCGGATGACGAATATGCAGGACTTGAAGAGTATTTGTCCGAAAGCGAAAGTGAAAATTAAGTAGTTAGACAGAGCGGATAAGGAAACTTGTCCGTTCCAATGTGATTACTTAAATCACAAGAAAGAGAGGAAAATAAAATGGAAAAACGACATAATCCAGCTGGCTTTGATTATGAAATCATTGCCCAAAAGAAAGAGTACGCACTCATCAAAATGGAAAGCACAGAAGAGTACAAGATCGTATCCGACATCTGTGCTGATGGAAGTTGGGCTTACACTGTCTGCTCATGGATGTATGGAAAATATGGTAGAGAAGAATATCTGGTTATGCAGGATGCTATTGATTCATTTCGGTATAAAACGGAAAGTGATTACATCCCACGGTCACGGCTGGAAGAATTAGCAACCCAATGGAAAGACAAAATCATTCAGGATTGCTGGATGACAGAGGAAGAACAGAACGAATACTTCATCGGTGAGCAAGATATGGATGATGCAGAATTAGAATTTTTCGGATTATTAAAAGGAGATGATGAATAATGTCGAGACGACGAAAGCCAAAGGAAGTTCTGGATTTTGAAAGGGAATATTTATTTCCTAATGGATTCAGAGAAACAAGAGTGAACGGAAGAGATGGTACTGGATCACACTTACATTATTTAAATCGTTTTACTCACAAGAGAATTGAAGTAAATACACGGCTGAATAGAGAAGTAAAAGCAAGACTGATTAAAGAGAATAACCTTGTGTCGAATAAAAAAGTAAAAGGAGCGAAAAGAATTGAGAACGCAACAATGTGCTGTATTTGATCCAGATCATTACAACATAATTGACATAACCAATTATGAAAAATACCGTCAACACATCGAGCAGCAGCGCGAAATGGAAATTCAGAAAGCGAAAGCCAAACGCAAAAGAGAACGGCAGCGTAAAAAACTTATAGCACAAAGAATCTTTTGCGTGATGCTTATGGGCGTTGGGTATCTACTTATTAGATATGCAAGCGATACCTGGCCGTTAGGGGTAACGTTCATTTTATTTGGGCTGTTAGTAATCACAGAAAGGAAAGCGATTTTATGGTGATTTGGATAAAAATCTTTGATCGGTACGAACCCGTACTATATGTACAGAAAGACGCTTTGCGGCATATGACCGTCTTGTATGTAAGAACAAAAAATACAATGGTTGATGTATATATGAGTCTTGACGGTCGATTATTTGCAACAAGAAAATCTGTAAGGGAAGGAGGGAAAGGAATGTGTACATTGTAGCAAGTGACGATGTAACAACGCAAATAAGAAAGCTAAAGCCTACAGTTTCGTTACAAAAAGCGAAAATGATGGTACAGAATCTTCGTGATACTGATTTTCTCGGGTTGGAATACTGGCTAGAAGATGACGAAGGGAATGAGATTGAAGTGGGCAAGTCAAATAAACGGTAAATTCTGGTAATTGTGTAATAAATATTGATAATATACCATTATTATTATACAATACCAAGATCAAAACATAAGGAGATCATAATAATGAAAACGAAAAATATTTTACCGTGCGAGATTGTGAGATTTAGAGAAGGGAAAAAGAAAAATATCATAGGACATAGAGAAGATGGTAAGATTATCCTTTCACGGAATGATGTAAAACCTGGCTATTATAGATTACATAATGAAGAAGAGAAGGAACGGGTTATCTTAACAGATGCAGAACGTGTCCCGTATGATTATTTCCCGGAAATTTCATATGAGGAATTCTTAAAAGTTCTCGAATACAATGGATTTAAAATCGGCTTCATTGAAGATTTTAAATACAACTATAGTGATGATAGGATCACTAATGAGCACATGATCTTTGCATACGACATGGAAACTCATATGGTAATTGTTGCTGAAACATTTGACAACGGAAATTGTTTTAATAGTATTGAAGTTTATTGCCCTGGTATGAATTGTTATGATGGAGCAATGAGACACAGATTATTTCGGCATGGAAGTAGTTTAGGAACGACGTTTAGCTTATGTTCCGATGATGTGGTTTGTAAAAACTTAGGTGCAATTCATTCGCTGAAAAAGGACATGCAGCCAATTGTTGAACGTGGTGAAAACATTTTTAAAGGCAAATTTTCAATTAGTCTTTGGAATTATGCAGAGGAAGGGTCTGACGAAAAAGATTTCTATGACAGATGTGCAAGGAAAATTAATCTTGCTGACAGAGATGATATGCTTGAGTTATTTTCGAAAAGCGAATGGGGAATGAAAGCATTAAACAGTGAGACATGAAAGAGAGATTTTAGAAAGGAAACGTAATGTACTATAACTACAAATGTAAAGATAAAACGATTAGAGTGTTTGTTTCTTCGAATGAGTTATGTGATTGTGTAACTGTTACAAGTAATAAGAAATCATATGACAGAACAATTCGAGAAGATAAATTCGGAAAATTTTTTACATGGGATCGTGAGAAAATTTATTTAGATGATTGGCTTCGGAGTTCTATAAAAGAATTAAAATGGAAAATCGAAAATAACATTCGTGTTACATCTGACGATTTATGTCAAGCAATTATGTCAGATGGAATCGAAAATGTAAGATTTATGGTTCCATTAAATACGACTTGTGGATTTGGTTTCTTTCTCGATGGAAATAAATTTAAAGAAACGTTATGTATGATAAGAGAAAGCTGGAATAGAGAAGTAAAACAGAATTACAAAATCACTCTTGTTCCAGTTAATCCAGATGACAGTGTTGCAAGTAGAGTGGATTATTACACGATGGATTTTTTGTCCCTGATTGAAAGTGGAAATATTGCAATTGTAGAAGGGAGAATACAATGAGAGATTTAAAGCCAGGAGATATTATTCATTGATGTAATATTGCTTGCAAAATCAAGAAAATTAATTATCAGGAACCGTGGAACTGGAGGAATGCATATTACATAGAATTTTGGGACACAGATGGAAACTACAGAAGTTGGAAACAGAATTTCGATGGTGGCTATGCAGAGCTGAAGGAGGACTAAATCATGGCAAAAGAATTTATTTACAGCAAGACAAGAGAAATTGGAACTATTGGTAAAAACACAGTGGAAATCGGACATTACACTGTTGATGGCAAAGAAATGCCAGACAAGGTATATATGGTCACGAAATTTTCACGGAAAGATGGAACTGAAAATACAAAGGCAACTGCGATTTGTAGTGTGAAAGACGCAAATGAGCTTGGTAAGCTGCTGATGCAGGTAAAGTAAGGAGGTATTATACATAATGAAGGAATGGATTGAGAAAATGAACGAAATGTTCGAAGCGAACAGGTACACGAATGACAAACGTGTAACCGTAGACTACTGTGAGAACGCAAAGTGCATTCTTATCAATGTGTGCGGTGACACGACGATCATCAAAGATCTTGATAGACTTAATGATTTCGGGTTGATGATGAAATGTATGACAACAGTTCGGAATCTTTATGAACCTTATAATGATTAAAATACAGTAAGGCAGGTAGAGAATAATAATCTATCTGCCTTATTTAATTGGAGGAAAAAAGATGACAAAACGACAGGAAGAAATTATTAAAGATAATTTACGGGCTTATAAGGCAAACTTCGATTTTATTAAAATTGAAGATGCTGATTATGGGGGTGGATTTTATGTTTTTACCAGTGAAGAAAGGGCAAAAAACGGAGATTGGACGCAGTATTGCTACAACATTGATTACCTGAATGGTTGGTTATACGGATGTGTACAGGCAGCAAATGGAATTATGAAGAGAAAACAGGAGGAGTAAAAATGGAGAAGGCAAGAAGATTCAGAGGTGAAATGAAAGAAGCATGGGAAGCTGCTGGGTGGCGTGAAAGATTTGCCGTTGATAATGGAAATAAAACCATTGTTTATATGAACGGTCATAAATGTTTACGGTTTACATATTCCAGGTACAAAGAATATCAGGATGCAAACGGGGCGATTTATGACACAGTAAAAAAACAGTGGATCGGATAGAAAGGCAGGTTGATAATATGAAAGTCAAATATGTTGGGTTTGGTGGATACATGGAAGTTCCATGCTACGAAGATGAAAATGGAAAGTTATATTTTGATGAAAACAACGGTAAAAACGGACTCAATCTCTATACAGGTGCTTATAGAACTGAATGGGATGAAATCTGTGGTGAACCATGTAATAGAGTAACAGAACCAGTTGAATGCGATGATCCTTTTGTTCGTCATCCAAGGGAAAGGGATTACATGTTCTTAGACAGAATGAGAAATGATTGTAACTATTTCCTCGGAAATGGAAACGGTTATGAAGGTCATCTGTGGGGTGGCAGTGTAGAAGCAATCTGTGACGAAATGGAACGGATTTGGAACTCACTGGAAGAGAAACCGGAATGGTTGACTTTGGAACAGATAAAAGAGTACAGAAAAGAAATGATGAAAGTGAGGATGAAATAATATGTTGCCAAAAATCAGTTACGATAGAAAGTTTCTTGCAAAGTTAAAAAGTAATTATTTCAATGCAAAAGCATTATATGAAACAGTAAAAGAAAATGCGGAAGAAATCGAAAGAAAAATCCTTTCGGAAAATGAGTTCTATGAAACAGAAGATATAGCAGAAATGATGGAGAAAAGAGGTGGGGATGGAAAGCCAAAACGAATTTTTGAGCCAAGCATGACTTATATGATGGATTTGGATAAGGAGTTGCCACGGTTTATTGATTTATGTTATCCAGAATATGTTAAGGCAGGAATTGCAGATCCTCGAGGAAAGGGATACTGTCCTGACGCACAGGCAAGAGAATTATTACTTGAAGCGACAAAGCAGCTTGTAGATTATGGGATTGACATCATTCCAGAAGGACTTGGTGAAAAAGAAACGTTACGGAAGGCAGTTCGAAATATCAAATGGAGAGATAAAGTGCTTGATTTAGTATTAAGACTAGAAAGTGACGAGGTGGAAAGTTATGCAGATTATTGATAGAACAGTAATGGCAGATGGAACAAAGATACAGCTTGAAGATTGGCATAGTGAAAATTCAGAAAAATATATAAATCTGCATGGATATACAATTGGTGCTTATCCGATAGCTAAAAATACAAGTAGATTTGGTTGGATAAGAAAAGGTGAGACATTCAGACTTGGTATTGCAAGAAATGAATATGCAAATTACACAGATGATATGGTACTTGCAGATTATGAAGCGTTGAAGAATGGAACTAAATCACTTGCTGATTTGCGAGAACATTTTTGGAACAGAGAAAAGGATGCATTTTACTTGGGTTTGGCAGATAAAGAACCTGAGTGGTAGTTAAATGAAATATTAGTTTCATGAGCAGAGAATAATAAGGCAGATGCAGAAATGTATCTGCCTTAACTACTAAAAAGGAGAGATATAAAAAATGGGAATTATGTATAACGAAAATGTAGAAGAAAATAAATTATATAAAGCATATGGAATTACAGTTTATGGAAAAGTAAATAAATATTCGTGGTCGATTTATCCAGACAAAGCAGATGAAGATTGTATCATCTTCTTACGGCTTGAGAAAAATGGAGAAGAGTTTTTCAGAATTCATCTCGGTAACAATTGTATCATGAAAGAGAACTTTGATCGGACAATTGACAATTTCCTTTGGCATGTAAATAAAGAAAATCCAGATCGGTTTGATCTTGAAAACGGAATTTTCAACACTTTATGTCAAGCAAATTCTTTATTTAATCATATGATTGAGCAGCATAAGAGAAGAGAGCAGAAAGAGGTGGATGATAAACATAAAAGAGAAGAACGCGAAAAGGAAATTAAAAATATGATCAAATACATTTCTGCTGAATGCGAAAATAAAGATTGGCTGTTTTATACAAGACATTATGGTTCCTATGGTGAATGTATTGTTTTTGCGCCTAAGAATGACAAGGCAAGAGAAGCGATTCTTAACGCTCTTGAATCTGATAACAATGAAAAGTTGAAATTTTATGTGGAGTTTAGCGACAATTATCCAGATAATAAAGATCTTGACGTAAAAGCGAACGGACAAATTGATGAAGTTTATCAGATGTTTAAAGAAGGGAAGGTAAAATAATATGATGAAATTTACAATGAATGCGAAAGAACTGAAAACCATGATGGACAAGGCAGTGACAGTAGTAAACAAAAAAGTGCCAGTCCCGAGTCTTAAAAGATTATACTTTTCGGTTGACAACAAGGGAGTTTTAAAAATTCTTAGTACAGACATTGAGCATTATATTGAAGTAAGAACACAAGATGCGTATCATACGGAACCAGGTATGTTCGGAATCGACATTGAAGATATTAAAATTATTTCAAAAATGTCAGGAGAAATTACCATGGAAGATATTACAACCGGTGAAGAAGAGAAAATCAATATCAAGTGTGGAAAGAAAAATGTTTCTATTCCACGATTTGAAAACACAGATGTATTTCTTCCGGTATTAGACAATGCAGAAAATATTTTGGATGTAAAAGAGAACTGGTTATCTGAAACGATTTCTAACTTGTCTGTATTCGTGTCAAATAGAGAAGAAGTCAATCAGATGATGAGTGTATTTAATTTCAACACAAAGGAAAAACGTGTAGAAGCATTATGGAAATATATGATCGGAATGCGGCAGTTGGAAGATAATACGATCCTTAAAGAAACAGAAAATCCGTTTGAAACAGTAAAACTGCATTGCAGATGCGTTCCAGTATTCAAAAAATTATTAGACAAAAAATCAGAAATGGAGGTTATCATCTCTCAAAACGATAAGTATGTAAAAGTAGAAAGTGAAAACTATACATATATTACAAAAAGAATTGATGGTGAATACTTCAAAGTAAATCAGATGTTGTCGGATGAATGGGATTATAAATTTACTGCAAATGCAAAAGAGCTATTAGAGGCAATGAAGTACGACGCAGACCTTTTGAAAGAATCGAAATTGCCAGTTACATTTCATGCAGAAAATGGAAATTTATACTCATATGCAGGAACAATAAAATATGAAGCGTTTGATGAAATTGAAGTTAAAGAAAAACCTGAAAAAGATTTCTATATTGGCTTTAATCCAAATTTTCTTGTGGATGTAATGAGTATCGTAGATTCTGAATACCCGATTTTCTATGGTACAAAAGAAGTTTGCCCATGGATTATTAAAGGAGACACATATAGTTTCTTGATTTTACCAGTCAGTATTAAAGATGAAAAACTTAAAGCAGAAGAGAAAATTGCAAAATACATTGAAATAAACAAAACAGCATAATGGAGGAATAATTATGATTTGTATGTTAATTAAACGAGTAGGAGCAGGATATGAAGTTGATGGTCAGTTTATGGGATATGGAAACAGGAACATTATAGAAGCATTTGCGATGGAAGGAATTGACCTTAAAAAAGAAATGAACGATATGAAAATCGGAGAAGTGAAAGTTTGGAATATTGGCTGGTATCCAAATGATCGGATTCATAGAAGATATTTACCAGGAGAATTGGCAACCTGTTAAAAGAACGATTTCAAGAACAGAAGATGGAGAAATGTATAAATAGAAAGGAATAAAAATATGGAAGAAAAGGATATGAGAATTTGTCCAGTGTGTGGAAAAGAAGTAGAAAGAAATGATATGAATTTTACAAGAGACTGTCACGGAATTACTTTTAGGTTGGTATGCTATGATTGTTGGGAGAAACTAATGGAAAAAGGATATGATGGTGAATATTATAGCGAAGCTGATGAATGTATTGATGAAGATTATTAAGGAGTGGAATTAATATGATGACAAGAGAAAGATTTGCAGAAACAAATTGGAAAATGAGCTATGAAGAATACAAAAAATGTTATTGTCCGGAATGCAAAAGAGAAAATTGTATTCACAGAGATGCATATAGAAGACTACCAGAAATTGATGGTGGACTTAACTTATGTCCGAAATTAAAAGGAGAATAATAAAGGGACAAGAGAAATCTTGTTCCTTTGTTTTTATAAAAAGGAGGACTTGTGATGTTACGGTATGGAGAAAAATTAAATTTAGACAAAAATCTTTTGGACGCAATCGTCACATATATGAATGATGATATTCGAGAAGATGTGCATTTTGATCTTGCGCCATGCAGTGAAGAAGAATTCCTCGATGCATATGTGAAGAGGGATACTGAATTTGAAAAACTGCTGCATGAAGAGTTCGGAATAGAAATGGAGGAGTAAGATGAGAGCATACAAGCTTTTAAGAAAATTATCAGACGGAAATCTGTATCCACTTTTTATACATAAAACGTATTCCACACCAATCAATGAATGGATGCAGGCTGAGTGTTATCCTACAAAGGGATTTGCGGTTAGATGCGGCTGGCACACATAAAAATAATAAAACACTGAACGAATTAGAAGTAAATTAAAATCAAGTGAGGTAAAAAATGGTCAAAACTAAACAAAATTTAGTAGGTATGAAATTTGGACGACTTACTGTAGTTTCTCAGTCCGAAGATTTTATTGATTGTGGAAGGAAGATAGCTGGATGGAACGTGTTTTGTGAATGCAATTCAGATAAAATTTTTCCAGTAAGACAAAAAGATTTGAAGAGTGGTCACACAAAGAGTTGTGGTTGTGTTATTTTGGAGCATTGTAGAAAAAATTTACAAAAAATAAACGATACTGGAATCAAACGTAAATTTAATAATTATGATTTAACTGGTTCGTTTGGTATAGGCTATACCACAAAAGGAGAAGAATTTTACTTTGATTTGGAAGATTATGATTTGATAAAAAATTATAATTGGCATATAGACAAGAGCGGATACGTGGTCGCAAATAGCGGGGATAATCATCCAATTAGAATGCATAGATTGATTTTAGGATTAACAGATAGAGATATAATTGTAGATCATATATATCATGTAAAACATGATAACAGAAAGTCTCAGATTCGTATCTGTACAAATACAGAGAATTGCCGTAATGCATCACTAAGTAAGAATAATTCATCAGGAGTCACAGGGGTTCATTTTGATAATGAAAAACAAAAATGGGCAGCAACAATTAAGGTAAACCGTAAAACAATATTCTTGGGTAGATTTAATACAATTGAAGAAGCTACTATTTGCAGAAAAAAGGCACAAGATAAGTATTTTGGAGATTTTTCTTTTAAGACTAATTTAAATGAGACTAATAATCCTGGCACAAAAAATGAAGATAATCAGAGAACTTACAGAGAAAGAAGTCGGTAACATTTTGCTAGATAAGACGGAATAATTATTTCAAATAATACAATGGACGTATAATGTAAAAAATGCGTGTTTCATAGTGAAAGGAGAAAGCAATGAAGACTAATGTATATACGATGGAACGAAAAATTAAAAAGCTTACAAACAAGAAAACATTTTGGGATGATGTAAGAGAAATTGTTGGATTTTATGATGATACTGTTTTTATTGAAGACTGGGACATTAAGCGATTACAAAGAGTAGCTGATGCAAGATACGAAGAATTGGTATAGTGAAATTAGCATTTCTTTAGAAAGGCAGATAATATGTATAGATTAGATTATTATGATAAAGATGACAATCATAAAGAAATCCATGGATTCAAAACGCCAAAAGAAACTGAATACTATATGAAAAGTCATCCAGAAGAAATTTTTGGTAAATATCCATTAATTTTATTTGATAGTGAAAATAATGTGTAAAGGAAAGAAAACGATGAGCGAATATATTATTGAAAATCTTACAAAAAGAGAAATTGATATTATGGAATCAAGTGACATTGAATGGTGTCCAGATGATATGTCAGGAGATAATACGGATATTGTAGTATTCAATGAAAAAGATTGTTATAAAGCATTACATTTAATAGGACGAAAATGAAACTAAGATTTCTTAGTATGATTGGAGGTAGATTTAATGTTAAATGCAAATGATTCGCGGACAAAGCTCGAAAAATATCATGCAGATTGTGTAAAATTTTGGACAAGACAAAATGGAATTGACGAAAGAGAAGCTCATAAAAGAGCTTTGGAGTATGATTTGATTGAAATTTTTAAGGTAAATAATGGGTGTTTACATGATCCATATTCAGTAAAAGGAGATGAACTTGATAAGCAAACAACACTCGATTTCTTAAAATACAGATGTCAAGATTTGTATGGAAAAGAGTGGGAAGAACATTGGAAAAAATACAATTTATAGTAAACGCAAAGGAAAATTTAAAAGAATTACTTGAAGATTATGAGGAGGTTTAAATTATGTATATGCATATTCACACTATTGAAGAAGATTATGAATACAGAATGAAAAACATTATAAAGGTACTCGTCAAAGATTATGGACTCAATGAATTAAATCCGGAAGAATTACAATATAAGATATGGACAGACTATGCAAAGGAATTTGCTCATGCAGTTTTACAAGATATGGTTGATTTTTCCGGTGACGAATTGTTTGAGGTTGGAGAGTAAAAATGTAGATTTTTACGGATAGAATAGCAATTCCAAAAGAGAGAATAACATAACGAGATAGATAAAAGCAGAGAACGCCATCTCTGCTTTTTCTATAAATACATACAAGGAGGTGTGTAGCTATGCCGTACATGAAATACGGAAACTGGTATATCCCAGGATGCAGCATTGCTTTTCCAACAGAACGAGAAGCCTGGGAATATATTGAAGGCTAACAACAATGGGGCAATGGAAATTCCATGTAAGTCCCCAATTCCTTGAATAGTTATTATAACAGAAAGTGAGAGAGATGTAAATGAATAAAACAGAATGTGAAAATTGTAAAAGAGTTATGGAAGAAGGAATTCGAAATGCAAATCAGGCGATTAAAGAATTTACAGAAGCAAATGAAACCGATAACAGAGTGCATTTTGAAACTTTACGGATGAAAGCTGAAAATCGCAGAGGATATGCAGAAGGTATTCTTCAGGCACTTGTATGTATTGGCTTTAAGCATGAACGGATGAAAGAATTAGGAAATTTATTATAGAGAGGATGGTTTATTTATATGATATTACATCTATTTTGGCTTGATAAGAATTGGAAGAAACGTGGTGATTGTGCCAATAATTATAATCTCATTGTTGATATGGAAAATAAAACATATAAGGTATATACGAATGCTTTTTATGGATATTATCATCAAGAAGATATTGAGGTTAAAAAGAAATCAGATATTGAAGATTACATAGAGTATTTAAAGAGAAATGGAGTGATAAATTATGACAGTAAAAGAATTAAATAGAGATCAGTTACACGAACTGAAACAGGCATATTATTCAGAACTTGTAAATGAAGGCACTTTTGCAGAAGTGATGGGAGTTAATATCAATGAGCCATCATATGAAATGATTGCAAGTATTGATGAATATGTAAGTGATGAATTTATTTATAACCACTATGATGGATATAGTTTTACAGAAGATGATTTCTTCTGTAGTGTGGAAAGGAGTGCTTAAAATGTTGGATATTACAAATTTATATGCTTACAGGATTGAAGAATTGGCTGTTGGAATTGTAAAGGCAGAGTCATATGAAGGTGCAAGAGAAAAGGTAAAAGCAGCTTATTTGAAACACAACGATTGCTTTGATTCTGAAAGAGATTTTATTGAGTTAAAGGAAATTGCAGAGAATGATTCATGGTTTAGTGATAACCCAGATGTAATTGAGGTTGATGATTTGATTTAGAAGGGGGCAATGATTATGTTAGCAAGCGAAGCGTTGTCAATTACAAATAGAAACATGTATAAAACAGATGCAATCGAGTATGGTATTAAAAATTTAGAAGAAAAAATTAAGCGAAGTGCAGAAAAAGGATATAGAAAATGTATTGTTGACTTTTGTAGTTTTCCATACGGATATAACGATTTCGTAAAAAAATATGGTGAAGAAAATAAAGAACATCATAAATTGTACGAGATTGAAGCGGAGTTAAAAGAATATTTTATAAAAAATGGATTTACATTTAAGAGAGTCACAGATGATATTTGTGGCGGAGTTTTACAAGCTCCATATTGGATCATTTGTTGGTAGTTTGAGTTGGTAAATGAAACAAGATTTTCATTTGAAGATTGGAGGGGAAAAATATTATGAGGAAATATGAAGTTATTGAGGATAATGGCGGTGGGTTAACTTTAGTTGTTTTTAATAAAAATGGTAAAGTCGATTATTTACATAGCGGATATGAATATGGGAAACATGGAAGGTTAATATGTGATTTAGAAGCATTAAAAAATGGAGATAATCCAGTTACGGATTGGGATGGTAATGAAGATAATCCACAAGCAGTATATGATAACATAGTATCTTTTGAATATGGATGGGAAATTGTGGCTGACAATGATGGCATGTACCCTGATAAAATGGGATGTGCTGCTTGTTTTGAATTTGGAATAAAAAAGGAATAGAGGTGTTGTATGTGGAGAATAAAAAACAAGTAGCAATATACATACGTGTAAGCACACTCGATCAAGCCCGTGAAGGATATTCTTTAGATGCACAAGAAAAAACGCTTAGGAAATGGTGTGAGGAACGGAAATATAATGTTTATGATTTGTATGCAGACAAAGGAATTTCAGGGAAGGATATTGAACATAGACCAGATATAAATAGATTATTATATGATGCAAAAAATGGGAAATTTGATTTAGTTTTATTTTGGGCACTTAGTAGATTTACAAGAAGTGTATCGGATTTATATTCGACAATGGAAAAATTCCAACAATGGAATATATCTATGGTTTCATATACTGAAGCTTTTGATACATCTACTCCAATGGGTAGAGCAATGATTGGCATTGTTGGTGTATTCGCACAGCTAGAAAGAGAATTAACAAGTGAAAGAGTTAGTGCAGCTATGGCAGAGAGAGCCGCACAAGGAAAACGTACTTGTTCTGAAATATTAGGATATGATTTAGATGGAAAGGATTCATTTAAAATCAATAAAAAAGAAGCAGAATATGTGCGTTTTTGTTTTTCTGAGTATTCGTTAAGAAAAAATTTATCAGAAGTTGCGAAAGAAGCAAGAGAAAGAGGATTTAAAGGTAAGAGAGGCAAAGTTCCAACAGCTTATAGTGTTCAAAAAATTCTTACACGAACACAATATTGTGGGTACAATATTTTTTGTGGAGAAACTTATAAAGGAAATTTTGAGCCAATTATAGATGTTGAAACATATAATAAAACTTTATCGTTACTTAAACGACAAGGGAAAAATGTTGGTAGGAGAAGAATAAAACCATTAATAAAAATTGAGACAATGAAATGAGGATTTACTAGGAAAGAGAGGTTTTTATATGAGAGGAATACTAACAGATAGCATTCAAGAAAAAGCGGTGGCATTCTTGAATAGAACAATTTCACAAAAGGAACTTAGATTATATCCGTATATAGACTATTCAATAAAAAATGCATGTCAAGGATGGAGCTATTCAAAAATGGATGAAGAAGAAATTGAAATTCTAAACAGATTATACGATGAAAGACATATTATTTATTCGCCTGAAAAAATAATTGTAACTAGAAATTTTTATAATTATATGCAAGATGTGTTAGCGATGGGATATGTTGAAGAATTTATTTAGCCATAAGAAACGATGATTTCAGAAACGAAAACGGAAAGAGAAAAGAGAGGAAACAATTATGGAAGATAATGTTGTCTGCGTGATTGCAACAGAAAAGCATACTGGATTTATAAAAACATGTACAAGCTGTGATAGAGAGAATGCAAATCATTATACCAAATATTATAGAAGTATAGGTTATAATTCTCGAACTGTAACTTATGAAGAGCTTGAACAGATCCACGAAAAAGAGAAACAAGAAATTGATGATCGGAGGATACAAGAATGGTTGTTGGCGATTTAGTTTATAATGATGATTTTGATTGTAATTGTAATTATGATATTTATGATTGCTCAGACGGAAAGCAATATGGTGATGGAGCAGAATTGGTTTTTTGCACACAAAGAGACGGTTTTAATAAACCATTGGATCGTATTCTTGATATGAAAATAAAGTCTATCACAACACAAGATTCTACCATTGTAATAGAAGCAGCTAAATGAAACGTAGATTTCAAAATTAGGAGTGATAGAAATGAAATATATAGAAACCGAAAATCTCCTTTATGAAATAGATTGGGGAAATGGAAGAAAATTCAAATGCAATTCATATTGGAATGATGATACTTCTTTTGCATTGGACATTGGTGATGGAGAGTTGATTGATAAAGATGGAAATTCATATTTTATCCACTGTGAATACAATTGTGATAATGGAATATGGTATTATATTTTTGAAATATGGTTTGAAAATGATAGTTGTAATATTTATGACATTCCGGAGACTAACAGAAGCGAATATCTTTCGGAAACAGAAATTGAAGATCTACGAGGAATTATTTATAACTTATGCAAGGATAAAATAAATCTATGAAAACAAATTTATGTGGAGGAAAGCAATATGAAAGTATTTTATTTAGCACAAGAGAATTTCGGATGTGTTGTCTATGCAGATAATGAAAACGATGCATTTGAAAAAATGAAATGTCAAAGAAAAGAATTATTAGAAACTTTAGGATTGCCATTAGATATTACACGATGGGGAATTGAGGAATTTACACCGGACTTATATGATGGTGTCTTATGTTTTTATTAGAATGAAATAGAAAATTCAAAATTAGGAGTGATGATAATGAAAAGAGAAACGGCAGAAAAAATTGTAAAAAATTTTTTTAATCAGATGAACCCTGAAATGTGGAGCGGAAATGGAAATAGACCAATATCATTTGATGACAGAGCTTGGCAATATCCATTAACAAACGAAGTGAATCTTGAGATTACATTTGTTAATAACGAAGAAGATGGATGGTGTCATTATTGTGATTTAGTATACGCATCTGACAATGTTTCGTTCGATATGTTAAGCGGGTATGGAATTGATTCCGTACAGAATATTATTGATACAGTGTTGGATTTATGCAGAGATTATGAGTTGTAATGAAACGGAAAGTATCAGGAGGAAAACATTTGAATAAGGAAGAAAGTTTGGCTTTTTTACAAAATTGTATAGAGAAAGCAAAAAGAGCAACAGCACAGGATATTCAATTCTATAAAGAAGTTTATGACAGAGAATATGCTTATAAAGAGAAAGGTTTTGAGAACAAAGGAGATAAAAAATGAGAGGAATTACATGTGCATTAATTAGTTTGACATGTTGGTATATGGGAAGTCATATGTCAAGAGTTAACTTGACAATTAAAGGAGCTTTAGCGATTACAGCATTTGGTATGTTGCTGTGTGCGATTGTATTTATGGCGTTTGGAATATAATTGAAACGGAAATTTCAATAGAAGAAAGAGAGAATAAATATTTAACTGAACGTTTTTCTTTATTGATTGTGGACATGAATTGGAGGTTGACTACTATGAATGAACTTGGTAAATTATTAGTAGAAGTCGATAAAATTGAAGACGATGATAAGTGGTTAGAAGCAGAGCATGATACAGTCCAACAATATTGTGAAGATAAAAATTATGAAATGACAGAAGACGAAATGGAAACCATTCGATCGAGAGGATTGGAAGAGTCTTTTGAAAGTTGGATAGAATTTAAAGAAATGATGGAGGAATGATTATAAAGAAGTACAGTGTGACATTTACAACATATAAAGAATATGAAGTAGAGGCAGAAAATGAAACTGAAGCACTTAGAATAGCGGAAGAAAAATTGGAATCTGATAGATGTATTCCAATAGCAGATACTCATTATGATGAAAGTGATGTTGAAGAAATTGAGGAGTAAAATATGGAAGAATATATCTTAGATGAATGCAGAAAACATATTCTAAAATTTCATAATATGTCTGATACAGAGATTTATAATTGGATGTGTGATAATTATAAAGGATGTAGAGATTATGAAATGATACGAAGATGCAGTTTCGTAATATTTAACGAAAGCAGGTGACGAAAAAGTTATCTGCTTTTTTCGTATAGAAACGGAGAATAATAAGATAGAGTTTGACAAACTAATAAATTAAAAGATTGGAGGAATTGAAATGTTTACAGAAGAATATTTTTCAAAATGGTTTGATATTATTCCAGAGCATGATGCAAGAACATTATGGAATGACGGAGATAGAAGTTTTCTCGTATTGAATATAGAAGATGGGATAGATAGATATGCGGATTGCTTTGAAAGTTTTGAAGAAATAAAGAGAAGTTTTCCTGATGCTTTATTTTGACTGGATAAAGCAAAATAGTAATGGAGATTTCATATTTAGAATCGGAGACTGATTTTATGATTAAATTTATAGAAAAAGAAAGATATTATGATGATAGTCCATATACAGGAAGTTGCTATTATTACCCTACATATATGGTAAAAGATGGAGAAGAATTCTTTGTATTCAATCGAAGAGAACCTGACGATGAATGGAAGATAAAAGAGGACAAGGCAAGAAAGAATCAGTTGATAGAAAACGAAGGGAAATATTTTAAATTTAACGGATTTTATAATAATCCACTAGAAATGTTGAAGGAGATTATTGAAAGAAAACATCATTTTACAACGCCAAAGGACATGTACTATGGTAATTTAGATATACATAGATATATAGATTTCCATGGTAATAGAAATGAAGTTAGTGCAGCTTTCCATTATAGAATTTATGATATAGAGTTAGCATGTACAATTCAAAAAGTTGTCAAGCTAATCAATAGTGAAGATTGGAACATGGCAAAAGCAATATTGAATAAAAGACAATGAAAAGCACATTTCGTTAGGAGGTAAATTATGGCAGACTTAACACATTTATTCAAGTTAAAACAAAAAGTTAAGTATCATGATCCAGACACAGGTAAATGGCATAATGGAGAAATAAAAGAAACACACTCAGATCATGTAATTGTAGATATTCCGGATATTTCAGATCATTGCTGGTTCGAGGAAGATTTGAATTTGGAATATCTTTATCCAGAATATAATTTTGATATGTAGCAGATGACTATATGTTGTCTGTTTTTTAATTGCAGAAAAGGAGAATAGATTATGAGACAGTCAGATTATACAAAACATAGAGCGTTATCACGACATGAAAGTTATGTAAAACAAAAAGCAAAGTGGAGAGATAAAGCAATTGAATGGCAAGCAGATATGTACAATCAGAATTATTCGATCGAAGAATTATCTAATTGGAACAATTTCTTTGAAAAGAAAGGACGGATGTATGGGCTGCTTTTAGAATTTAGAGAAAACGGAATTTGTTAGGTGGTGAATAATATGAAAAGAATGTGGAATCAGTATATAACACCTGTTGGAATCAATACTTATAACGGAAATCAGTATGAAGAACTTAATCTAATGAAAGAGAGTACAAGAGGAGCTATTGTAAAAAATAAGACAATTTATTTAAGAATAAATGGAGATAAAAATACAAAATATCTGACATTCGCAGATTTCGGTTTTGCGATTTTTGAAAAGTTATGGAATTTTCCAGGCGGTTCACGGATTGAAATTGCTATGAGAAAGGTGGAGGAATAAATGACATTTGAAGAAGCGAAACATAGAAATGATTATAGATTCCGGCTGAATGGTATTGAAGATCTTATTGATGATATTCGGAACAACTGTATGAAAGGTTTATATCCAGAAAACGAGCCATATTTAAGTGAAGCGGTTTTGGAAATCGGTTATATGGATGTGGAAGTAAATATTTATGCATATTGTCAGTGTAGTGAGAAAGCAGTTCCAGAAGACAAGAGACCTGCAATTGATTATTTTACGTGCATTAAAACAGGAGAAGACGATGAAAGCTGGGATCTTGGCGAATATCTTAATTACACTGTTTGTGTGGACTGGAATGCGAATAATTGGGTAGAACAGCTTGAAATGGATATGTTCAAAGCGCTTGATAAGTTTGTAAACAAGAAGGGATACAGTTATGATCACGCAAACAAAATTATAATAGAGAGATGAAAGTCGAATTTGATTGGAGGATTATAAATGAATGAAAAGCAAAGAATGTTAAAATACATTTTAACACATTTAGGTGATAATTTTTGCGGATCTGGTATTGATTCTTATGGACGAGCATATGCATTCACAGATAGTGAAATTGCAGCCAATAGTTTAGAAGAAACTTTATATAATATGGGGTACGAAGCCAGCAAATCATCAAAAGAAAATTTAGAATCTGATTATGTAATCCAAGAAGGCATTCAAAATGGAGGATGGTATAAAAGGTTTGTCCAACGATGTGCCGAAAAATATTCATCAAATGGAGGTAAAGAATATGAGAACAGATAAAAAGTACATGATGATTGTAACAGAAGAAGATGATAGATACGATGCAGAAGATGGTTATGATTGTGATTTTTATGCAGATCATCCATGGGAAGGGAATTTAATTGATATTGTGTATGGCAATAACATTGATGAGTTGCGAGGTAATGGCGAAAATGAAGGAATGTTTTATATGTTATATTTAGCAGAAAACGGAGAGAGAATTGGTTATGGATGTGTTGATTTTGACACTATTGAAGAAACGATTTCGAGATATGAACTAGAAAAATGTAAAGATATGAACACTATATGGACAAAAGATGATATTATAAATACATTGGTCGAAGATGGTATAGAACCAACCAATGCAAATATTGTAAAAGTTATTACAGCGGAGTTTGTTCAAAATTTCAAGGATAGAATTATTGAGCTTGGAAATGAGATGATTTCGTGGCAGGTCAGTGATGTTTTTAAAAAGAAGGGAGAATAATTATGGTAAACAAATATGATAACATACAGGACACAACAGATAAAATCTATGAATTTTGCAAAGACTACATTTTTGAGCATGGTTATGCTCCGTCTTATGACGAGATTGGAAAAGGTGTTGGAATTAAAAGCAAAGGCACTATCCATTGTAATATGCATAAATTATTGAAAGAAGGTAGAATTGCAACAGATTTAAAAGAACTTGCGTCCAGAGGGTTCCGTATTTCTGGTTATATTATCATGCCGATAGGAGTGGATAAAAGATGAGTAAGACAAGAGAAACACCATGCTTATACTATATTTGTGCAGGACAATGTAGTAAAGGGAGAGAAGCAGATCACAATCACTATTGTCAACATTGTGATAAATATAGGCCACGAGCAAAAGTACGACACATCAATCAAAAGAAAGAAAAATTGAATAAAATCAGAAAAGAGGAACGTTATTAACCGGTACAGAAATGTGCCGGTTTTTTTATTGCAAAGAAGGGAGAATATATGAAAAGAAAAACGTTCAAGGAATATTGTCAAACAGATGTGCGTAAGTTCGAGAATTTAGAAAAGAAATGGAACACAACACAAACAAGTATAAGAAAGAAGTTGATTAAGTATGTAGAACTATATGGATATGATTTGTCGGAATCAGATATGGAATTCATCAGGGAGTGGGTGATTGAAAGTGCTTACAATGTTTTGAAATTAAATCATCAGTTCGATGAAGAATTTAAAAGCCAAAACAAAAATATGGAAATTTCAGAAGAGGAGTTAGAGCTGATGTTTCCGTCATACATTTTTGAATAGTGAATTTTAGGAGGAAGATATTATGTCACTTGAATATGCCGTTGGATATTATGGAACCTTTGTCGCAATTGGGGTCATTATTATTATTATTATTGCTGCAATTGCCGATTTATGATTGGAGGAATAAAATGAATGAAAGAATCCAGACAGGCTTAGAGGAAGAAAAACTTAAATATAAACGAAAAATCGAAAACATTATGGAAGGGAAGTCTAAGAATCTACAAGACTTCCTTTTATATATGCATGATTTATCAGAAAAGACAAAATATGTTTACATGTGTGATGTATTAAAATTTCTAAAGTTTACAGGAAAAGAAAAAGAAGAAGATCTTGAACTGAGAGATTTTGTATCCTATATGGCAAAAATACAAGATAAAGACAATGGATTAGAAACAGTTTCTTCTTATCAAATTGCAGTTTATTCTGCACTAAAACTTTTTTCAAAATGTATGTTTGCATATAAAATTTTTTCGAAAAATTATATGGAAGAAATTGCGAAGCCAAAAAAGAGAGAGCAACAGAGAACAATAGAAAGAAGAGAAAAAAGTTATTTGACACCAGAAGAAACACAAACGTATCTTTATAATGTTGATCATAAGCTAACAGGAAAAACAAGAAAGCCATCAGCCATTTGGTCACAAAGGGATATTGCAGTTATAAAACTTTTCCTTTCTACAGGTGTACGTTGTGCAGCGTTATCCAATATGGATATAGAAAACTTAAATATGGATAAAGGAACTTTGATTGTAACAGACAAGGGGAAAAAAGTTCATACATTCATTTTAATTCCGAAAGTTTTGGATGAATTGCAGAAATGGTTAGCATACAGAGATCAACTTGTAACAGTATGCGATACACCGGCTCTATTTCTTGGGAAAACCGGGAAGAGATTGTCAACAAGTGCAATTTCAGATATTACAAAAAAATATGCTTGTAATATAAAAGGAAAAACAATTAGTCCACATAAACTAAGGGCAACATATGGTACTACATTATACAATGCAACTGGTGATATTGTGCTTGTACAGAAAAATTTACATCATGCATCAATTAATACAACGCTGTTATATGTAAGAGGAATGGAAGAAAAAGCACAAAAAGAATCTGTAGAAATAATGAAAAATATTATCTAAACATCAACGAGGCGGTAGACTTCCTGTTTACCGCCTCATATAAGAAAGGAAATTATTATGGTACAAATTTTAGAACTATTCGGTGGAATTGGAAGCCCACGGTGCGCATTACGGAATATCGGTATTCCTGTTAAATCAATTGATTATGTCGAGATTGACGAAGCAGCAGTCAGATCATATAATGCAATGTTCGCAAAAAATCTTCCGTATAAAACGCAAACAGTGGTCGGATACAATCTTCGTCCAGATATTCTGATACATGGTTCTCCTTGCAATGATATGTCTGTTGCTGGACATCAAGGCACAGCTACCAAAGATGGAAGAATAAATCATGGAGCTGGAGCAGAAGAGGGGTCTGGGACAAGATCGAGTCTTATGTGGGAAACAATTAATATTATTAAACAGATGGGAGAATGGAAACCCAAATATGTGATTTGGGAAAATGTTAAAAATATCAGAAGTAAATATATGGTACATAATCACGACAGATATATGGAAGAATTAAGTAAACTTGGATATACAAGTACATATGAACTATTAGACGCAAGAGAGTTTGGTATTCCACAAGCAAGAGAACGCTATTTTACTGTAAGCTGTTTAAAAGGAAAGGAATTTGATTTTTCTGATCTGATTAGAACGCCAATGAAAAACATTCATGAGTTTTTGGAACAGAAAGTTGATCCAGTGTACGAGGTAACACAACCGAGCATTCTGGAATGTATTGGCGCATCCGGAATTAGAAGAGCAACTGTAATTGACAAATATGCTTATACAATCACGACTCGCCAGGATCGGACACCTGCACAGGTAATTGACTTACATAATGGAAAGTATAGATATCTTACGGAACGGGAATGTTGGAGACTTATGGGTTATACGGATCAGGACTATGAAGCAGCCGCATCTGTACAACAGAAACGAGGAAGATATAAAATGGCATTATATAAACAGGCTGGCAATAGTATTTGTGTTCCAATTTTTGAAAGCCTGTTTAGAAAAATTTTGTTGGGTGAAACTGCATAGAAAAACTATGTTATTGCTGAGGAATATGATATAATATAAATAATTATATAAAAGTTGGAGGAAAATAGAATGGGAGAATATTATAATACAATTATTTTACGACATGCTGAAGGATCTTATACGAAAAAGCAATTCAAAAATTACTCTGAAGGAGATTGTATTTATGGACCAAATACTGATCCAGAAGAATTAAAACGATGGACATACGATCAGCTCAATGAAGCAAAAGCAGAATTGGCAAAATATAAATGTACATATGACGAGCATTCTGATTGCGTTGATGTAGAAGAATATGCACTTGAATATTGTGACACAAATACAGATGGAGAATTTGTGAATGGTTCAGATTACGATTTAGCGGAAAAAGAGGAAGTATAATATGTCAAAACCTATGAGTTATTATGAAGAAAAATATATTTATACGCATGAAGCAAAAGAGACAAAGAAATGTCCAATGGGATGGGATCAATCATGTTATAGTTGTATGCATTGTTTTCCTGGACATTATGAGCAGCCAGATGACTATAATGGGAAAGACGTTTGCATGGAATGCGAACGGTAGCTGAAAGAATTGTTTCATGAGAGGTAGGCTATTATGAAATGTCAATATATAGGAAAAAACGAAGAACACGATTATAGAGAAGCATATATAACCTATAATTCTAATGAAGAAGAGAAATTTAATAAAATGTATGATATTCTTTGTGACAAAGGATGGAAATTAGAGTGTGAAGAAGAGTGTGCTGGTGTAGCTGTTTGCAATAAAGAAGAATATGATATGTTTTATTCTGATTACAAGCAAGCGAAAGGAGCTATTAAAAATGCCTGAATTAAATTTCGACAATATTGAAGAACTGTACGATGATGGAAAAATATCCCTGAGAGATGTTTATTCTTATTGTGGATCAGATCTCGATATGTATAATTTTTTATCATGTCATTGCGGATATGGAGAAGAATTGATTGAAAGGAAAATGAAAGAAGTATCCGGCAGCGATAATGCCTATTATAATGTTAGCGAAGATCGATGAAGTTTGTAAGATAAAATTTATTTGGAGGCGGTATATATGGAATTGGCAGATTTGAAATTTGATGATGCAATATGGGAAGGCTCCGTTGTAATTACAACTGATGATAATGTGCTTAGAAAAGAAAATATTTTATACCAAGGATTGATTGAAGGAATTGGCGACACAAAATTTTCTGTGCCGGAAAAATATTGGAATATGAAAATAATTTCTATTTATCCGGATGTAGATAATGGAACCGCTATTTTAATTGTAAAAGTAAAATAATTTTTTGAAGTGGAATTGTCGTAAGGCAGTTCCTTTTCTGGTATAATAGAGAATATAATATTGAGGTGATTATATGAAATATCCAAAAGAAATATATTTGGACGGTTATACATATGTACAAATGTACGAACATGAAAAAGGTGGAATGTATTATTATTCAAAAGAAAATCCAGATCTAGTTACGAATACTTGTATAAGTCTATATCCAGATGGAAAACTTACATTTTTATGGAATGGAATTGAACAAAATTATGGAAAATATGACATTATAAATAACAGAAAATTTGAAGAATAATAAAATGAAACCAAGTTTTCATGTGGAGTGGAAAGGAGAATATATAAATGAGAATTATTAATGCATATGGATACGATGTGACAGGCTCAGAAGATATTTTAAATGAAATAGAAACTGATTTAAAAAATAAACAAGTGACGATTAATTGGAGCAATTTTAAGAATGGAGATATTCTTTGGAATCATAATGGAAATACAAAATTCTTTGTTACAATAGATCATGAAAACAAAATGGTTGTATTGGATGAGAAGTAGCATAAGAAATCTAGGTTTCAGGAGGTATTTAATGGATAAATGTAAATGGTGCAATACAGAACTATACAAAGAAGAATATTATGGAGACGCAGCCTTTGATATGGAACAATTAATAGAAAAAGATGATTATACACGTTTGTCTATGTTGTGGAATTCTAAAACAAATAAATTTGGGTTATACGCAGGTGGAGAAAGTGAAGCAGTTGCAAATATTAACTACTGCCCTAAGTGCGGAAGAAAGTTATGAAAGATTGAGGTGATGTTATGGAATATGCAATCGCATATAATGATAAATCTGGAAATGGATTCAACAAAACAGAGCCATGAATTTTAGATGATTTTGATAACCGAAAGAAATGTATAAAGAAAGCGAATGAGTTGATCAGATCTGGTTATAAGAATGTAACTGTTTTTAACTATGATGAATCGGTTCCAGAGTGTATTGATTGGGATTATGTAAAACAGCATCAAAATTAATATTTGAAATGGAGGAATAATGTTATGCATGTGAATGTCTTTGATACAAAAACAGACGAAGAGCTGATATTGCTATATAATCAGTTTCTTGAAGCAGAAAAAAATGGTGCATTCCCTGATAACACTGAGTTAGCAAAAATTAAGAGGGAATATGAAAAAGATTTTGGAGCAAAGACAACATTAATGCTGCAAATTGAGTTAACTCATGTAATAGCAAATAGATGGTTTAAAGAACACAATAAACGTGAAATGAAAGAGTTATATATTGTTGAAGATGTTCCAAAATATCTTGAGGATAACTCATCTTATAAATATGTTGTAAAAGCAAACAATTATGACGAAGCAATAGAAATGGTAAAGAATAAAACTGGTCATAATATTGAGTGGGATGCATCACTCGCGGATAATGATGATGTTTGGCAATAAAATTTAACTTTCAAAGGGAGAGAGGAGATATTTGTGAATATAATTCGTAATTTGAAAGTTGATTTAGATAGAATAGAACTTTTTTCAGATATGGGATATGAATATAATGTAGACGAATACAAGGACTTAATGGTAAAACATTTAAAAGAATTATTTTAGAGTGACGGTTTTAAGTGGGTGTATTTGCATAAGCTGGCGTTGACATGACGAGGTAAAACGAGTGCAAGTCTCGTAAATCGGAAACAAGCCGACAGAAGTAAGAACAGGTTCGAGTCCTGTCGCCCACATTTTTACTGGAGGTATGTTTATATGTCGAAAATTGTATTGCAAACACAAGACAGAAATCTTATAGATAATATCTTTGAGCATCCTGATAATATTTTAAGTGTACATTTTGTTGGATATGAAGATACTGTTTGGTGTAAGTCTATTTCAGAAATTTATATAGCATTAGAACAGTTTAAGCAAAATGAGTTTGTTAAAATAGATGAAAATGCTGAATTGATAGCATAGAAAGTGAGGTAGATATTATAAAAGCTGGAGACATTGTAAAATATAAAGAGATAGTCGGAACAGTTATTCATATTGGTGGAGATTTTGCTTTTCGTCCTATCAATTGGGATGCATCTAATAATTTAGATATAATAACTGAAGATTATATAGAAGAAACAACACACGAAGAAAAAATCAAATTGATCAAAGAAGAATTTCCATGGGGTAGAGTAATTGATATACATTGCATTGATAATTATCAGATTGTTGAATTTGAAAGAAATTTTACAAATAAACTTTTATGGCATGGATATATTGATTATAAGGATAGTAATAAATCTTTTGAGTCCTTAAATTCTGCTTTGATTGGTTGTATGAACATTAGACAACAACATGAAAACAATTAAATTAGTTAAAATTATACATAACGAAAATAATGGGAAAGAATATGGAGAAAATAGTGCATTATTCATCGAAGAAATAAGTGAAAATGTAGCAGTATTAAGATATAAGGATTTTTAGTTGACTGATGCAGCGACAGGATTAAAAGTTAAAATGAAGTCATCTAATATTGATGAAACTAAAGTTGATGCAGAAAATTACTTGAAAGAATTATGGGGTAGAGTAGAACGTAGTTACAAGAGAAATCTTGGTGCGTTGAAATAAGAGGTATTTTTATGAATAATAAAAAATATAAATATGATTTTGTGACAGTCGGAAATAGAACGTATCAGTTTAAAGATGGAAAGCTAAAATATGTAATTAAATGGTGACAAAATTAACTTTCTTTCAGATGTTGAAAAGGAGAATAAATCGTATGGAAATTCCTAAATACATACAAAACAAAATAAAACAACAGATTGATGCTTGTGACAAAGCAAGAAAGTTGGAAAAAGAAATAGATAATTGGTGTTGTCTTTCTGGATTTGATCCTTATAGCAAAGATTATAAGGAAACAAAAGGAAAGCTCGCAGATGCAGTAGCACCTTTAAACGCAGATAAAATTAGAGAAATAGCAGACAAGATAAAATGACGATTTCTTGCGAAGGAGGCTATATTGTGTACAAATGTAAAAATTGTGTGTTTTGCACTTGGGCATGTCCTAATTGGATGTGTATGAATAAAGAACATCCAGATTTTGATTTAGATGATGATTGTCCTATAACTGTTAATTTAGAAGATGATGGTTGTAAATTATTTTGTTTGGGAGACAATGACTATAAAAGGTTTTTAAGAGAATAAAAATAGTGAATAAAAAATTGCTTTCATTGTAAAGGATGCGAATAATATGACATATGAAGAAACACAAAAAATCAAACATTTACGAGAAGTGACTTCTGTTATGGTTGAGGAATCATCAAATGGAATTGAATGTACTAAAAATAGATTTGGAAACAGAACTATGGATGGCTGCAAAAATGTAACTTTTGAAAAGATTGAGTTATCAAAAATTGACAATGATATTCCTCATATAAGAAGAGAATATTATGGGAGAAATCTATGGGTAATGTTATGAGATTAAGTTGTTTTTAATATAGAATGGAGCTGATTACGTGAAAAGAATTAAAATGAAAGATAATACAACAAAATTTGTGTGGGATGGAGATAACTGCGTAGATAAGTACACAGAGCTTATAGAACAGTATTATTACGATTCAGAAGAAGAAAGAATGGAGCATAAAAAAGAAATGGAATCAAATGGATGGAATGATTCTGGTCAGGTTAGGGAAATGGTAAGTGGTTCTTTAATGCCATTGGCGAAAAATCCTCCTGTATATGTCTGGTTCGGAAGTTATTATAAAACAATTAGAGAGTAGATGAAAGACTTCACTAAGGAGGTGTAGATTATGAAAGAATCAGAAGTGAAAAATATTATAGCTGTGGAGATTTTAGATAAAATGAATGACCAAGGAGGAGCTTTTGTATTAAGAGAAATTTTATTTAATCCAGAAAATAGAATTGATTGGGAAAATATTGGAAGTAACGCTATTCAAAAGCATATGCCAGAATTACAAATGTTTGGCTAATCTTTGCAATTATAGAGAGATAATGAAAGATTGTTTTCGGAAGGCAGGTGAAATGTTATGACTGAAGCAGATATTAACAAATATGTTGTCGAAGAAATGGGATATGCAGAAGAGCAAGAAGATAAAATTACCATTAGGCTTGATTTGTCAAATGGAGAATCTGTAGAAATCTGGTTTGACGAATATAATGATTGTTATACCTGGAGCAATACCTCCTATGGATACGAAGATACTTATGCAGTAGTACAAGATATTTTCGAATGGCTGGAAGATAATTTATTAGAAGTAATAAATATAGAAACAGTATAATAATTAATATAGACAGCAAAAGGGAGAAACAAAAAAGGCGATAATATGAAAACAAAGTCTATAAATCGAGAATTGTGTGATTATGATGAAGCGTACACAAGAGAAGCAGCAAGTGATATCGGATGGTGTGGAAAATGCAGAATAAAGGAATGCCCATATAATAAAGATTTAAATAAGAAAAGAAAAATGGGATGGAATGTGTAGCAGTTAAAACAAATACTTAGAAAGGAAAATAACATGGCCTGTTAATGAAAGGTTATTTTAAAGAGAGATTTTAAATGAGAATTAACGATGCTAGAAATTTAAGAATAGGTGAAAAAGTTATGACTCCTGGTGGATTTCCAATTACTGTTTGGTCATTAAACGAATTTATATCTCCATTAGGCAAAAATACTATTATTTATGTAAAAGGTAAAACTGAAAATGGGGATATAATGAAATTTAGTCATAAAGAATTAAAATTAATGTAAGATGAAACAGACATTTCAAAAGGAGAGAACAATGGAAAACTATATGAATGCTCCTATTCAGTTAGAGTGGACAGATAAAGATGTATTAGAAGATTTCGATAAATGTCATGATAAGAAAGCAGTTTCCAGAAGATTTTGCATTCCCGTGTCTCAAGTAACAGAAATATTAAAACGAAACGGTGTGAAAGAAAAATGATTCCAAAATATTTGGACTATACAGTAACACCTGCAGATTTGAGGAATATGCCAGAAGAGAATGTAATAGAATTAATGATTTTCACGGATCGAGATCGAAAAGATAATGAGGATGCAGAAAAATTATATTGGTGGTGCATACAAGAAATCAATTTTCGAATGGATTTGAGTGGATCTGAATATGAGCAATAAGAAAGCGATGGCTGGTTTAGTCATCGCTTTTTTTATGATATGCTGCAGCTCTATAACGGAAATTCGCATCCTGGATTTCTTGCGAGATATGTTCCATTCGATCGATATATTCTGTGACATGTGATGGAATTTTTGTATCCCATTCGTTTTTATCGGAAGTAAGTAGATCGTTCGGGGTGCATTCTAATGCTTCACAAATTTTTTCAAGAGTTTCAAAGCGAATGCTTGCCATATTACCAGAACAAATTTTTGACACTGATGGTAAAGAGAGATCAGTAGCTTCTGCAAATGCAGCTTGACTTTTATACTTAGTCAATATTAAATGTTGGATATCTAATTTAATCATATTGCACCTCCGTGTCAATGATTATAACATAATTAAATAAGAAAATCCATAAAGATATGTTTATGTAAATAAAGATAAATTGTAATATAATAGCGAAAATAATAAAGATATATTTATATTAAGTATTGACATATTAAAGATATGTTGATATAATGAGTTCAACGTAAGAAAAACAAGAGAGAAAGGAGGAACCGGGTATGGATGTACATTGTGGCGAAATTAAACGTGGTGAAATCTATTGGGTAGATTTCGGGAAAACGAAAGGATCTGAACAAGGCGGAAAACGCCCAGCACTTGTTGTCCAAAATAACATTGGGAATAAACATTCTCCAACAACCATAGTCGTGGCAATCACATCAAAAAGGAAGCCCAATCTTCCTACTCATGTCATTTTGGAAAAAGATGCGTTGAATGGATTAAGTTCCGATTCGTTAGTAACATGTGAACAAATTAAAACAATAGATAAAGCTAGATTGTTGGATAAGATCGGAGAGATTAGTCCCAAAAAGCAAAAAGAAGTGAACAGAGCAATGCAGATTAGTTTACAGACATTATTAATGGAGGGATGATAAGATGATAGAAGCATATGAATACTCTGATTACAACCAAGCGATGCAGAAAATGAAAGAACTTGAAAAAAAGAACAAGAAGTACAAAATTCTTATTTATACAATTGATTATGATCAAAATGAAGAAAGTAAAAAAATAACTACACCTGCAGAAGGGTGTAAGTTAATTAAAAAAGCAAAAACTATTTTCCTTAACAGAGATGAAATAATCGAACATATGCAATTATATTCTACGATACAAGATATCGAACACATCAATCGAGAAGGTATTATGCATGACATTATTTTACCACATTTAAAGGAATGAAATGGAAATATTTACCGCTGGAATATACATGTCAAGAGGTATAAAATGGAAATATAAGGAAAAACAAAATTATAGTAGTACAAACAAATGTTCGAAAACATATTGACAAGAACATTAGTTCGATGTATTATAATTTTGTCGAACAAAATAAAAGAAGGGAATCATACCTGCGTTGGAGCGCATACGGTATGAATCCCTTCCTGTACATAACAAGCAAAACAAGCAATATTCATATGTGTTTAAGGTGTTGGAGCAGCTTAAACGAATAATGGCAATGTCCTGCTTAAGTATCATTATACATATTAATTTGCAATTCTGCAAGTCTATCTTGAGCAGTTCGCTATTATTTCACAATTTCATTAAAAGAGAATAACAAATACGAAAAGGTACTTATTATTTCAAATGAAAATAAGAACCTGTATTAAAGTTACCTATTTTTAAAAACTAAATAAAAAAAGGAGTGATTGAAAAATGCAGTACATTATCACAAATGGAAAATGTTGGGTCATTGAAAACCCAATGCGTCCAGGCGAGTATATGGCATCAACTATGTCATCTAGAGCAAAACACTTCACATTCAAACAGGCCAAGAGCTTATTAAATTCGCGGAATAAAAAGATGAGTTGGATTCGTCATGGATACTCGATGGTTGGAGAAGATGGTAAAGCACCATCTGTTTCTCCGAAAGCAAAAGGTAACGGTGGTGCTTTTCTAGCAGAGAATGATGTATTCGTTGATCTTACATTACTCGATCAGATTGAGGATGAAACAGAAAAATACTTAAGCCTAGCCGGTTGGGATGAATCTGAACTAAGCAATATGTCAGAATCGCTTAACACATACTTGTCAAAACTTGACTCTGAAGAGAGTGATATTAAACATGCTTTGGTTATTTACGCCCATAATCATAATGGGAAAATGCCACAGGCTCACAAAATTGCAAAAGTTGGCTATATGTTTTTACATATTTTAATTGATCGAGCGCACGTCAAGGCGTGTATGAGAAAAGTAACCATTATGAAGAATGCTCTTACATACTCATACTCCATTGGAAAATTACAGCATGAATTAAGCAAAAATGAGAATGGAGAATATAGCGAATATAAGCCAAGAACTGCGAAATTCGAAGAAACGATGAAAATATTAGAAGGGTAGGGTGATAACTATGAAAGAAAAAGAGGAAGTAAAAAAACAACGGAAAGAACCATATCATTTTTCGCCAGCACAGATGCAGCTCATCGAGGAATATATGGATTGTAGTATGACAAAACTCAAAACATTATGTCGTACTATTTGGCTGAAAGATACTCTGGATCAGAAATATTACGATGATTTATATGATGATGCAATGACTGTATTAATGGAAACAGTAGAATCATACAATCCAGAGCATGAAAAGAAAGCATCTTTTAATACATTTCTTATGGGAAATATTAAACGATCCTATTTGGAATGGAGAAGAGATAATTTCGAACGTGGCATTCGATGCAATTTACTTATGAAAAATGGAGTTATTGTAAAGGATGAAGAAGATAAGCCAATCGTAGTTCAAAATATTTCTCTAGATACTCCAATTCAGAACGATGAACAAAATGGAAAAACAAGAAATGTGGAAGAACTTGTCGCTTCTCGTTTTAATTTGGAAGAACTCATTTGTGAAAAAGAAAAGACGGAAGATGAAAAATGGCATCCAAAGGTAAGAATTTTTTTACATAGACTTTCGCCGTTACAGCAGAAAATCGCTCTGTTAATTGCAAATCGTTATAACAAAGACGAGATTTGCGAAGTTTTACATATTTCCGAAAAAACTTATGAACATTCATTTAAAATGATTTGTTCTGAAAAAAATAAACAATTAATACGTAATCTGTAAGAAAAGAAAGGAGTAATACTATGAGATTAATACGAGACAAAGTTAAAGAAGAAACTTGGATGTGCAAAAAGGTATGCGACATGGCAGAGAGAGGAGAGCTTAGATCTGATTATTTCCTGCAGCGAGACATTGACCAGTGGGAACATTCAGATCGTGATAACTTTATTGTTACGATGTTATTAAATGAAGATTTCGATGCTCTGAAAATCTGCGAAGAGATTACTCCTACAGGTGTAACACTTTGGATTATTGATGGTTTACAGAAATATACATATATTTCAGATTTTAAAGCTGGTGGATTTAAACTTGGCTCAAATATTGATCCAAGCGAAATTACATATCAGGAAGCTCGAAGAGATAAAGATAGTATTTTTATTAGAAATGACAATGGAGACATTATGTATGACGAAGTTACCTTTTCTCTGAAGAATAAAGGTTATGCTGATCTTTCTCCAAAGTTGAAAGAAAATTTTGATGATTGTCCTGTAAAGATTGTAAAACATCTCGACTGTACACCGGAAGAAATGGCTCGTCATTTAAGGAGATATAATCGTGGAGCAAAAATGAAACCAGCACAGATTCTTCTTACAAGAATGCTTAACGTTGGTAGACGTGTAAAAGCATTGGCAGAACATGATTTTTGGTCTGATCGCGCAAACTTTACACCAACAGTACATAAAAATGGAAAGATTAACCAGATTATTGCAGAAATTGTAATGGCACTTAATTTTTGGGACAATTGGACAAAAAACGCAAGAAAGATTGGAGAATATTTAAACGAGAACGCAACTGATGAAATGTTCAACAGTGCAAGAGAATTACTGGATCATTTAATGACAGTTACATCCTTAGATACATCTGAAGCACTGTTTACTACAAAAAATTCTTTAATTTGGATTATGTTCTTTGATCGTTGTATGAAAAATGGAGTTAAAGATGAAATTTTTAAAGAATTTTTGAATAATTTCAATACATATACCGATGTTTCCGTAGAGATTCCACATGATGACGAAACGTTGATCACGACATGGAATGATTTAGACGCAAGCAAGTCTACGAAAGATCGTGTGGTTATCGAAGATAAATTATTTATTTTACATACTCTGTTGGAAAAATTTGTTACTGATAATGGATTAGTAGCAATCGAAGAAGAAACTGAAAATGTAGCAAATGAAGAAGAGAATAATATTTCAGAGCTAGAAGTTACGGAAGAAACTGAACAGCCGGTAGAAACGGATAGTTCTAAAGAAGACTTCTCGGATGATGAACTGATTGGATTTGTTATGGAAAAGACGTCCTTAAATGTAGATTCTGATGATATTGAATTATATAAGGATATCATTGAAGATTCTGTCAAAGTAACATCATCTCTGTATCAGAATTGCTACAAAGCATTGATTGCTGTTGTTGCAAAAGCCTGTAATGAAGAAAAAGATCAGGAATTTGAAGAATGGGTTAAAGTGTATCAGAATTCCAATGAGGAATACAGCTCTAATGATGGCGTTAATTTTAGATTTATGCAGAGAGATTTTGAGAATTATCTTGTTAAAAATGGAAATGCAGCGTAAAGAAAGGAGAATAATATTATGAAGATGAACATTGAAGATATCAAAATTTCAGATCAGTTTCTTGCTTCTCATCCATCTTCAGAAAAGATGGAAAGAGTTGAGAAATATTGGTTGCTGACGAATCATCAAGATAAACCAATTGTTCTGGATAAAAATGGTTATCTTGTAGATGGATATATCCGTTATCTTATCATGAAAAGAAATGGTGCTAAGACAGTTCAAACTGTGTATAAAGGCCAGCCTGTTGCACTGATTAATGGAGTACATATTCACGCTAATGGTGCAACAAGCCAGGAATATACTTGGGAGATTCGTAGAAATAAGAACTGGAAATCTTTCCTTGAAAATCTCAAAGTTGGCGATTTAGTAATGTGTGCAACCAAATATGGATATAGTCCAGTGAAAGTTACAAGGATTCAAACGGAGAATATCGAGGGGGGGTAAAACATAAAAAAGTACTTTTAAACAAAAGAGTGACTATCAAAACAGAAACGAAATAGAAAAGAAGTGAGACGAATGAAAAGGTTAGGAAAATATTCAGGAAAGGTTTACGAAGAACATGAGATCCAGAATATGGATGAATGTGGAACAGTAATTACAGACGAACAGGCTGCAGATAAGGACTTTATTAAAAAACATCACATGTGTGATTTGGTACAGTGTGTATCATGCTTTTGGTGTCCGACATCGAAGAGTTTCTTCTGAATGAAAGACTGATTTCTGATGCAGAGAATACTACAGAAGGTACAAAGGAAAATAAAGAACTAGAAAAAGCAAATGTAGTTGGTGAAAATAATAAAGAAGAAAGTTCGGAGAATAATGTAAAAGAAGAAACAACCAATAAGATGAAGGAAACAGAGAGCAAAGTAGAGTAAAAGATAACAAAATAGAAGAAAAACATAAAGAAGGAGAAAATATCATGTTAGATCAGTTCGTAATTTTTAAGGAGAAGCTTCAGAAACATTTCAATAAAATGTCCGCAAATGCAGATAAGTTATTCGAAGTGGACGTAGACAAGGAGCTGCTGTGGGATACATATCTCGATAGCTTTGCGCCAGGAACGAACAATATTTTTAGAGAGAGAAGAGAACATGACTGTACCTGCTGCCGCCAGTTCATTCGTACAATCGGCGCTGTGGTTGTAATCAAGGATAATAAAATGGAAAGTATTTGGGATGTAGATATGTCTGGAACTATTTATGAGCCGGTAGTCAAGGCACTTTCCAAACTTATCCATAACGAAGAGGTAGTCGATGTTTTTGTAAGTCAGCTTAAAAATATTGGCACAGATAAGAACTTTGAAATGATCAACGGAAAATCTCATCAGTGGGATCACTTTTATATGAGACTTCCTGATAAGTTTGTATTTGACTCTCGTAGATCTGCAGGTAATATCCATGGTGAATACAGAGATATTAAAAACGTATTTAAACGTTCTCTGGATGAGATCACTATGGATTCTGTGGAAACAATTCTTGAGCTGATTAATTCCAATACGCTGTATCGTGGAGCAGAGTGGAGGATTCCGCTGGTTGAATTCAAGAAATACAAAAAGGAATACGACAAAATTCCGGAAGAAGAGAAAAATCTTTATGCCTGGGAGAAATCTCTAAAAGCAGGAGCCGTTATTGGTAAAATCAGAAATCATTCTATTGGAACACTACTTGTAAATGTAAGCGAAGGAATGGGCCTCGATCTTGCAGTAAAGAAATACGAGCAGATTGTAGCACCCAGCAACTATAAAAGGAGTAAGCCAATTTATACTCAGAGAATGCTGGACGATGCAAAGAAAACGTTGACAGAACTTGGATATATGGATTCTCTGAAACGTCGCTTTGCAAATCTGGATGATATCACAGTAAATAATATTCTATTTTCTAATAAAGATGCAGCGAAGAGAATTTCTGGTGGAGGAGACATTTTTACAGAGATGTCAAAATCTGTAGCAGTTAATCCAAAGAAATTCTCTAGAGTAGAAGAAGTGACTGCACAGGATTTCGTAGAAAAGGTTCTTCCGACCGCGAAAGAGGTTGAAGTATTTGTAGAGAATAAACATGAGAAAAACTTTGTTTCTTTAATTGCCCCAGAAAATTCGAATGCCAACACAATGTTTAAATGGAACAATGGTCTGAGCTGGGCATATACAGGAAACATTACCGATTCTGATATCAAACAGAATGTAAAAAACGCTGGTGGAAATGTAGATGGTGTTCTTAGATTTTCTATTATGTGGAACGAGGATCAGAACGATAACAGTGACCTTGATGCGCATTGTATTGAACCAAATGGTCATGAAATCTATTTTGGTAGTGATAGAAAACCATGCAAGTCAAAACTCGGTGGACAGCTTGATATTGATATTACACAGCCAATGGATCAGATGCCAGGTAAACCGGCAGTAGAGAATATTACTTGGCAGAATAAATTAAAAATGATGCCAGGTGTTTATAAATTTTTTGTACATCAGTTTGCTAGTCGAGGAAGTAAAGGATTTAAAGCAGAAATTGAATTCGATGGAGAGATCTATTCGTTTGAATACAATAACCCAGTGCGTGGAGACGTAGACGTCGCAGAAGTAATTATGGATAAGAACGGAAACTTTACCATCAAAGAAAAGCTTTTTGGTCACTCGGTTACTTCTAGTAGAGGAGTATGGGGAGTACAGACAAATCAGTTTACACCTGTATCTGTAATCAGTTACAGCCCGAACTATTTTGATGAGCAGAATGGGATCGGGAATAAACATCTTTTCTTCTTCCTGAATGGATGTGTAAATCCAGAACAGCCGAATGGTTTCTTTGTGGAATATCTTAAGAATGAATTAGTTCCACATCGTAAAGTATTTGAAGCACTTGGTGCAAAGTGTAGTGTAACAGACGTCGATGATCAGCTCTCTGGAGTTGGATTCAGTCTGACGCAGCGTAATGAGCTTATCGTTAAAGTAAAAGGTGCAACAGAAAGAATCATTAAAATTAAATTTTAATAAAGGAGAATATGAATTATGAGTAATATGTTTGAAAAAGCAGTAAAAGGTAAATATCGGTTCCCGTATAAGGGACAGATTGCAGTAGAAGATTTATATGATCTTCCGCTTGGATCGCTGGACACAGTATTTAAGACACTGAATGCAGAAGTAAAGAGGACGGATGAAGAAAGTCTGCTTCAGACTAAATCAGCGGAAGATGATATTCTTGCGACCAAGATTGAGATTGTAAAATATATCTTTAATGAAAAACTGGAAGAGAAAAAGAATCGGCAGGAATCTGCAGAACGTAAAGAGAAGAAACAGAAAATTATGCAGATCATTGCTACTAAGCAGGACGAGGCACTTCGAAATGCGTCCGTTGAAGATCTGCAGAAAATGCTTGATGAATTAGATTAAAAAATGGCTGGCTGGTATAAAACTGGTCAGCCAAATTTATAAGGTGATTGATATGACGCAAGAAGAGCATGATAGAAAAATTCTTATGGAACGAGTAGCTGTAGAGGAACTTTTACTGAAAGAACATATTGATGTTCCTGCAGCATACGAACGTGTCAGAGAATATGTAAATAGATTCGAAAAAGAATCGAAATTAGAAATTAGTAACGATTACTAAAATTTTGGAAAGTGAGGAAAAAATAATGGAAAACACGATGTCTGAATTAAAGGAATATCTTGATAGAATTGGAATTTCAATCGATGGTAAAACGACCTGTGAAGTGAATAATGAGGTTGCAAGTATTTGGAATAAACTTGCAGATAGTAAAGAGGAAAATTAATGCTTGGATTAGTATTGCAAAGCGAATATGATAACATGAAAGATTTCGCCCAATCGATTATCCATAATCTAAGAGACGATCTCGAATATGAGAGAAAGAAATCTCTATACTGGATGTGTCGATGCGATGGTACAGTAGCAGACGATGTATCGCTTGATGATTGGATAAAGAAATTTGATCAAGTAAGAGAGGAGAATAAACTGTGAAAACATTAATTGTTGTAGATGTACAGAATGATTTCGTAAATGGGAGCCTTGGATCGGAAGAAGCACAGGCGATTATTCCGAATGTGAAAAAGAAAATTGAAGAGTATTATAATCGTGGAGATCAAATTATTTTTACAAGAGATACGCATTATGACGATTACTTAAATACTCTGGAGGGAAGAAAACTTCCAGTAAAACATTGTGTTTTTGGAACAAGAGGATGGAAGGTTGTGAGCGACATTGAGGTTCCTAACTGCAGATATGTAAACAAAAGTACTTTTGGAACCTTGCAGTGGAGAAATATGACATGGATTGGAGATGGTGATATCGATCTGGTCGGTTTGTGTACGGATATATGTGTAATTTCAAATGCATTAGTCCTTAAAGCTATGTTTCCAAATACGGAAATTACAGTAGACGCAGGCTGTTGCGCGGGATCTACACCAGAAAAACATAAGGCGGCACTCGAAGCCATGAAAAGCTGCCAGATTAATGTGATTGGAGAATAAAGATATGATCATTTTAAATGGGAAAGAAGTAAAAGTAGAACACTTTCCAGATGGAACACAGAGAATCGTATTAGACGATTGTTTTTATCAGAAATATAACAACATTACATGGAAGTATGAGAAAGAAGAAGAACTTTCAGCGCTGATTTATATTACAAAACATTTAAAAAATTTTCCATATATTAAATCAATTGATCTTACAATGTTTTATCTTCCGAATGCCAGAATGGACAGAATCCATGATCAGGGCGAGGTTTTTACATTAAAAGGGTTCGCTGATGTTATTAATTGGCTCGAATTTGATAGAGTAGAGGTACTTGATGTTCATAGTAATGTTGGAGCAGCGCTTTTGAATAGAGTATATGTTTTTAATCCAACAGAATATATTGATGAAGTAATTGAGCAGATTAGTAAAGAAAATCTTATTCTTTATTTTCCGGATACCGGTAGTTCGAAAAGATATTCTGGATTGTTTTCTGACATTCCGTATTGCTATGGTGAGAAAAATCGAGACTGGAATACAGGAAAAATTCTTGGACTCAAAATCAGAGATAACGATATTGATCTTAAAGGTAAAAAAGTTTTGATGATTGATGACATCATTTCATATGGCGGTTCTTTATATTATAGTGCAAAAGCGTTGAAAGAACGTGGTGTAGATAGAATTTATGCTTATGCATCACATACCGAAAATTCAGTTCTTGATAGAGAAAAAGGAACATTAATCAAATCACTTGAAGATGGAACAGTTGAAAGATTATTTACAACAGACAGTCTTTTCACAGGAAAACACGATAAAATCACAGTTATGGAGGCCTAAAATGAGAAACATTTCTTTTATGCTGATGGCAGATACATATAAAAATACAAATCCTGATGCTCTTCCAAAGGGTCTTACAAAATTAACTTCTTATATTACTCCTAGAAAATCAATGTTCAAAAATCTGAATGAAGTTGTATTCTTTGGATTACAGGGTTTTATTAAGGAATATATGATTGATTTAGCAAATGAAACTTTCTTCAAAAGACCCAAAAAAGAAGTTATTGCAGAATATAAAGAATATCTGGATAATCAGATCGGTTCTCAGAGTTATGATCTTGGACGTATCGAAAAATTATGGGATCTGCAGTATTTACCTGTAGAGATCAAAGCTCTTCCAGAAGGATCTGTTGTAACAATGGGAGTCCCGTGTATCGAGATGAGTAACGCACATCCGGATTTCGCATGGACGGTACAATGGCTGGAATGCATTATGCAGTCTTTTATTTTTGGGACATGCAACTGGGCAACTGTAGGTCATAAATATAAAACACTTGCAAATGAATTTTACGAGAAAACTACAGATGGTGCTAATCCTGCAATGGCTATGGCGGATTTTGGATTCAGAGGACTCGGCATTGAGAACGGAGTTCATGCAAGTTCTTCATGGCTGCTATCTTTCAATAAAACTTCTACAATTCCTGCAACTCAGTATATTGATAAAATGTACGATGCTGATTGTGCTAAGAACCATATTGGTATTGGAGCAGTTAGCCTGGAACATGCAACCGTATGCAGTAATCTGGCTGTATGCGAGACAGAAGAAAATCTGTTAAGAAGATTACTGACTGATACATATAAGAATACATCTTTCAGTTATGTCTCTGATACATTTGATTACTGGAACCTTATTGACGAAACACTTCCAAAACTGAGAAAAGAAATCGAAGAGCATAATGGCAAATTCCTTGTACGTCCTGATAGCGGCGATATCGTTGAGATTTCAGTAAAAACTGTTCAGAAATTATATCAGATTTTTGGTGGAACTGTAAACTCAAAAGGTTATAAGGAGTTAAATCCAAAGATTGGAATCATTTACGGAGATGGTTGTCAGTACAGTAAGATCAAAGAGATTTGGACACAGCTTGAAGGATTAGGATTTGCAGCAGATACGATTCTTTTTGGAGTAGGTGCGTTTTCTTTCTCTGCAATGTGTACGCCAGAAGATGGAATGGTTTGCTTAACAAGAGATACTTTTGGATTTGCAATGAAGAGCACCTATTGTGTAATTGATGGCAAAGAATATACCATTCAGAAGAATCCAAAAACAGATAAAAATAATCTGAAGAAATCTCATAAAGGACTTTGCTGTGTAGTAAAAGAAGAAAATAAATTCGTGTGTCATGATGGTTATGCAGAAGATACAATGCCAGAAGAAAATGAACTGAAACTCGTCTTTAAAGATGGAGAATTAGTAAAAGAACAGACTTTTGAAGAGATTCGTGAAAGACTGAATGGAGAAAATCATGATTGAAATTATCGAAGGAAATTTATTTGATACGGATGCAAAATTTATTTGTCATCAAGTAAATTGTATGGGAAAGATGGGATCTGGCGTGGCTTTGCAGGTCAGACAGCGATTTTTACATGTATACGAAGAATATAAAAAGGTAGCATCATCGGATATGCTGGGGAAAGTACAAATTGTACCAGTCAAGCCAAAATATATTGGATACGACTGTGGATCGATTGCGATTCCAAGTAATGAACAGTGGATTTGTAATTTCTTTGCACAAGATAACTATGGATATGACGGAAAACAATATACTTCTCTGGAAGCATTAGAAAAGTGTTTTAGAACTATGTGTTGGAAAACACATGAAAGGAACAATAATTTTAGTGCAACAATTGCTATGCCATATAAGATCGGCTGTGATCGTGGTGGAGCAGATTGGGACGAAGTATATTCAATGATACAGAAGATTTTTAATGAACTTGATACTCATATTGAACTGTGGAAATTAAATCAGTAAAGGAGAGGAGAATAGATATGTATACTTTTGATGCAAAAGAAACAAAAAATAAGATTGTCGAGTGGATTAAAATGTTCTTTGAGCAGAATGGGAAAGATTGTATTGCCACAGTAGGTCTTTCAGGTGGTAAAGATTCAAGCATTGTTGCGGCTCTCTGTGTGGAAGCTCTTGGAAAGAATAGAGTTTTAGGTGTGCTCATGCCAGACGGAGAACAGACAGATATTGAAGATGCCTATGAAGTTGCTAAATATTTAGGTATTGAATACTGTACTGTAGATATTCATCCAGCAATTCTTGCGCTAAAGCACGAAATCAGACCACAAATTGGTGATCATTGGTCAAAACAGACATCAATTAATCTGCCTCCTCGAATCAGAATGACAACACTTTATGCAATTTCACAGAGTATGAATGGACGAGTTGCTAATACATGCAATCTTTCGGAAACACTCTTATCTTGGGAAACTCGCTGGGGCGATGCAGTAGGAGACTTTGCACCATTAAAGGATTTCACAGTACAGGAAGTAAAAGCTATTGGATATGAGACGATTCTACTGAAAAAGATGGTTGACAAAACGCCGTCAGACGGATTATGTGGATCTTCTGATGAAAGCGCTCTTGGATTTAAATATTCTGTATTCGATCGGTATGCAAGAACAGGTGAAATTGATGATGCTGCAGTAAAAGCTATTATCGATGCAAGGGTTGAAAAATACAGATTCAAGAGAAGACCAATTCCATATTTTGAAAGTGGTCTGAAATCATATTTAGACTGATTTGCATTCTAAAATAACTTTAATAATTTGATATCATGAGCGTTCTACAATCAATTCTAATTCACTAAGTATATAAATTGTAGAACGCTTTTTGAAAATGGATTCTAAGAGAATAATCTTACATAGAATGATATAACTATTTACATAAAGAGAGGACAAAAATTAATGCCGATTAAAGATGTATTAGATGATATTGACTGCATGATCAACACACTTTACCTTGCGAAACGGGAACTAGGCTATGCAGTAGTATATGAAAGTGAAAGAAACATTCTAAACGAAGATCAGTGGATCGGATTTATCAAAGATCATCAGCAGCCAAGCGGAACAATTATCAGAGAGGGATTAAAACAGGTTAGCCGTGTTTCTCGCAAACTGGCTGATGAAGTTGTGTACGGCAAAGAAGATTCTAATAAAATTTGTAGAGGAGATATGGATGAATAAGATCATCGAGGAAGATTTCGAATGTCTTGATGGACATATAACAAAAGCATTGACATTCGATAAAGACAATGTATATAAAATTTCGGACTTTATCGAACTACTACAGAAAGCGATGGAGAAATATGGTGATAAAGAAATTGCTACACATGATATGAATTTTGACGTTATTTCAGGGATTACATGGCCCTATATTTATTTTGATGAGACTGCAGGTGTCGATAATAATGGTATGATTTGTATTTTTGAATAGGAGAAAAGAAAATATGAAAACTCAAATTAGAATGGGTGTGTTTGAGACAAATTCATCGAGTATGCATTCGCTTTGCGTGATGAAAAATGAAGGTAAATATACTCTACAAGAGATTACTCATGATATGTGGTTATGGGATGATTCAAAAACAGGAGAGAAAAATTGTATTTGGATGCCATATGAGGGAGATTTATATTTTGGAAGATCTCCATTTAGGGCATTGGCAAGTTTTTCTGATAAATGGCTATATGCTTGTGCTTCGTTGGTTGAAGAATATAATGATGATACATATAAAGAATTATTACGAATTGTTAAGAAATATGTGCCGACATTAAAGAAAATTGAACTTCCAAAAAAATGTAAATATATTCCGAATAAAGATAACGAAGAATATAATGCAGACAATTATTACCAGGAAGGAATGACGGAAGAAGAGTTAAACAAGTTTCTTTCTGACAAAGAAGAACAATATGGAATTGAAATTAATTATTGGACTGATTCAGAAAATGAATCCTGGAGATTCAATATTCCAGATACTGGTTCTGTGGATGAAGATATCCTTAGTGGATTTTTAAAAAAAGAGAATATCACATTAGAAGAGTTTATTTCTAACAAAAAATATGTAGTAATTCAGGATGGAGATGAAACATGCTATTTTTCTGGAATGAAAGAAGCAGGTTTAATCAATATGAATGCAATTGATCATGAATATCCAGAAGGGGAATGGTGGGAAAGATGAAAACACAAATTAGAAAAGGAACATTTGAAACAAATAGTAGCTCGGTTCACTCGCTCGTGATGTGTAATAAAAGCGATTATGATAAATGGGAACAAGGAAAAGTATTTCTATTTAGAGGAAGTGGCTATGCTTATCCAGATGGCAACAAACCTCAAGAAAATCATTTTTATACAAAAGAAGAAGCAATCACCTTTGAAAAATCTAGCAAGTATCATCCAAATTTTACATACGACACAGAGGGAGATCTTTTGGATTTTCTTCATGAAAATGAATGGTATGATTATGACTATTTTTGGAATGAATGGTGCGAAGATTGGGAAACTTTTGAAGAATCATTCACAACAGAGAATGGTGATACTGTTATTGCGTTTGGCTATGATGGATATGACTGCTGATAAAATTTAGGAGGATTATAGGAATGGAATTATTAGGAGCTTATAAAAATGGCAATTATCGTACTCTTATATTGAGTGATGGGACAAAGATCAGAAAAACAAATGATGATGAGTTTATTCCGGATTTTGCAGAAAATATGGATATCAAAATAACAAATTGTTGCGATCGAAATTGTCTTATGTGTCATGAAGATAGTATTCCTGATGGGAAACATGGAGATATTATGAACGAAAAGTTTATTGATACTTTACATCCATATCAGGAGGTAGCAATCGGTGGCGGTGATATCACTACACATCCTGATTTAATTCCATTCCTACAAAAACTTAAAGAACGAAAAGTAATTGCGAATATTACTGTAAATCAGATTCATTTTGAACAAAAACAGGATCTGATAAAAAGATTAGTTAATGAAAAACTGATCTACGGTCTTGGTGTATCACTTGTCAATCCAACGGAAAAATTTATTTCTCTAATTAAGCAATATCCAAATGCAGTAATTCATGTCATTAATGGTATCTTAAAACCATCTGATATCGAAGCATTAGGGAATAATAATCTGAAGATGCTGATCCTTGGCTATAAGCAGCTTCGTAGAGGGACTGATTGGTATACAGAAGATCATGAAAATATTGTAGTAAGACAGATGTGGTTGAAAGAGAACATCTGTAACATTTACGACAAATTCAAAGTTGTGTCATTTGACAATCTAGCCATCGAACAGCTTAATATGCGACGTTTCTTTACGGACAAAGAATGGGAAGAATTTTACATGGGCGATGACGGAAAATTTACTTATTATATTGACATGGTAGAAAGAAAATTTGCAAAAAGTTCAACAGCGCCAATGGATAAAAGATATGATCTGATAGATTCTACAGATGAGATGTTTAGGCGAATTGTGACAGAGAATAAATAAATGAAATCGAAATTTCAGAGGAGTGAGGAATATACAAAAAGAATTTAAAAACTTATTTTGCGATTTTACAGATAGCGAATTAGAGAAATGTTATCGGAGTCGAATTAGAATTTTAAATAAAACCAATGAGGATTATGAGCCTTATAAAGATATGGTAAAAAAATGTCAAAAACTTATTGGATATGAATATAATCCCAAAATGGCAGATGCAATTTGCGAGAGACATATGTTTAACGAAATTGCTAAACGATTTTTTAAAATTGTAAACATGAGTGATGATTTATGTGAAGTGTACGGGATTAAAAAGAGATAGGATCGTTCTTGCAAAGGAGTAATTTTTATGGATAAATTAAAAGATGAATGTTTAAGATCATATTTAGCAGAAAAGAAGATTAATATAGATTACTTCATGAAAATGGCTGGTGTTATTGAATATAAAAAAGCAATTGATAAATTTATGGAAAAATTTGATAGCTTATATTCTGAAGAATTGTGTTTGCATTTAACTGAAAGAGAGAATAATTGGGGCAATAACTATTACAAAAAACATAAGTTCGATAAAAATTGCGAATGCAATAAATGTAAATACTTTTGCAGATGTATGAAAACGGTAGAAAATCCTGTAAGATCTTCAGACGGCAGCTGCAAACAAAAGTACATCTTTGATAGTAAGGAAAAGGGAAAATAAACTTTGAATGTATATTTAGTAAGTATTAAGCGAAAAAGTTGGTGTCAGGATTACGCTATGGTTGTTATAGCAGAAGACGAAAAGCATGCAGAAAGAAAAGCAAGGTGGAGTTCTGATGATTTTCGAAAAGCTACGGACGTTGTGGTGCAGAAAATAAATTTAGATCAAGAACAGGTCGTATTGATTGCAAATACAGGAGCATAAATATGAGTACAAGCATGGAAAATTTAGAAGAATACGAAATACAAACATTGTTTGAATCATTAAGCAGAGTATTACGAAATCAGAATAAAATCCTTATGGATCTTGAGCAGAATGGATATAAGCCTCACCTTAATGAAACAAACATATTAAGCAATAGATGCTTTGGTATCGCTCAAAAGTATCAAAATTTTATCGAAAAAATAAATGAAGATGAAAATAGTACAGAAGACGACGAAAATAAAGAGCCTATGACAAAACAAGAAATCATAGAGTATTTGGCATCAACTGGATTATACAAAAACACTGAAAGTGATATGTATTACGAAAAGAAAATGCTTGACGAAAATAAAACAGTTCCAATTAGAGATTTAGTAGAAAGATTTATTGATGTAGACAAGGAATTCACTGGAAAACCTTGGAATATCATGCAAATTCTAAAGAATATAGACATGGTTATTCCGTTGGAAGATCGAAAATAATCCGATGAAATGTTGTTTTCATCGACAGAGAATAATATAAAAAGAACAAAATTTTAGGAGGGAAGAAATATGATGAACAATTTTTTAAATGGAATGTTTGGTAAGGTAGGAAACGGAATGTGCAGATTATCTATGAATGGTGATATTGCTGTTAAGACAAGCACTGGATACAAAACCTATAACGTAAAGACAGGAAAACTTACAAATTGTAACAACTTTGTATTCGACATCGGAGAAGAGTTTTTCTTTGTTATTCCAACTAACAAAGTTGAAAAAGGGGATATCATTCTTGTTAATGGTAAACCAAAGTGTGTCATCGAAGTGGATAAAAATAAAATTACAGTCGTTAATTATGAAGATTCTGCGGTAGATATGATTCTTCCAGAACGTCATGTATTTATGGGTAATACATATTTTTATGGAAAAATTGTTTCCATGTTTGGAAACGATATGTTTAAGAGTAAAAAAGGAACAAATAACATTTTTAAATATATGATGCTTTCTCAGATGATGAATGGTAACGATGGGACAAATGGTTCTATGGCATTTGGTAATATGAGCGCAATGCTTCCTTTTATGATGATGGGTGGCGGAAACGGCATGTCTGAAATGTTTGATGGAATGTTTGATTTTGATATGAGTGACGAAGATGATACAGATGAAGCAGAGGAGGAAGAATAATTATGGGATGCGGAAGTTGGAAGTCAGATGATTTTGTAAGATATTCAGTAACGAAAGGTCTTGATGTATCAGACGATGGTAAAATCAGAGGTTTATATTCTAACCAGGATATGTTTAAGGCAGTAACGCTTGATCATGCTTTAGATCCTAAGAATGTAATTAGAGAGTGCTGTGATTCTGCAGAACACCCGAATACTTTACCTGTTATCTTGGCGTTAGACGTTACGGGTAGTATGGGCGACGCAGCAGTTGAAGTATCTAAAACGTTAAATGAAGTAATGACAAAGCTGTATGAGAAAATTGCAGATGTTGAGTTTATGATTATGGGTATTGGAGATTTAGCTTACGATAGATATCCGATCCAGGCGTCTCAATTTGAGTCTGACATTAGAATCGCAGAGCAGCTTGATAAATTGTATTTTGAATTTGGCGGTGGCGGAAATAGATTTGAATCCTATACTGCTGCATGGTATTTTGGTCTTCATCATACAAAACTCGATTGTTTAAATCGCAATAGGAAAGGCATCATTATCACCATGGGAGACGAAATGCTTAACCCATATCTTCCTTTAGAAGGCCTTAGATGTAGTATGAAAAGTATTACAGGGGATAGTTTACAGGCAGATGTAGAGACAAGAGATTTGTATAAAGAAACATCGGAGAAATTCAATCTCTATCATCTCAATGTTGAACATGGCGGATATAATTATCGGCAGGAGTCCATCGAAAATTCGTTCAAAGAATATATGGATGATAAACATTTTAGAAATGTAAATATGAATAATATCGCAGATGCTATTGTTGATATTATTGTTGGTGAAGTAGAAAATAATGAGACAAATATGAATGTAATGACTTCTACTTCTGGAGAAATCGTTTGGTAGAATAGGAGACAAAATGATGAAAGACATTAAGATTGTGATTGGTGGATCGTTTGGCGACGAAGGAAAAGGGTTGATAACAAATTATTTTTCTCAAAAGAAAAATAGTATTGTTATATGTTCTAATGGTGGAGCGCAACGAGGACATACGGTTACGTCACCAGATGGCATTCGACATGTCTTTCATCATTTTGGATCTGGCACATTTAATGGAGCAGCTACATATCTGTCAGAAGATTTTATTTTAAATCCTATTATTTTCAAACAGGAATATGATGAGTTGACCAATCTAGGATATCGACCAGAAGTTTATATCAACAAAAACTGTATGATTACGACACCTTGGGATATGATGGCGAATCAGATCATTGAAGAAAGCCGTGGAAAGGACAAGCATGGTAGCTGTGGGCTTGGAATTTTTGAAACGATAAAAAGATATAAAGCTGGTGTAATAAATGTTAATTTTTCTATCAGAGACTATTATATAAAGCAGTTTGAAAAAGAGAAGATGTCATTGTCTTATAAGTGGGAAAAGTTATTTCTTGACGATGGAATTTTTTATCATTTTTGGAACGACTGGGATTTTATGAACATTCATAGTGTTGAAATGGAAACAAATGATTTTTTAAATGTTTTCGATAATATTATCTTTGAAGCAGCACAAGGGCTTCTTTTGGATCAGAATAATACAGATTATTTTCCACATCTTACACCATCAAATACTGGTATCAAAAACCCAAAGAAAATTATTGAAAATACTAACTGGGCTGATGATATCAATATTGAAACCTGTTATGTATCTCGTACATATTTAACAAGACATGGAGCAGGAAAATTTCCTAGCGAATGCGACAAATATTTAATCAATCCGTACATGTTTGATAAAACAAATATTCCAAATCCGCATCAGGATACATTAAGATATGGAATGTTAGACTTAAAAGAATTATACGATAGATGTGAAAAAGATGTTGGAACATTCGGAGATAAGAAATCAATTGCTATCACACACGGTAATGAATATTCGGTTGATATGAAATTGTTAGAAGAATTATTTGACGAATGGAATATTTATTATTCTGACGGTGAAACAAGAAATGATATTTATGAATTATAATTGGAGGAAATATATGAGAGTAGCATTAACAGGACATAGAGCTGAAAGACTTGGACTCCCAGAAAACGAAGCGGATGATGCTTGGGAAAAGATTGAAGAATGGATTGTAAAACAGCTCTTTAAAATGAATGAAGTTTGTTATTTGGAGAGAGAGAATTTAGATGCCTATTGTGGTATGGCTTCAGGAAGTGATTTTGCATTTGGAACAGTAGCTATGTTAGTGAAGGTGTACGAAATCATTCCGTTGCGATTGCATTGTGTTCTACCATGTAAAGATTATAATTCGTCACATGCATTATATGATGACATGAAAAAATATGCAGACGAATGGATTGAATTATCCGATGAATTTTACAAAGGCTGCGACAATGCAAGAGATCAATATATGGTTGATCACTGTGATGTGTTGTTGGCAATTTGGGATGGTAAAAAATCTGGTGGCGTATGGTCTACGATTCGCAAAGCTCAAAAGGCTGGTAAACAGATTGTATATTGTCCTAAAGAAGTATTAGAGGGTTAATTATATGTTAAAAACGGTCGAAAACAAAGAAGAGTTAGAAAATTTGATAATTAAAGATATAGATAAAATTGTATTATATACAACTATAAAAGACGTTAAAACAGGTGAAGAAAGTGAAATACAAATCGATATTACAAATTGTCATGATGCAGCAATCACTATAGATAAATGGGAAGAATTGAATATCAAAAAAATGAGGAATGAAATGAAAAAGAAAATATCTATTGAATGTTTAAATTATAATATGGAATTTAAAAAAGATGATAATAAGAATAATTTTCTTACATATATGTGGGAAAATAAGTAAATGGGTATAAAGATGTCAGTAGGATTTAATTGGTTCAAATCGTACAAAATACATATCCATAAAGGAACTACAATGTTTGATTACGATGATTCAGATATCGAATATATTGGTGGAGGTAGCACATCATATTCTGGATATAATATTGGATTGGCGCAAGATTTGATCGAAAAATATAGTGGAAAGAGAATACCTACTATACAAGGAGAATGGTTTGATTCAGAAGATCAAGATTTACATCTGATTGATCCAAAAGAAATGACTGAGATTTGCCAGAGAATTTTAGATGGAAGCGAGGTAGATAAGGTTAATATGAGATCTCGCATTGGATGGTTTAAAAAGCTATCTGATCAAGGATATTATTTATCTTATGACTATGCGTATTAAATTGAGGAACTCGTTTAGAGGAGATGGGTGAATTATGATGAACAATATGATGGAGTATAAGGGTTATCACACAAAGATTGAATTTGATGCGGAATCAATGACTCTAAGAGGAAAAATAGAAGGGATCAATGATTATGTTGACTTTGAAGCTGGAGATATTTCTAGCATTGAAGTTGAGTTTCATTCTGCAGTAGATGATTATCTGGAGTTTTGTAAAGAAGTTGGAAAAGATCCAGAGAAAGAATATAAATAATTATATCTATAATCATACAGAATATGATAATGAAACGATTGCAGAAATGCGAGAATATGCAGAAAAGAAAAACACAAGACTGAAGAATAAATATGAAGACGAGATATCTAAAGGTTATCATCCTGAAGAGCCGATGTATATTGACATGACTGTGTTTGGAGCAGTCGGATGAAGAGGAGGAAATGATTATGCCCCTAGTAGGAGAAGGAAAAGATGTCCATGTGGAATATCACATGCCAGAAAACATCAAAAAGCTTGTTACAGATGAATTTTTAAAAGAATTTCGTGATCAACTTTTTAGAATTCATGGATATTATAAACTTGATGCATTTGCAGAATATAGTGTTCCAGTGAATACAGGAACAGGTGGTTATTCAGCAGCATTCTTTAAGGCTTGTATACTAACAGAATCTGAGGAACTTTATAATTATAGTAGAACATTACCATGGTATGATGCAGATTTATTTGACGGTGAAATCACAGATATGCTTATTGAAAAGCATTTTATTTTAGGGTATTTTGCTGACATCATCGAACAACAACTTGGTATTAAATATGAAGATATTGTTACGTGCTGTGATTGCAATAGATTATGCACAAAAGATATGGTAGTAGAGTTGTATGATGCAGGAGATCTTGAAGAACATGAACGTTACAGATGTTTGTATTGTAATGATTTGAAAAGCAGTAAAGATCAAAGTTTAAAATCGACGGATTACTATAGAGAATGTTTAAAGAAGCAGGATGAATATAATAAGGCGCATCCTGTTACTGAAAATGTAGAATGAAATATGTCTTTCAGAGGAGAGAATAAATATTCGAGGAGGTGATGATTGTATGGACTTCGTAAGTATAAAAAACAAATAGAGAGGGATGAGGAAATTGCTAAAGAGCTTCAAGACGGAAATCCATCCGACAGAAGAGCAGAAAGTCAGGATTCATAAAACAATAGGA